ATCCTAAGACCAACAAGTTGTTCTTCACATTTGGTGCAAAGACTGGAGCAGTTGCAGTGAAGGGTATTCCTGCACATCCAATGGTGTCAAATGTTGAAGCACCTGATGGTAGCTCATTCTGGTTATTGCATGAAGAAGGCACAGGTGGTGCACCAGTGTTGGCAACATTCTAATGGAGGAGGGCATTTGCCCTCTTTCTTTCTATTCTTCTGAGCATTAATAGATGTTCTTTCTATCATTAATAGTGTTTGGTATCTCCAGAAGTGATATAGTTTATAGGCTTTTCCAGCTTATTATTACTTATCTCTTCTGGAGTGTTAATATCATTAACATCATTTATTGTTGAGTATTAATAGTACTTTGATGAATGATGTATGCTTTAAGTAGTTAATCTTATTACATTAGAGCTTGTATTTGAGTGTATAAAGAATAGTGTCTCAAATGTCTTTTCTACATTCTTCTTTTAACCAAAGAGGAGTAATAGAATAACTGGATTTACTGTTCTAATCTTTATGAACAGAGTGTATTATTGTTTAATTGGGCACATTTTATGCTCTAAATATACACATAGTGAGCATACCAATGGGCTAATTTAGGCAATCAAGTGTGAATAATAGTAGCATTTGACAGAACACATACCATTAAAATGTGTTAAGAAATAACTAATATAATAATTTACATAGCTTTTTACAGAGATGACAGAAGGAGATAAAGTATTCCACTTAATTTATGGATATGGGACAGTTTTAAAGATATGTTATAGTACTGTTAAAGTAAAAATGAAGAACAGTGTTGAATACTTTGACATATCTGACTTAGTAAAAGTTTAAATAAGATATTTGATGGGATTATATTGTAAGTGTTGACCACTTAGGGGACTAAACAAACATCCACCTGAAAGATGAAATAATATGTAGAGAATGGTATCCTGTAAATCCTGCTTGAGACAAAAGTCAGTAGTGTTAATACTTAGACATAATTATCAACAGAAGAGGTAATCCAGCACTCCAGAGGGACTCATATCTATTAACCGAGTAAAGGAAAACTAAAAAGACAGTCAGCCTATTTAAGGAAGAGTACATGGGTTGATATAATAACATCAATAATCAAAGGCACATTAGCTCAGTGGTTAGAGCATCACATTAATGATTAATTAAAGGTAGTTATTGTGAGGGTCACTGGTTCAAATCCAGTATGTGCTTCAATTATTAACAAATTAACTTATAAACACATGGCTAAGAAATTTAAAAGAGAGAATTGTGACTCTACATTGAGAGCTACAGTTACAGATAGTTTGGGTAGAACAGTTTCACTGTTTGGGACACATGCTTTTGAATGGTCAATAGTAATTGCATCAGACAATAGCATCACAATGCAGACCTTCAAGAAAGGTGATATTGCAAGAAAAGAGTTCAATAAATATAAAAGAAAAAGATAATGGAAGACATGATAAATACTGAGAATGTAGTAACCATAATAATGTTTATTGCATTCTTTTCATGGGTATTCATGATAGACCAGAAAGGAGCAGGAGAATGAAGACAATCAAAATGATATTCAAGGGTATGTTATTATACATTACTATCCTTGTAACCATGATATTCATGATGGGTGTAGATAGTATTTATGACCAAGGATATTTCTTTTATGGTATAATGCTTGTGGCTGCACTTATATTTGTGTGTTATAAAACTATTAACAAAGAAGAACTTGAGGTGCTTACATTATGTAAGTATCTCAATGATATTGATGAAGAACTTAAATAATCAATAAACTATGGTACGGACAATTTATGTGGTCTATACAGACCAAAAACTGGGTTATTCAGAGACAAGAAAGATGAAACAATACATGTTCTTGTGTCCTTTTGATAATATCCAAGCAGGAGATATGATTAAGGACAAAAGATATTCTACTGCTATGCAGGTAGTAGGATGGGACAAGAACTCTTGTGAGGTTCAAAATGGTATCAAACTTAAGGTCATAGAACCTTTCTTATTGAATGGAAAGGTAATGAACCAATGTACTGGAAGTGATTTTGACATTGATAAACAAAGAAATAACATGGAAGAGAAAAGAAATGTTGCCATATCTCTTGAAGAAGCAAGGGAATGGTACAAGAGTGGTAACAATGCTCTTAAAGCAATTGCATTGAAGGCTTACTCTGAGAGTGAACTGGCTGGTTACAATTACATGAAAAGTAAAGTGAGCCTGTTGAGTACTTGGTGTAATGTGCCCAATGCAGAGGAACACAAGTGGAATACTCTTCATAAGATGGCTATCATTGCTAAATACTACAATGGTAGTTGGGAAATGAAAGCTGGCAAGACTGGTTATTTCATTGGCAAATCTTCTATGGGTGGTTCAGCAGTAGCACAACAGGTAAATCTGACTGATGGCATTGCAATCTATGAACACAGAACTGTACAATATGCAGGTATTGTGTACTTCAAGAATGCACAGGATGCCAAGGAAGCAGCCAAACTGTTGTTTGATGAATTGAATTTGTTGTTTTAGGTATGTGTTTATATAAGGTTAATTAGATTGGAGTAGCTATGTTGTGAAACATGGCTACATTCTGCCCTCATAGTTCAGTGGATAGAACAATTTCCTCCTAAGAAATAGACCCCAGTTCGACTCTGGGTGAGGACACAAAAGAGATAATAATATGGAAGAATTAAAATCAATAGGTAATAATTATTCAGTAAGCATTGATGGTAGGGTATATAGTCATAAAAGAAATAAATACTTACAACAAAGAGTAGGTCCAAGAGGCTACATGATGGTTAATTTAAGTATAGGTGGTAAGTGTAAAACTTTTACTGTACACAGATTAGTAGCTACAGCTTGGATACCTAATCCAAACAATAAAGAACAAATAAATCATATAGATGGAGACAAGACTAATAATAGTGTTAATAACTTAGAATGGTGTACATCATCACAAAATGTTATTCATGCTTTTGATACAGGTCTTAAAATTCCATCTAAGGGATTAGTAACAAAGAATGGAAGATTTAATGATGAAGATATTGCAGAGATTAGAAGATTATATAATGAAGAACATTTGTCTCAGTACAAGATAGCTTCTATTTATAATGTTACGAGGTCTGCTATTCAACAAATATTAAATAACTCCACCTATAAAGGGGTATAAGAGGTTCAAGCCCTCTTGGGGGTACAAATTATGGGCTAATAAATACAAGAGGTGCACATTTTGTAACAGTTGATGATGCTACTTAGGAATAACAACTCCACAGGTAGGTAATTGAAAAGGTTCTGAAAGTCTTTGCAAGGATAGACAGAACTAATAGATTACTGGTTTGGGAAATTTAAACCTTTAGTGTCTGGAGAGCTAATTGATTCAACTGCAATGGTTCAATCCCTTGTTAGTCCACTGCATAGCTTTCTTTCTCAAAGGTCTTTAGGATGGGTAAATAATAAGAACCTGAGTGCTAATAGGTAAGCCATAAAGGGTGTTATGGGCTGTCAGACATTTCTACCTTGTAAATCACAAGAAATGCTCAAGAGATAATTCTTTAATAACTAAATAAATCACATGAATAATTCTAACTTCTTCTGGAGACTCATTAAGGTAGTCCTTCTTGGCTCCATTGTGACAATCATTAGTCCCCTATTAGTAGTAGTGGCTATGGTTATGTACCTGTTCAATATTAACTTCCCTGATACACCAGCTCAAAAGAGAGCTAAAGTATTAGCTAAGGAAGATAGTAGTGACTTAGCTGACTTATGTCACAGGATGACAGTTTTATACACAGAGATACCTTACTCTGATGTATTAATGGTAGAAAGAATTTCAAGAACTTTAAAAGAAAAACACTATGGCACAACTGGTATTTGAATGTATGTTGGTAGGACTTGTAGGAGGATTATTAGGAATCTTCTACAGAAATTGTTTAAAGGTGGAAGATATGATATTCCACTGGTGGTATGTAATACTCAAGAAATGGGTAAAGAAGTCAGAGATGTATTGTGATATAGATGGGTGTCATACACCTAATATATGGCATAGATTCTTAGGTTTCATTGCTTATCCTCTTGGTTTCTGTATCTATTGTAGTACTACATGGATAACATTCTTCTTATGTGCATTATGGTTATTTAATTGGGAATCATTACCTGATTGGAATCTAATAGTAATAGGAGTACTGGCTGCAACAGGTGTACAACATTTAGTAGTATGCTGTGCTTGTAGGTTCTTAATTTATAAACACCCAGACTTAGATGGAGACTACATTTGAGTATGGCAATGATTATTTGCCTGAGATTTGGTATTAAATAATAAAGGAATGTTAAAGGTGGAAATATATTTGCATATATGAAACCTTTGACATATCTTTGCAGTGTAAATTAAATAAAGAAACAATTCTATGGGAAAGTTAAATCCATTAGTGAAGCCAACTTCAAAGTTGGATACAGAAAGATTGGCTGGTGGTTCAGGTGCATTGGCAGCTAAACAGAGTAATGTAGCATTATTGAGAAGAGCAGTATTAGCTAATCTTCTTTGGGAAGATGTTGCATATATGGATGGTCTTAAGGTGGCAGAGGAAATCAAGAGGTTAATACCTTTGTGTCCTGCCATTGATGTGTACAATATTGCTCTTGAAGCAAGATTAATGCAGAAGCTGAGACATACACCTCTGTTTATAGCAGTAGAAATGTGTAAATATCCTGAACATAAGCTATTTGTGGCTGATTTGTTGCCTAAGATTATTACAAGGGCTGATATGCTTACAGATTTCTTGGCATTATATTGGAAGGATGGTAAAAAGCCCATCTGCAACCAAGCTAAGAAAGGATTAAGTGCTGCCTTTCATAATTTCAATGAGTATAAGTTGGCTAAATATGACAGGAATGCAGCCATTAAACTGAGAGATGTTATGTTCTTATGTAGACCTAAGCCAAACAATGATTATGAAACCAAGTTATTCAAGAAAGTAGCTGACAGAACTCTTACACCACCTGAAACATGGGAAGTGTTATTGTCTGCTGGTGAAGATAGGAAAGAAACTTGGACTAAACTAATCTTTGAGAATAAGATTGGTGGTCTGGCTATGTTGAGAAACATAAATAACATGAAGAAAGCAGATGTGGATAGAAGAGTTATTGTTGAGGGATTGACAAAACTTAAATCATCAATGTTATTGCCTCTTGACTTCTTGAAAGCTGAAAGAATGAATCCTGAGTTTAGTAGGAATATTGAGGATGCTATGTTAGAATCATACAAGAATCTACCTAAACTTCCGGGTAAAACCTTGTTTATAGTAGATGTCAGTGGTTCTATGGATAGTCTTACTTCTGGTCAATCACAGTTCAACAGAATGGACCAAGCATGTGCAATGGCTATGTTAGCTATTAATCAGTGTGAGGACTATGAACTTGTGACTACAGCAGGTAGTGATGCTCTAAGCAAGCAAGCATCTGAACATATCAAATATCCTCAAAAAGGATTTGGTGTATTCAAGCAAATCACGGACACAAGAAATAATATTGGTGGTGGAGGTATATTCACTAAACAATGTTTAGACTGGTGTAAAGCTAAGTTTAAAGGTGTTCATTTTGATAGAATCATCATTTTCTCAGATTCACAGGATATGGATTACCACTATCATAAGTCTATCCTTCCTGAGCCTTTTGGTACTTACAATTACATTTGTGATGTGTCAGCCAATACAAAGGGAGTGAATTATAGAGGTAGATGGACTGCTGAGATTAGTGGTTGGTCAGAACATTTCCTAACTTATATTGCAGCTTTAGAAGGCTTGCAGAATAAGTTTGAAGAACAATAAATAAAGAGTGAGGGAAGCAGGTCCAAGTGAGAATGTAGCAAGGAGAAAATAGTATAACCGGTGCAATAATACACTCACTCTTTTATAAAAATATAATGTTGTATAGTGTATAATAGACTTACTTCAAAACTAATATAGATATAGTTTACCAAAAATAGTCTGTTAGTTGTTCTTACAACATTAACTTATAATGCCATTAGTGTATTACAGATTTACATCAATAATCTTCTAAATTATCTACGATAATCTGTTAAATGTTCTATGGCATATTTCGGAGGGATAGCTCAGTTGGTAGAGCAGTATAAATGAAAATTACACTTTGTTCAATGTTCCACAGTAATGTGTTGGTGTAGAATAGAGTTACTTCAAAAGCATGTTGAAAGCTACGGGTCATTGGTTCAAGTCCAATTCCCTCCACGATGGAAATTATAATGATACAAGATGCCCATGTAAGGTTTGAGTAAGCTCATTCTGGAGATGCAATAAAGGTTTTGTTCATTTGCTGGTAGGCAAGCTACCATTTAAAATGGGGATGTGGTGAAATAAAGCAAGTTTTATCCTCTTATGAGTGTTCTCCCGAAGGGGTAGTGTATTATAAGAGTTACTTCAAGGTTTACACAATTATTTAGGGAATAATCTTATGTTGGTTCGAGTCCAACCATCCCCACACAAAGATTAGTGATATACAACACTTACTTCAATATTATATATAAAAATTAAAAGTAAATTAGAGTAAGAAAGGAGTAGATTTTTTAAATCAACTTATGCCCTTAGGGGCAACAATTTCAAAGGTGTTGTAGAATATTCTATCTTTTAAAGGCTATCAGTTTAAGTACTGGTAGCCTTTTCTTTTTATGCACATTCTTGTGATAATTAAGATATGTTTTACTAAAAAAAAAAAAACAATGAAAAATGAAAAGAGTGGAGCTGAGAGCTTCGCAGAAAACATGAGAGAAAAATTAGGTCTTGACAAACCACTTCCTAAAGAAGTAATGGATGATTTGAGGGAAGGGGTAATTGACCTTGGTAAAAAGACAGGTGATACTGATGCAGAAGATGTGTTGGATAACTGCCTAATTGAGTTAAGCAAACTAAAAGATGACCAAAGTAAGGCTATTGTAATTACTTACCTACTTGGTACTCTGCCTATGGACTTGCAGAAATTCATTGCAGAAAAGCAAAAGGAAATGGTACTTGCTCTTGCAACTAAGAATTTGGCAGGTGAAGGTCCAGAAGCCATGTTGGGTATGCTTCTTATGGGAGCTATGCTTAGGGATAAAGATTAATTTGAATATAAAGAATGAATGATGTTAAAGTAAGCCTATCCATAATTCTTCAAGGAGGAGTTATGTATAGCCAAGAGCAGGCTAAAGCTCTTGAGAAAGAAAAAGTAGGCACAGGTTATGACACTTTCAATATGAGAGTAGAAGGTCTTAAGGATGGTAAGAAAGATGCTGAAACCATTACTGTGAAGACCAGAAAGTATAAACCTGCTGGTCAATCACTCAATCTTAGTATGGATGCTTATGACTACATGACAGGAAAAGAAGCTCCTTACTTTGTGAAAGCAAAAGATTGGGAAAGACTTACTAAGAAACAGAGGCTTGAAGCACATCTCAAAAGGATTGTGGAAGAGCTTGGTGGGGTAAGTTTCACCTATGTTGTATTGGATAATTAAATCATTTATAGTGTAGGTAGTATGTTATTTGTATCAATTATAGTAGGATTGTTTGGTATTATCTTACTAATAAGAACTTTTGTTAGGTATCACCCTTATTTTGATTTAATCACAAGCTATGACAAGTATATACTATTGCTATGGTATGATAAGGATGGTGGAAGAACTTACATAAAACTATTGGAAATATGAGTAAAGGAAGGGTTTTAACTAAGAAGAAGTGGGGGCATTGTGCCAGATATTGGAGAAGGTATAAGTATAGAACCAAGTTTCCAAGGAAGAAACTTAATTCCTTTGAAGGAACTCATGCACCTATAGGCTATCCTCTCAAGTACTTATCATGGATAATGAGGTAGGAATAACTAAAAAAAAAAAGAAAATCATGATTTATGCAAGAGTATTACTTGCTGCATTTGTTGTTCTTGCTGTTATATACTATGTAATGGTGATAGGACAATTATTTGGCAAGTGGAAAATAACAAACAGAGAAATCAAATTCTCATTTCTGTGTATTCCATTCTACTACTGGATGGTGTCTCAGGAAGAGAAGAAACAAGTAAAAAAGAAAAACTAACATTAAAAAAAGAGAAAAGATGGCAAATCAAAAACCAATTAACAAAGGGAAAATCCTTGGTATTATTATTGCTGTTGTTGCAGTTCTTGTGATTGCAATGGCAGGGGCTTTATGGGAAGATGCAGACAAGTCAAAGAACTATGTATGTCAGATGCCTGTAACAGGTAATTATGTAGTCTGGACTGATGGTGGATTGCAATGGCAGGGGCTTGGTACTGTGAGAAGTTATTCAAAGACTTCACAGATAGAGTTCACTGGTCTTGAGAAGAATGAAGATGGTTATGTAGCAGCAGGAAGTAATCCAGCAGCAGCACTTACATTCAATGACAAAGGTAGAGGTTTCATTGTTGGTTCATTCAGGGTAGTGATGCCTAATGATGCCAAGAATATGGAGAAGATACAAACAGACTTTGGTTCTGAGGAAGCATTAATAGCTAACTTGGTTAAACCTACACTGTATAAAGTTGTAACTTCTTGTGGTCCTCTTATGTCCTCATTGGAATCAGTATCAGAAACAAGGACTGACCTTATTGCCTATATTACAGACCAGTTGAATAATGGTGTGTATAAGACCAGAGTATTAAAGACTAAGGTTATTAATGACATCACAGGTGAAGAGGAAGTAAGAGCACAGTCTGAGATTATAGCTGATGGTAATTCTCCGGGTGGTTATAAAAGACAGGAGAACTCACCTTTCTCACAATATGGTGTAACTTGTGGTCTGGTTAGTATCATAGATATTAAATATGATGCTGCAACTCAGTCACAAATTGATGCACAGAAGCAAGCTAACTTAGCAATTATCACTTCTAAGACTAAATCACTTGAGGCAGTTCAAAGGACTATTCAGATTACAGAAGATGGTAAGGCAACTGCTGAGAAAGCTAAGTGGGAACAGGAGAAAGAGAAAGCTGTAGCTGTAACTAAAGCACAACAGGAGTTTGAAGTAGCAGAACTTGAAGCTAAGAAAGCTAAACAAGTTGCTCTTAAAGTTCAGGCAGAAGGTGAAGCTAAGGCAGCAGCTAACAGAGCATTGGTTGCAGCAGGTTTAACTCCCGCAGAAAAGGCTGAATGGGATTATAAGACTGCTGTAGGTGTTGCAGAAGCACTTGCTAATTCTAAGGTACAATGGGTTCCATCTGTAATGTTTGGAGGAAATGGTTCTGGAAATAATGCTATGGATGCTGTGGGTCTTAAGATGTTGATGGACATAACTAAGTCTTTTGATAAGAAGTAATTATGATTTGGTCTTTAATTGGAATAATCCTCACTATTATTATGGTGGGGATTATGAAAGATACTCATGTCATAATGTATAATGGCATGAAGGGTTCAGAAGAGCATGATATAGAAATCCCTCTGTGGATGCTTTGTGTTCTTTTGCTTGTTGAGCTAATTCCCCTTATCAACATTATGGCATTTATAGGCTTTGTTGTATGGTATGTTATACTATATAATACTACTCCTGAACAATGGCTTGTTAAATATACCTTTAGACTTCAAGGGAAGACCTATGTAGGTAGGGCTGTTTTAGCAATTATAAACTTCTTGAATATTAAAGTATAACAAATATTTATGAAACAAAGGGTATATAATATCCTTATGCTCTTACTAATTGGTGGTCTGTATGGTTTATACTATATAGACTATCAAGAGGAGCACAAGGAACCTGTAAAGGTGGATGTGTTGAGATTGGAACAACCAGAGTTCTTACTATCAGAAGCTCCTGATGATTATCTTATGGAGGCTTTAGAGTATTATAATGTTAAACATAAGAACATTGTATATGCTCAGGCTATCCTTGAGACAGGTCATTTCAGGTCTAAGGTCTGCAAAGAGTACAATAATTTGTTTGGACTCTATAATAGTTATAAGAAAGACTATTATAAGTTTGACCATTGGAGTGAGAGTGTGGTTGCCTATCTCAATTACATACAATATAGATACAAACCCCCGGATGATTACTATCAATTTTTGATTAAAATAGGTTATGCGGAAGACCCGCAATATGTAGAAAAACTAAAGAATATAGTAAAGAGATATGAATAGAGAACAGGCTCAGGAAGAGATAATGAATATAAAGAGTAATTCTATACTCTGTGAGTTACCTACTTCCTTTGGTAAATCTAAGATAGGTATTGATTTGGCTTTAAGGGATAATCCCAGTAGCATACTTATAGTAATACCAAGATTAGTCTTGATAAATAACTGGAAAGAGGAGTTTATCAAATGGGGACTTGAACCTTGGCTTGAAAGAGTACAATTCAGTACTTATGTGGGATTGAATAAACATGTAGAGGAAGAATGGGATTGTGTAATCTTTGATGAAGTGCAACACATGTCAGAAAGATGTAGAGAATTTGTATCTACAATGAAAATACATCATTCTATCATGCTTTCAGCTACAGTAACCAGAGATATGAAGTGGGAACTAAGTCAGTTGTTTCCTGATTTTCAATGTTATACAGTGAAGATGAAGGAGGCTATAGACAATGAAATCCTTCCTGACCCAAGAGTGTTCCTTATTCCTCTTGAACTTGATAATACACATGCTGTACATACTATAATTGAACATCCTAAAGCTAAGATTATCAAAGAGTGTCTATATAAAGATAGATGGTCTTACTTAAGGGATAAATCTATTCAGGTGCATATTAAGTGTACTGAATTACAGTATGTGATAGAGTTAGGAAGCAAGATAGAGTTCTGGAAGAGGCAATACATGAGAACAAGAAATGAAGGAGTAAAGACAAAATGGTTATTCCTTGCAGGTCAAAGGCTCAAATTCCTTTCACAATTAAAGAACCCTATTATCTTATCTCTTCTGGAGAAGCTGAAATTAGAGAGGGTACTTACATTCTGTAGCTCTATTGAGCAAACAGAAATATTAGGGGAAAACTGTATTAACAGTAAGAACAAAGAATCCTCTATGGTACTTGATATGTTTAATCATAAGGAGTTGGACCACATTACAGCATGTAATATGTTGAATGAAGGTATGAACCTTGTAGATTGCAGAGTTGGTTTATATGCTAATCTAAACAGCAGTGATATTATCATCAAACAAAGATTGGGTAGAATACTCAGGCACAAAGACCCCATCATTATTATCCCTTACTTTAGTGGTACAAGGGAAGAGGAGTTAGTTGAAAAGATGCTTGAGGATTATAATCCAGAGCTGGTTGTGAAAACAAATTTAAATGAAATAAAAGTATGAGAAACAGAGTTAAAATTACTAAAGCAAACTACATTGTAAATCCTGAAAAGAAGGTAGTGGTTTGTGTTCTGGAATGTGATATGCAGTTGTCTAAGCACCCTGCATGGAATGATATTTATCCTAATATGTGGGCTAATCTTCCACTTGTAGGAATGAATGGTACATTCAAAGTAAGGGCTATTGCAAGATGCAATGAAGAAGATGCCTTCAATGAAGAAGCAGGTAAGAGGATTGCAGAATCCAGAGCAAAAGGTAAAGCATTTGCTACTGCTGCAAAAGTTTACAAAGAAATTGAGAAATATTTCTTGAACTGTGCTGCACTTGTGAATGAATCTGTGGAGGCTTGTGAACAGACTGTGAAAGTTGAAGAAGCTCATGTTGAATTGCTGATTGGATAGTAGTATGACAATCTCATTGAATGACAAGGTTATTAAGAAGAGTGGGGTTTCTCTTGGAGAGGTCTTACTTATGATAGCTATTCAAAACAATGTAGATTTCAATGCTGCTGAAAGTGAGTTGAAGAAAAAAGGACTTATTAGTACAAGTTATGATAGGGAAACACATCTTCCTGTAGGGTTATTTGTAACTTCTATGGGAAATAATGTGGTCAATAATATCATTCTTGACTCTGATAAGTCTGTGGGGACTGATGACTTCAATCAAAGAATTGAAGCATTAGTACCTCAACTTCAATCCATTTATCCAGAAGGAAAGAACTTTAACAATCAGTATTGGAGAGGAAATAAAACTGACATTAAAAGGAAGTTACAGACTTTCTTTAAGAAGTATGGGAATGATTACACTGATGAGCAAATCATCAATGCAACTCAAGCCTATGTTTCTGGCTTCAATGGGGAGTATAAGTTCATGAGATTGCTTCAATATTTCATTTGGAAAGAAGAGGTAAAGGATGGTACTAAAGTACCTATCTCAGAACTGGCTAACTACATTGAAAATGCTGGTCAGGAAAGTGACCTCACTGATAATTGGACAACTACATTGGTTTAAGCTATGGAAGAGAAGGATTCATTTGATAGGGCACTGGAGAAGTTAATACTCCGAAGGCAGAGGATATTGGATGGCAAGATAAATTGTATTCCATTGTCTTTCCCAAGATTAAGAGTGTGGCTCCCCGGAATAGAGAAAAGAAGGTATAACATTATTACTGCAAATCAAAAGGTTGGTAAATCAAAACTTGCTGACTATATGCTTGTTTATGAACCCTTCTTCTATGCAATTGAGCACCCTGACCAACTAAGGTTGAAGATACTCTATTTTACCCTTGAAATGGGTAAGGAAGAAAAGTTCTATGAGTTCTTATGTCACCTGTTATTCAGGCTTGATAGAATAAGAATAAGTCCAACTGATTTAAAGAGTACTTCTGCTGATAGACCAGTTCCTCAGGAGATATTAGACTTACTTGCATCTGAAAGGTATGTAACGTACATTCAGAAGTTCAAGGAGACTGTAATCTATATTGACTCTGAGAGAAATCCTACAGGAATCAACAAGTATTGTAGGAATTTTGCTTTGAGTAGAGGAAAGTTCCACTTCAAGAAGGTTATCATGAAGAATGAAGCTGGACTTGAGGAGGAAAGGGATGTCATAGACTATTATGAACCAGATGATAAGGATGAATATGTAGAAGTAATCTTGGATAACTATTCAAATCTGATGTCAGAAAGTGGTATGAATAAAATGCAGACTATTGAGAAGATGAGTAAGTATTTCATCACTCAAAGAGACCAGTTTGATTTTAATATCACTGCAATCCAGCATCAAGCTCAGGCTCAGGAAGGAATTGAGAATCAGAAGTTGAATAAGATGATGCCTTCATCAGATGGTCTTGCAGATTGTAAGACTACCACCAGAGATGCAAATCTGGTGCTTGGTTTATATAGTCCATTTAAGTATGGTCTAAGGGAATATGAAGGTTATGATGTTACCAAATTTAAAAACAATATAAGGTTTATGCAAGTTATTGAGGATAGAGATAATGGAGCAGGAGGTCAAATATGTCCATTGTTCTTTGATGGAGCAGTGAGTACATTTACTGAGCTTCCACTACCCAATAATAAGCCTGAACTGGAAAGATGTCTTGAGTACATTGAGACAGTTGTTAGAAGAAGGACTAATTATACTTTCATGAATGTCTCTATAAGAAAAGCCAGAGTAAGAAAGTGGAAGATGAATTTGCATAGGTTGATTAAATTGATTACCTTTGCAGACTAAATTTTAAGCAAGAAAAAAAAAATGAAAGCATTAATTTTAGCTAAGTCAGGTTTTGGTAAGTCAACCTCTATTGGAGAAATACCAGAGCTTGGATTGAAAGGGTTGGACCCTAAAGTAACTTATTTGATAAGTTGTGTGAATAAACCTTTGCCTTTCAGGGGTGGTGGAAGTAAGTACCAAGTTACTACTTTTAAGGAAATTGCTAAGGGTAACAGGATTATAACCAATGATGCAAAGGAAGTTGCACAAATCATTGAGACACTATCCAGCCCACAATCTCCTTTCACCAATATAGTACTGGATGATATGAATTATATCAGTCAGGATTTCTATATGAAGAATGCAATGAAAGGTGGTTGGGACACTCCTAAACAGATTGGTTATGGAATGGGGTTAATCTTTGATGCAATCAATCTTGTACCAGAAAACAAGAACATGATTTGTCTTGCTCATTATGAAGAGTATAAAGACAAGAATGGTGATAGTATCTCTTATAAATATAAGAGTACTGGTAACATGGTTGATTCCTATATTACTCCTGAGGGTAAGTTTGAAGTGGTTCTTTATGGTAAGTCTTCTTTTGATTCTAAAGAGAAGAAATCCATCAGAGAATTTGTTACCAATGATGATGGAGTATATCCTGCAAAGAGTCCTGTTGGTATGTTTCCTCTATATATTCCCAATGATTTGGGTCTTGTAGTTGAGAAAGCACAGGAATACTATGGGTAGGGATGAAGTAGTCAGGATTAGTAGGCTTGTAGCCTTTGGTGGACTGACTGAAATGGACATAAATATTCTATTAATGAATTACTGTTTGGAGTATGGTAAACCTTACTATGAAACTACAGTATTCATTACTATTCTCTTGAAACAGGGGATATTCGAGCCTTTCTTTATAGAGGCATTAGAGTATTATGAAAAGAAATATACCATAAATAAACTGCAAAGTAAGCCCAATAATATGGGACAAAGACAAATAATTTTTATAAATTGAACATTATGAAAGAGTTAAGTAGATTTGAGTTGGCTATTGTTAAAAGAACAGCCCAGAACACTAAGAGTTTGAGAACCAAAAGGGACAAACTGGTAGAGAAGATTGAGAAAGCACAGGAAGAACTGGGTGTAATCAATGAAGCCATTGAAGGCTTTGAGGCTCCTATCAAGACTATGACTGGTGGTTTCACTTCTGAGGAAGTTCTTGCTGGTATCATGGCAGTAGCAGAAGCAACAGAAGCAGCTCCAGAAGGAGAAGTTTCAGAAGAGGTTGTAGGAGAGGTAGAAGTACCTGCATCTGAGGCAGTTGCATTGGCAGAAGAGGTAGCACCTGCAAGTCCATTTGGAGAAGTAGCAGATGAAATGCCTTTCAAGGATTAATCACTAAAAAAAAATCAGTAATTTAAGATGAAGAATTTAAACAAAAGTTTCATGGCTGTTAAAGTAGGTAAAGAATCAGTTGAAGGTTCTTTCAAGATGTACAAAGGTATGGCTGCATTCAATATTGTAGCTGTAAATCCTACTAAGGCAGAATTAGAAGCTCTCACAGGCAGAGAGATTGAGAATGACCCTGAATATGTTGGTAAAACTGATGAAGGTAAGGAACAGGTAAGGGTAGTATTCTATGCAAAGACTGCTCCTGAGGCTAAGTTGAACAATGGCATTGAATTGCTTATTCCTATCAGCTTCATGCTGACTAAGGACTTTAAGATTGGTCAGACAAGTGGTAAATGCCAGATTATTGATAAGTTTGGTAGAACTGCATGGGCTACAAAAGAAGAACTACAGTCCAAGTCTATTCCACAATACACTTCTGGACCAGCCAATATTAGTGCAGATTACAGACCTGCATGGCAAGGTGAGGAATTCTTGATTGACTTCCTTATTCAATGGTTGAATATTCCTAATCCTGCCAACTATAAAGATGGTAAGTGGATTATGAAGGAAGACCCCTCTGACAGTGAGGTTTCTCTTGATATGGCAGCTCTATTCAAGGGTGATGTAAAAGAACTTAAAGAGCTTGTTACTCTTGCTGCTGCATATACAGTTAAAGGTGCAGTAGGTATCAGAACTGTAGATAATGAGAATGGTACAAGACAGTATCAGGCTGTATTTACAAGGAAGTTTGCTAAGAATGCTGTAACAGATTACAGTAGGATTGATGCTGCAATCACAGAGTTTCAGAATGCAGGTGGTGCTCCGGGCACTGAGTTTTCCACTCAACCTTTGCATGAAAATGTAGTGGAAGCTACTTCATTTGCTGCACCCACTGCTGATAATGACCCATTAGGAGCAGCAACAGCTCCTACAGCAACTCCTTGGGGTTAATAATATAAAGATTTAGAACTATGGCTATTAGTATTGGTAAACCTAATATCAGATTAGAAGAGATTTTATCAAAGGTATCAGAATTAGATATTCTGAACCATTATTTTGGGGTAAGTAATGTCCCCTGTATTATATCAAGTCCATTAAGACCTGATAACCATCCATCCTTTGGTTTTTATAGCATAGATGGTCAGAAGATACATTGGACAGACTTGGCTACAAAAGATAAAGGAGGGACATTTGATTTATTAGGTAAGTATTGGGGGGAGAGTTACAATGATGTGCTTGCACATATTTGGGAGGACTTATCCAAGATTACTAAGACTAATGGCTATAGTGCATTAGGTAAACCTAAGATTGTCACTACTAAGGAGTACAGTTCTAACCTTGATTTACAGTGTAAGACAAGAGAATGGAGAGAGTATGACCTTGAGTATTGGGCTTCATTTGGTATCACTTTGGAGTGGTTGAAGTATGCTGACATTTATCCTATATCCTACAAGATAATCATAAAAGGAGAAACCAGAATGGTCTTCCCAGCAGATAAATATGCTTATGCTTATGTAGAATATAAGGAAGGGAAAGTCACTTTAAAGATATATCAACCATTCAATCAGAAGGGATATAAGTGGTCCAACAGACATGATAGGTCAGTAATTAGCTTATGGACTAAAGTACCTGAATTTGGGGATAGGATATGTATCTGTTCTTCAATGAAAGATGCTTTATGTCTATGGGCAAACACTGGAATACCAGCTATAGCCATTCAAGGAGAGGGTTATGGTATCAGTGATACTGCTGTTAATGAACTCAAAAGAAGATACAAGGAAGTATTTATCTTATTGGATAATGATAAAGCTGGTCTCATAGATGGAGAGAAACTATCAGCATCCACTGGGTTCACTAATATAGTATTGCCACATTTTGAAGGAGGAAAAGATGTCTCAGACCTCTATAAAACAATAGGAGACAAAGAACAATTCAGAGAAATAATTTTAAGCCTATTTAATAGGTAATGTTTTATCACTAAAAAAAAAAAATCATGGAATTTAGAAAAGTAACCATCATCAACAACAAAACTCAGTCTCAAAAAGTTATTCAGGCATCTGCTGCAACTACACTGGGTGAGTTGAAAAGAGAAATGAGAGAAGCAGGTATTGAATATGAAGGAATGACATTCTTTGAAGGTCATTTGAGAGCAGAATTGAAAGATGATGCTTCTATCCTTCCTACCAACATTCCTTACAAAGGACAGGTAGTAAATGATTTGACATTCCTGCTGACTGCACCTGAGAAGAAAATCAAGTCTGGTGCAATGTCAAGGGCAGAAGCCTACAATGCAATCAAGGCAAGAGGCTTGCAGAATGAATGTGTGAAAAGATTCGGAAAGAACTTCACTATGTGTAAAACTCAGGACTTGATTGACCTGTTGGGTGAAGGTGCTCCTGTAAAAGAGGAGAAGAAAGAAGTTGTGAAAGAGAAAGCTACAAAAGAAGTGAAAGAAACCAAAAAGGAAGAAGAAAAACCTGTGGTGACTGCAACTTCTGAGGGTAATGTTGTGGGTGCATTGGAAGTTCTGTTGGAAGACCTCTATGTCAGTGATGTCATGGAAGAAGATACTTATAACAGGGCTATGGCTGTATTGAAAGGTACAATCTGCAAAGCACCTGAAAAGATGTCAAGGTCTGAAATCAATAAGATGTTTGACTTTGTTGATTAAGTAGAAACCAATGAGGGAGGAGGCTGAATAAGCCTTCCCCCTCATTTTTTTTTATCATGCAATGACCGAAGAAATAAAGAAACAAGTCCATGAACTACATAATAGTATCATGGAAAGACCAAATCAAATCCTACAGTTCTTTCGAGACTTTTTTGGTGAGGGAAGAGTAGAAATGCAGGGTTTTCTTACTGAGGATGAATTATATACATATCTTAGTGGAACCCCCTTGGGAACATTTATGGAATGGAGTAATATAGTAGATTCTTCTGCTTACCAAAATATGAATAAAGAGGACCGAGACTTAGTAAATCTCTTTTGGACAGCAGAAGGTGCTAATAATGAAACTGTTGTAAGTGACTCTGCATTGGCTAAATATTTCTTGCCAATAATAAAAGAGAAGATTGCTAATACTATGTTCAATAACTTATTCATTCTTATTTATTTTCCCACAGTAAGGATTACAAATGAATATGATAAGTATGTAGATATTAAGGAGTTATGGCTTAAAGTTCCTTTCAATTGGATGGGAAAAGGTAAGGGATATTTTGGAGTGAACAGGTCTAATTACCCACTAAACCAATTCAAGTGTGGGTATATGCACAGTCATGTATCTTCTATTCCAATAAATAACTTTGAGAACTTCCAGACACCTTGTACTGGTAGAGGACCTATCAATTCTTCTATTTCTACATTAGCTATAGGATATGATGAAGCCATTTGGCAGTTATTATGTCTGGAGCTTGACAGGTATGTAAGAGTAGAATCTATTAATGGAGTTCCCTACCATAGGCTTGAGAATATTCTTGCACCAGAGATGGGAGATGCTAAAGATAAATTCTCTATGCAATCCCTTAGAGGTGTAGTTCCTTGGAATAGTGCCTTTGGAATAGAGCAATTCAAGCTATTCATTAAATACCTTCTGGAGACTAAGAAGATTAGGTTCAACTATAGTAATGGAAGTTATGGGATAGGAATGTCCTTCATTGATACAGTGGTTCTTATCAGTAATGAATTTATTAGCTGGTATAATACTGAATACAATAAGCATACTTTTAACATTAGTTATGCTGACCTTGTTAGTATAGGTGTTATCAATGAATGTATCATAACTAATGGTAAAGTCTATATACCAAAACCAGTAAGAAGGAATAGTAGTGATGACTATCAGAGATATGTAGGAAAGAAAATCTGTACATTCAAAGGTAGAGAGATTACCTTGACTATTGATGGGGTACTATCCTCAGAGGAGGAATCTCTTAATAGAACAAGGATACTGAATTTACAATATATTGAAGCTATTGTTTGTAGCATGTTGAGAATATTAAATTATGGATATGGAAGAGAAGAAAGAAGTGAAACCAGTACTGGAATTAGTCCACAGACAGGATATATTTAAGATTGTCATTCCAGCAGAGGTTGAGAAAAAGATAAGATTTTTATGCAAGAACATCTGGGATGTAGAATGGTCAGGTGTCTTGTTCTATAAAGTTGAGGGAGCTTTTGAAGATAAATCCCTAACTATCAGATGTGTGGATTTGTTCCAAATGGACATTGGTTCAAGTACATATACTGAGTTCAATGTATCTCCTGATATGGCTACATATATGGTAGACCATCCTGAATTATTGGAAGAGGGGATATATCAAGGATTAATCCATAGCCATAATAATATGGCTACTTTCTTTAGTGGTACTGATACAGCAACTCTAAGTGCAGAAGGTAATGATATGGCTCACTTTGTATCCTTGATTGTAAATAATGCAGGTAAATATACTGCTGGTGTTACAAGAAAGTACAAATGTGTACAGACTGTATCTGAGAAATACACTTATCCTACTTGGAATGGTGAAGTGAAGGAGGGAGTAGAGACCTTTGATATTGAAGAAGAGAAACTTGAATGGTTCAATTTGGATATAGTATTTGAGAATGCAACTAATGACTTTGAGACTGAAATGATGGAAAGAATCAAGGAAATCAAAGAGTCTAAGAAGAAAATTGTAGTTCCTGTGTATAAAGGCAGAAATTATTATTCCCAATATGATAATTATGGGAAGAATATTACCCCAGCCAAGGAGGTGGGGAGTACATTTCCTATGGAAAGAGAAAAATATTATGGGGAAGAAGGAAGAGGCTGGTATAAAGCTAAAGAAGTTAAAGAGATACCTGTTAAACAAGGTGAGTTGCCTTTTGAACAACCTGAGGAAGAGAATCTGGACATTCCTTATGGTGTAGTGACAGTAGATGCAGATATAGTTCAATCTATTGTAAGACAACTTGTTACATCAAGTATCATCATTTCAAATGAAAGTGCGGTTGATGTGAAGAAGTGGGCTAATTCTATGGAGAGTCTTTATAGAAGGAGATTTGGAACTGTCAAAGAGTTTGAATACTTTGCATCAAACTATGTAGATTATCTTATTAATTATACCTATGATGGAGATGTTATGGCAGTAATTAATAATGATGATTCCACTATGGCTGCATTACTGGCACATGATGTAAGGGAAGAACTTGAGAAATTACCAAAGAATCCTTGGTTAAGTGTTTATATCAAATTAATGGATGATTATATTATTTGATTATGGAAGATGAAGTATTAGAAAGTGCTATAAGTCAAATGACTATAGATGCAGAAACAGCAGGTCTGGGACATCCTGATGGCATCATCATTCAAACTGCAATTGTAGGAGGGAGTACCTATGCTCCAGAAGAGAACTTAATGTATAGCCCTGCTTCTGAGTTAAATTCAGCAATTGCTCTATTGCAAAGTGGTGGATGGGAAATTATTCATGAAGAGCAACATGTAAGTGGTGCTTATTTAGTGACTATTGGTGCAGTGAGCATGGAAACTCCCATGCTTCCTGTAACTCTTGTAGTAACATTGGATGGGTCTAATCTGTTGCATGATGCTCAGAATACTGAGGATGCTCCTGTAGAAATTGATGAACAAGGGGAAGCATTACTTGAAGCTGCATTAGCTGCTGAGGAAGTGGTGATTCCACCTAATTCAGGTAGTTTGCTTGTGGATGAAGCTACAAGTAGATTCAGTGGAGCTATCTGGTATAGTGCCATTCAGTCTAAGACTATTACATTAGCTGGTGTAGGTGGTATAGGAAGTTATGTTGGTTTCCTACTTGCAAGACTAAAACCTGCTGGACTATATTTATATGACCCAGATATAGTTGAACAGGCTAACATGTCTGGTCAATTGTATGGTAGTCAAGATTTAGGACAAGCAAAGGTCAGCTCCCTTCATAGGATGTTGCAGGTATATGCAAACTACTATAATAGTGTAGCATATCAAGAAAGGTTTACTGATGAGAGCGAAGCTACAGATATTATGATTTGTGGCTTTGATAACATGGAAGCAAGGAAACTGTTCTTTGATAAATGGTTTGAGCATGTAGGTAATAAACCTGAGGGAGATAGGTCTAAATGTTTATTCATTGATGGTAGGTTGGCAGCAGAAGAATTTCAAGTCTTTGCTATTCAAGGCAATGATGAAAGAGCTATAGTTGAATATAAGAATAGATGGTTGTTTAGTGATGCAGTGGCAGATGAAACTATCTGTAGCTATAAACAGACAACCTTTATGGCAAATATGATTGCATCAGTAATGGTTAATCTATTTGTAAACTTCGTGGCTAATGAATGTAACCCTATTATAGATAGGGATGTGCCTTTTATGACTCAATATTCTGCTGATACAATGTACTTTAAAGTAGAAATGTAATGGCAATAAGTGTACAATTAAATAGGCAACTTCATGATATATTCTTGAATAGGGGTGATATTCAATCCCCAAACTATATTAAACCTAATCTTGCATTTGAAAACAATAATGTGTTCAATCTGTTCTTAAGAGTAGATATTAGTGGACCAGAGATTGATGTTCCATTAATGTGCAAGTATAGGGTTGAGGAGGGGTTATTGAGTAACTACAATCATCCTAATAATTTGAAAGAAGTGGCTGTTGCTTTATTTGGGAATAGTTATTCCCAATCAAGAAGAACTGCAAATGCAATCTTCAAGACATTCCAGATGAATGATAGAAGAGATAGGCTTATGAAGATAACAACTAACACTGGTGAGGTGTATTATGGTGGTAATGGTTATATCCTTGACAAAGATTATAACTTATTAATACTATATACACTTCATGGGGTTATGGAGGATAGAATTCTACACTACAAAACTGGTAGAATCTATGTGAATCCAAAGGTCTTTGTAAGTAATGGTATAGTTGAAAAGGGTATTATTAAGACAGTCATTCCTGCATTTGTACAGGAGGGTATCATGGTAGATACAAACAATATTGGTGTTACTGCTCAGGAGATTAATACTTCTATAAGAAGCTCAAATAGCTGGGTTACTCAAGTAACTAAACCATTACCTGAGATAATAGTAGCTGATGTGACTGACAGGTTTATAGTAAGACCTAAAAAGCCAACTCCCTCTACATTCAACAATGATGCTATGAATGATTACCTTCTGGAGAATCTTGATAAGGTTGTACAAATGACCTATATATATAATGACATTTGAGGAATATTTTGGTGGATGGGTAAGGGTTATAGATATAAAGGAATTAAATAAGGTAGTAGGGCAGGTAAGTTTGATTAAAAGAGACTTACTTTGTCCTGCATATCCTGATATATTTAAGGCTTTTAATCTATGCCCCTACAATAATCTCAAAGTTGTAATGATAGGACAAGACCCATATCCACAAAAGGATGTGGCTACTGGTGTCCTATTTGGGAACAAGGAGGGGACTAAGTTGTCTCCTTCTCTTGAAATAGTTAAAGAGGCTTGCATTGATTTTGAAGTTCCACATAATAGTATTATCTTTGACCCCACTTTAGAGAGTTGGGCTAAGCAAGGGGTACTAATGATTAATTCTGCACTGACTTGTGAAATGAATAAGGTAGGTAGCCATACAATGATGTGGAGACCTTTCATGACCAAGTTACTAAAGAATCTATCAGAGTGGCAGACAGGTATTATATATGTTCTATTTGGTGAACAGGCTAAGACACTTAAGCCTTATATCAATAAGAATACCAATATAATACTGGAAGAGAAGCATCCTGCATACTATGCAAGACAAGAGGAAAGGATGCCATCTACTGTATTTCAAGAAGTAAGCAAATTAACTAAAGAAAAATATGGTGAACCAGTTATCTGGTTTACAGAGTATTAATTTACAAAAAAAAAAAAAAAAAGTATGAAGAAACTTATTTTTGTGGAGACTGGCAAGGAAGTAGAAATGGGTAAGACACTTGCCTTTGGGATGAACAGTGCTTATGGTTTCATGCCATTATATACTGTAATTGTCTGTGAGGAAAGTATTCCATTTCTTATTAAGGAAGGTGTAATCAAAGAAGTAGAAGAGGAAGGAACTCATATAGACCCTAATTTCTATTTGGAACACCTTGCAAAGAGGATTCATTGGAATGTGGATAATCTGAGAAAGTACCTTGGGAATCTATATACAATCTATCCTGCTGCTGTATTCTCAATTTTGTTGAGGGAAGTAGCTATTGTACTTGATGAAAAGTATGATAACCATATTGAGAACAGTAAGGAGATTTATATCATTAGTTGCCTCAGTGGAGAGATAACAAAGGTCAAGGACTTGAATAAAGTCAAGAACTTCAAGAATTTTGCTGCATTCAGGACATTGGATGATGCTCTTGCAGCTAAACATATTTTGAGAGACCCTATGAAACAATTATTTAAGAGAGGTGGAAAACAGGAGAATTAGGAATGCCACTCCAGAAGTGTATGGTAATATAAAGTTTAAATCCAGAATTGAGGCAATGGTCTATAGGACCTTGCTTCAACATGGGTTTGAACCTGAATATGAAACCCATACTTATACAATCTGGGAAGGATTTAGACCTACTGTACCTTTTTACACCCGTAATAAAGCTAAGGCTACAATACTAAACCTTAAGAAGCTAATTAATATTACTTATACCCCAGATTTCTACATGGAGTATCAAGGCTTAAAGATAATTATTGAAGTAAAGGGGCAAACAAATGATGTTTTTCCTTATAAGTTCAAGTTATTTAGATGGCATATAGAGAATTTGCCAGATAAAGAAAATTATCTTATCTTTGAGGTCTTTACTAAGAAACAACTCTTAGAATTTATTCAAATTATTAAAGATGAAAGCCATAGAAAGAATGAGGAAATTGCTCAACAGTTTACCCAAGAGTGATATAACTTTAGGTGAACAGTTTATTCAGAGCAGAGATTTTGAGTCACTCAAGGACTTAGTGGATTCAGCAATATTCAAGACAAGGAAGAATATCAAGAGTGAAAATCCTAAACAGGAGTATCTTGATGTGGACTTGACAGAGTTGAGTAATTTAAAGGCTGAGGTGGATGTATATTTAACCCAGCTTGAAGTTCCCAGTAATGAATGGGAAGAAGACATAGAGGAGGAATACTATGATGAAGAGTATTAAAGAACTATCTTGGAATGTAACAGAGGAAGAGTACAGGAAAGACCCTGCAATCAGTTACTCTACATTATCAAGATTTGAAAGGGAAGGATGGAGGAATCTTAGTTCTCTCTTTGATAAGGTAGATAGTCCAGCATTACTATTTGGTAGTGCAGTGGATTGTATGCTTACTGATGGGGAACAAGCCTTTGCTGAAAGATTCATTGTATGTGAGTTTCCTAATCTATCAGATAACCTGATAAGTATCACCAAAGTATTATTCTCCAAGTATGGAGATACACATAGAAGGGTAGATACTATTGATGATGAAGTGATTAGTAGTGTGGCTGTAGCCAATGGATATTATACAGGGGACTCTTATAAAGCTACCAGAATAAAGAAGGTAAAAGAGAGCTGCAATGAGTATTATTCACTACTTGCACTGGCAGGAGATAAGACTATATTATCCCAAAAGGATTATAATGATGTCTCTCTGTGTGTTGATGAATTAAGAACCAACTCAATAACCAAGAACTTCTTTTATATAGACCCTTGGAGAGATGATATTGAGAAGGTGTTTCAATTGAAGTTCAAGGCTGAATGGAATGGAATACCAGTGAGATGTATGTTTGATGAACTTATTGTGGACCATCATAATAAGATTATCTATCCAATAGACTTAAAGACTACTGGGTATCCTGAGGAGAACTTTCAAGACTCCTTTGCTCATTGGAGATATGATATTCAAGCTAAGCTATATACATATATTCTTCAAGAGTGTATCAAGAGAGACCCTTATTTCAGTGAGTTCAAGATTCAGCATTATCAATTCATTGTTATCAATAGAAGAACAATTGCTCCTATTGTGTGGGAATTCTATGGGAACTTTGGTATGGTAGATTTAAAGGATGAAACAAGTAAGATATATAGGGATTGGAGGAAGATTCTTACAGACCTAAATTATTATCTTACTAATCCTAACTTGAAATATAGTAAGGAAGTGATGGCAAATGATTGTATTATGGAAATAAAGAATTTAGTACCAGCATGACAGAGTTAGAATATTTTAAAGGGGATGAACTGGCAGCTTCTACTTGGAGAAATAAGTATGCAGCAGATGGAGAGCAAACTCCTGATGATACACACAGGAGATTAGCTAAGGAATTTGCAAGAGTAGAGAATAACTATGATTGGGATATGCCCAATCATAAAGCTATGAAACTCTCAAACTATGGTTATCAAAGACCTAATCTTGATGAAGAAGCTATCTATGAATTATTTAAGGACTTCAAGTATATTATACCCGGAGGTTCAGTTATGTCTGGTTGTGGAACTGGAGCATTAGTAAGTCTTAGTAATTGCTTTGTAATAGGCAGTCCAAAGGACAGTTATTCAGAGATAATGAAGACAAGAAGCCAACAGGCTCAACTTATGAAAAGAAGAGGTGGAGTTGGTTATGATTTATCTCAACTTAGACCAAGAGGAGCTAAGGTTAATAATGCAGCTAAATCTTCAACAGGTGCAGCATCTTTCATGGATGTATGTTCAGATATAACCAATGAGGTTGCTCAGAATGGAAGAAGAGGTGCTCTTATGTTAAGTATGAGTATCAATCATCCTGATATTGAGGAGTTTATAACCAAGAAGCAGGACTTAGCTAAGGTAACTGGAGCTAATATATCAGTTAAAGTTACTGATGAATTCATGCAGGCAGTAATAGAGAATAAGGATTATACCCTTAGATTTCCAGTAGATGAATCTGACCTTTCTTACAAAGAGACAGATGAGTTTGGTAATACTGTGTGCATTCAGTATAATGAACTCTTTGATGGTAAGAGAGAGTATAACAAACTATATTCAATAGGAAAGGGAAGATTCATTAAGCTAATTAAAGCAAGAGAGCTATGGAATACCCTTATGCACTGTGCTTGGAATACAGCAGAGCCAGGGATTATGTTTGAAGGAGCAATGCACAACTATTCTCCTGATGGTGTATATCCTGACTTTAAGATGGTGAGTACAAATCCTTGTGGAGAGATTCCAATGGGTCCTTTTGATAGTTGTAGATTAATTCATATTAATCTTAGTAGTTATATTGTAGACCCATTTACAGATAAAGCTCATATTGATGAAGAGTTACTATATATGCACTCTTATGAAGCTATGAGATTAGCTGATGATTTAGTTGATTTAGAGATTGAAGCTGTTGATAGGATTATTGATACAGTGAAGAATGATACTGATGATACTGAGTTCAAGCTATGGAGTAAAATCAAGGAGACTGCTATTAGAGGAAGAAGAGCTGGTTTAGGTTTTACTGGGTTAGCTGATGCAATAGCTATGTTAGGCTTGAAGTATGACTCTGATGAAGGTATTAGTCAGGTTGAACAGTTGATGAAAGTCATGTTCAAAGGTCAGCTTGATAGTAATATTGATATGGCTATTGAAAGAGGTCCATTTCCTGTTTGGAATGTTAGGCAAGAATTTCATGCTGGATGGGATGATGGTGGAAGTGGTCAGAATGACTGGTTCACTATATTATGCAAAGATTATAATAGTGAAGCAAGGAGAATGTTTCAATATGGTAGAAGGAACATAAGTTGGTCTACTGTAGCTCCTACTGGAACTGTAAGTATTATGGCTGGTACAAGTAGTGGTATTGAACCAATATTCCTGCCTTTCTATCAAAGAAAGAGGAAGTGTATGTCTGAAAGTGATAGGGTAGATTATGTAGATAAAGTAGGTGAGAAATACACTCTGTTTACAGTAGTTCATCCTAACTTGAAGAGATGGGCAATAGAAACTATGAACTATAGTGAGTCAGAAGTTAATGAATGGAGCTTGGGAATATGGGAGGAAGTTTGGAAGGAAAGTCCTTATTATGGTTCTACTGCACCAGAGATTGATTGGAGACAGAGAGTTAAGTTACAAGGAGTAGTTCAGAAATATATTACTCATAGTATTAGTAGTACAGTTAATCTGGCTAAAGAAACTACAGAAGAAGAGATTGCTGACATCTATATTGAAGCATGGAAACAGGGATTGAAAGGTATCACCATTTACAGAGATGGATGTAGGGAAGGTGTATTGACTCAGGTTGAGAAACCTAAGACTATTGAAGGAAGACAAGCTCCTAAAAGACCTAAAGAACTTGAAGCTGATGCTTATTTGATTAAAGCAAAAGGTGAACAGTTTATTATCTTAGTGGGTATGTTAGAGTCTAAACCTTATGAAATCTTTGCATTCAGACCAAGGAATCCTATCAGCTTTAAACCTCATAAGGGTGTTATAACTAAAGTAAGTAAGATGCACTATAGCTTTACATCAGATGTCTTTCATATAGATAATCTTGAGTTAGCTAATGAAAATGTTGAAGAGAATGCAGCTACCTTGTATTCATCTATGTTGTTAAGACATGGAGTAGATATTAAGTATATTGTCAAGACTGCAAAGAAGGTCAATGACAATATTACTTCATTTAGTTCAGCTATGTGTAGAGTACTTAGTAAGTATATCCCTAATGAAGAAATTAAGGGTGAGGTATGTCCTGACTGTGGTGGTACTTTGGTAAGAGAAGGTGGTTGTATTCACTGTAAAGATTGTGGGTATAGTAAATGTTTATAATATGAAAATAAAAGTAAAAGAAATAACAAAAGGTTGTTTTCCTGTGAGAACAGGAGAGGATAAGTCAGATTGCTTTGACTTATGTCTGGCAGAAGATGTGACTTTAAAGAAAGGAGAAGTTTATGTTGCAAAGTTAGGTATTGCAACTGAACTTCCCAAAGGAATGGTAGCTAAGATTTATAGTAGAAGTAGTGCCCCAAGTAAGTTAGGAGTGACTATTGCTAATGGTCTTGGGTTCATTGACACCATTTATAATGGTGATACAGATGAATGGAGAGCACCATTATATGCTTTCAAGGCTGTAACTATTCCTAAAGGTACAAGGGTATGCCAGTTTGAGGTTAAATTATCTCAATTTGCTACTGTATGGCAGAAATTAAAATGGCTGTTATCATCTAAACCACTTCTGGAGCCTGTGGATTTCCTTGGAAATGAAGGTAGGGGTGGAATAGGAAGTAGTGGATTCTAAAAGGAAAAAAAAATATGTATAAAAGATTAGATTCAAATTATGAGGTTAGCTCTGAGGGAGAAGTTAGGAATATTAAAACAGGGAACATTCTAAAAGGAAAATATAAGAATGGTTACAAGTATGTAAATCTTAGTTATGGAAAGATAAAGAAAACTTGTCAAGTACATAGATTGGTAGCATCTTTATTTATCCCTAATCCTAACAACTATCCAGTTATAAATCATAAGGATGAAAATCCTTCAAATAATAGAGCTGAGAATTTGGAATGGTGTACCCAAAGTTACAATTTATCTTATGGTAATAAATCAAGGAAAGAATTGCTGACTAAAAGAGTCTTAGGCTCTATTAATGCACCTAAACCAGTTATTCAAATGACTAAAGATAGAAAAATAATAGCTGTATTTGAATCAGCTCAAGCAGCTTCAAGAAGCACTGGGATAGCAAGTACTCACATATCAGACTGTTGTAACAAGAAGATATGTAAAGACTCTAAAGGCTATATGTTTACTACTAAGTCAGCAGGAGGTTATGTGTGGGAGTTTCAAGAATCTAATCACTAAAAAAAAAACATGAAACATGGAGTTTGTATGGAAAATTGTAGCAATGATAGTGGTACTGGCTTGTGTAGCCATTATTGCTGGAGTTGTTAATCTAATAATGAATAGAAGGAAGATAGACCCTAAAGTAGGAAGAATTTCATTTAGAGAGTCTATGGATTTGGTTGAACTGCCAATTGTTACATTTATGAATAATGGCAGGAAACTGAACTTCCTTCTTGATACTGGTGCATCTTATTCTTCAATTAATGAGGCTGCTCTGGAAGGGTTATCTTATGTAGATACTGGAGAGACAGGCTTTGGAATAGGAATTGAGGGTACTGTTAAAGAGGATAGAGGCTATATCAGAATGGATGTGGGCTATAGAAGTCAAAGCTATGAAGATGATTTCCAAGTAGTAGACTTAAGTCAGGCATTTGGAATGATTAAACAGGAGTATGGTATTAACCTGCATGGAATCTTGGGTAGTACTTTCTTTCAGAAGTATAGGTATGTACTGAATTTTGATGAATTAGTAGCATATTCAATGGTATGAAAGACTTAATAGAGTTAAAATCAAGAGGAGAGGAACACAACTATCTTAGGAGATTAGTTAAGCCAGATGGCAGTGAGTCACACACTTATATGTTAAAGACTTCCACATATACTATGAGGAGTGGTTTGACAGATAAGAAGAAAAAGTTCATAGACCCATCAGGTGGTCCAATAATAGTTGAGGGAGAATATCTTGAAGAAGCTGAGGCAGTAGTTAAATCTATAGACTATGTAATGGGAGTAGGTTATGCTATTACCTTTGAAGTCACACCAGAAGAAGAGCAAGAGTTGATTGATGCAATAGTGAATATATGATTTATGTAGTAACTCAACAAATACTACCTGAATCTGATAAATATAAGATAATAAGTGTGAAGGAGTCCTTAAGGCTCCTTCAACCTTTATCTATAGTAGGGTTAGATACTGAAACTACTGGGATAAACTGTCATATAGATAACTTATTGTCCTTGCAGCTTGGCTGCTTTGAGTTTCAAGTAGTAATTGACTGTACAACTGTTGATATAACCTTTTATAAAGAATATCTTGAATCAGATAGATTATTTCTGTTCTGGAATGCAAGATTTGATTTAAAATGGTTATATAAATATGGTATAGTCCCAAAAAGAGTTTATGATGGGTTCCTTGCTGAAAAATTAATGTGGTTAGGCTATCCCATAGTATTAACTCCTGAAACATTTGACAATATTAAGTGTGATAGATATGATTTTGTTCCAGAAGACCCTAAGAAAAAGACTAAAGCTTATTATATTCTATATATGAATTTAAAGAAAGCAGGTCAAATGTATCTTGGAGTTGAACTTGATAAGTCTATAAGAGGACAGATTATCTATAAAGGTCTTAGTGAGGATGTTATAGTATATTCTGCTTATGATGTAAAGTATCTGGAAAAAATTAAGGATTGTCAAGAAGAGGAGTTAAAAAAGAAGGGATTACTTAATGCTATAGACTACGAGAATAGATTTATATTATCTCTTGCTTACATGGAGTTTTGTGGAGTAAAGATTGATAAATCTAAATGGGAAGCTAAGATGAAGAAGGATAATGAGAGGTTGCAAAAAGCTTTAAATTCTATGAATAAATGGTTTATAGAACATGAACCCAATTCTAAATACATAGTAGTTAATAGACAAGGAGACCTGTTTAATGGGTTTAATACTGAACCTCAAGTTACTCTTAACTGGAATAGTACTCAACAGGTCATACCTATATTTAAAAAATATGGAGTACAAGTTGAAGTTGAGGATAGGAAGACAGGTGAAGATAAGGACAGTATTGATGCTAAAGTATTAAAACCTCAAGCGGATAAATGTGGTCTTATTCCTTTATATCTTGACTATAAAGAAGCTTTTAAAGTGGTAAGTGTATATGGGGAAAATTTCTTGAAACAAATTAACCCAGTAACAGGAAGACTCCATACTAACTTTAATCCAATAGGCACTGATACAGCAAGAATAAGTTCAGGGGGTAAAGATAAGGCTAATAAGGTTGATTATATTAATTTCTTGAACCTTCCTGCTGATGAGGAGACAAGAGCTTGTTTTGTTTCTGAGAAAGGAAACAAGTGGATTTCTATTGATTATTCAGGTCAAGAAAGCTTTATAATGGCTGATGTAGCTAATGATAAAGCTATGATTCATGAGCTTATGGAAGGAAGTAAGGACCTTCATAGCCTAACAGCTAAGATGGTATTTAATGAAATTCCAAGAGATTTTCCAGTAGAACAAATAAAGGAGAAGTATCATAAACTTAGAAGTGAAGCTAAGGGATATGAGTTTGCTTTTAATTATGCTGGAAATGATACCACTATTATGAGAAACTTTGGTTTGTCCCCTGAAAGAGCTAAGGAAATCTATAATAATTATATGAAAGGTTTTAATGGCTTAAAGAGGTATCAAGATTATAGGAGAAGAGACTGGTTTGAAAAAGGATATATAGATTTAAATCCTGTTGTAGGATATAAAGCTTATATTTATGACTATAATTATCTAAAATCTCTTCAAGAGTCTTTTAAAGAACCAGGATTTTGGGAACACTATAGAGAGATGAAGGAAATAAGTCCTACATCATATACAGTACAAAAAGTTAAATATTTCTTTAAAAGAAAAGCTGCATCAGATAGACAATCAGTTAATTACCCAATACAACATACAGGAGCTTTATGTTATAAGGTAAGCATGGTTAATTTCTTTGAGTATTTAAGGAACAATAACCTGTTATTTAAAGTTCTTATTACTGTTACTCCTTATGATGAAATTAATTGTGAAGCTCCTGAGGATATAGCTGAAAATGTAGCTGAAACTTTATATAACTGTATGGTTAAGGCTGGAGGATTCTTTGTTAAGAGGTGTAAACTTGATGCTGATATGAGTAGAATGAAAGATGGTAGTTTACCTAATTATTGGATTCATTAGTATGGAGATTTGGAAAGTATTTATAATAACAGGGGTAGTTGTAATAGTCCTATGTGGGCTTATTTACACTATCCACTTGTTAAGTTGTAAGCAAAAGAAGAGAATCTATGTCTATCCCAAGACCAAGAATCAATATTATGCTAAGGGTGTAGTAAAGATGAAAGACATGGATAGTGGAGAATGGATAGATGCAGTTCTCTATATGAGTCTCAAAAATGGTCATTATTATGTTAGGGAGAAAAGGCAATTCCTTGACAAGTTTGTAACATTAGAAGATTGGGAGGAAAGTAATAATGGGAATGTTAAAAGTAGGTGATAAGGTCATATATGAAGGAAAAAAGAGTTTACACTTTGATGTAGGCAAATGTTATACTGTAACTAAAATAAAAAATACCAGTATTTATTTAGTAGATGATACTAAAGAAGAGCATGAATGGAATTATAATTATTTCTTCAAAAGCTTCTCATTACCCAATACTCTTCAAGTGTCTCAGACTCAAGAAGATGTTAGAAGCTATAATGTAGGACAATCTGATTATTCTAAGCACAAGATTCAGCCTTGGGATATATGGTTAGAATATAAACTTAATCCTTGGGATGCAGATATTATTAAAAGAGTCTTGAGAACTAAGGAAACTGATGGAAGAAGATTAGATTATGAAAAGATAATTCATATTTGTAAAGAAAGAATTAGACAAATAGATGCAGGTTATGAGTAAGATAATTTTGTGTAGAGGAATACAAGGCTCAGGTAAAACTACATGGGCTAAACAGTGGGTACTTGAAGACCCAGAGCATAGAGTAAGGTTCAATAATGATGACATCAGGAATATGCTTGGTAAATATTGGGTTCCAAGTAGAGAACATCTTGTATCTGATATAAAGAAAGACTTCATGGTAAGTGCTATGGAATTTGGATATGATATTGTTATTGATAACATGAACCTTAATCCAAAAGAAGTAGAATACTATGAAAACTTAGTTGACAGTGTTTTAGGTTATGCAAATTGCTATTCCTTAGAGTATAAGGATTTCTTTATACCTCTTGAAGTATGTATTGAAAGGGACTTTAAAAGGGAAAATCCTATTGGTGAAGAAGTAATAAGAAAGACTTATGAAAGATATAAAACAATAATTGAAGAATGATTATAGCAGTTGACTTTGATGGAACTTGTGTTACACATGAGTTCCCAAGAGTAGGAGCAGAGATAGGAGCAGCAGAAGTCTTGAAAGAATTGACTGATAAAGGTCATAAGATTATACTGTTTACTATGAGAAGCCATCAGTTAGATGGAGCAGAAGAAACAGAGGAATTTGGTTATGGCAAGACTAAGCCAGCTAAATTACCCAGTGATGGGTTGCAGGATGCAATAGACTGGTTCAAGAAACATGATATTCCTTTGTTTGGTGTGAATGAAAACCCAACTCAAAAGGATTGGACTTCATCACCTAAACCTTATGCACACATCTATATTGATGATGCAGCTTTGGGAGTTCCCTTGAAACATAGTTATATTTCTGATAGACCTTATGTGGATTGGGATATAGTTAGATATTATCTTCATGCAAAAGGTATATTATGACATTGAATGAAAAGATAGGTGTCATTCTAAAACAACACAAAGAAGGAGAGGAGTTCTTCAATGCTCTTGACTTTATGATTAAAGGAGATAGAAGCATACTTGAAGACTTTCTCTCATTCTTTATGAATGATGCTGGAAAGAAACTAAATCTTGGTGACACTGGATTAATTGTTAGTGGAGGGTTTGGTAATGCCATTATGACAATGTATGGTGACAGACTGACTGAAACTTTTAAAGAAGTAATTGTCACTAATGGTGGTATCAGATTGGGCAATGAAGCACTTATATTTAAGGATAAGTTGCTTTGTAGGAACTGGATATTCATTGATGACTCCTATTATTTAGGAAGAACAAGAGCTGGTATTTCAGTTGCTTTAAGGAAGATTAGACCTGATGCTTCAATCTTTGAAACTTATGTTATCTATGATGGAAGTATGGGTAGGGCAGATAAAGTGAAAAGTATGTATAGGTATAATAGATAGTATGACAGAAAAACAAAGAAGATGGCAGGAAAGGAGTAGAATACTCTGGAGATTGAAGGGTATGTATATTGTTACAGCAAGCTCTAATAATATATTAACTGCTACTGAAACAGAAAAGATTTCACAGGCTATGACTCTAATTAGAGATGTAGTAGGTAATTCAACTCAATCCAGTAGAGAATTAGGCTTTAATGCTGTAGAGAGATGTAGAATTTGTGGTAAGCCTGTTTATAAGAATGGCTTATGCAAGAAGTGTAATGAATTAAGGAGTTATTAATATGGCAGGACAACAAGGAATTTATTGTGCCCCAGATAATATAGTCCCTAATAGAGATAGGGTAGATGTAGGTTGTGCTCCTGATGGAGCAATGCAACTCTGGGTTATGGAATATGAAGTTACTGGTATAGGTAAGGGATGTGCAATGTGTAAGGCTATTAATCCTCAACAGGCAGAAATGCTCTTGAAGAGTAATGGTATATACAATGGGAGTTCATATCTGTATAAAGTAACAAGAATTGAACAAGTGATTGTACCTCCTTGTAATGGTCTTATGGCTGAACAAGTGGTAACTTATAAAGATGTAGTATCATGAATAAGAAACTTAGGTTATTAGTAACAACTAAATGTCCTAATAAGTGTCCCATGTGTTGTAATAACTCATGGGATTTTTCATCTTTACCAGTAGTGGATAGATGGAACTATGAAGAGATAATGATTACTGGAGGAGAACCTTTGATTCACACTAACAAAGTAGCTGAATTAATAAGGTCTATTCGAGTTATTAGTGAAGTTTATACAGACATTCCAAAGGTATATGTGTACACTTCAATAGCTGCTTGGAACAGAGTAAGGACTATATTAGCTTATGCAGATGGTATAGTCTTGACTCCTCATAGTCTAATAGATGTTGAGAGGTTTGTGGAACTGAACAATATGATGCAAGATGTTAAGGAAACTGATTTTGACTTTGTTAAAGGGAAATCTCTTAGACTTAATCTCTTTGCTGATATGAAACTTCTCCTTCCTGAGTATATTGATTTGTCACTATGGAATGTCAAAGAAATGGAGTGGGTGAAGGATTGTCCAGTACCTCAAGGTGAGGACTTTAGAAGGATTAAAGAGCTTTGGTGATGAAGCAATTTACACATAGAGAGTTTGTTAGGGTGGTAGTAGCTAATGGTTTCTATTATGACAGACATAATGGAGACCATGCTATCTACCTTAATGAAAAAGGCAGACATATTAGCATCCCATTAAAACTTGAAAGTGTTATTGCAAGAAGATTAATCAAAGAGAATAATTTAGAGATAAATATTAAGAAACTTAAAAAGGAAAAGAGAATGAGTAATGCACCATTAGGGGCTGATGAAGACCCCAGAGCACCTTGGAATGCACCTCTTGATGTAAAACATAAGAGGTTTGTGAGTGTAGCCATATCATATTATGATGAGGTTGAATTACCTCCAGATGCAGAGGAGGAACAGATTAAGGAAGCCCTTGAAGAGAAGGTGAGAAGACAGGACTTTCCTAAGGAAGTTGATTTTGATGAAATTGTAATATTGGAAGAATGAGAATAATTAAACCAAGTTTTGAGATTTGGGACCAACAAGAAGGTCTTGAAGGAATTTACAAACAGATTGAAAGGGCAGGAAGAGTATGTTATAAATCTGAGGATAAGATAACAGAAACTTCTGCTAAAGAGTTTGTGGAAAGAATGATTAAGTCAGGTCATGGTGCTATGTTGGAACATGGTACTGTATATCTATTAGTAGAACCAGACTTTGCAAATGAAGATGTGAGATTGTGGGAATTAGCTAATAATAAATATAGTGAAATAACCTTTGTTTCCTCCACTGATTTGAATTATATTACTACTAACTATAGAGTATTAGTTGAGAATGATTGGTTGGATTTATTAAAGTATCAATGTAATCCTACAGAATACCATAAGAAGAGAATCACAGTTAAGTTTATTTGTGATAGAGGTGTAAGTCATGAGTTTGTAAGGCATAGAGTATTTAGTTTTGCTCAAGAGAGTACAAGGTATTGTAACTATTCTAAGGATAAGTTTGGTAATGAGATTACTTATATACTACCTATATGGAGTACAATGCCTGTTGGGGAGTATGAAGTAGACTGCATTGCCCTTAGTAAAATAGGACAAAAGGAGAGAGAAGATTATACTCCTGATGAACAATTCATAGAAGCAATAACTAATGCTGAGTGGAATTACTTCCATCTCCTTCAATTAGGGTGGACACCTCAACAAGCAAGAGCAGTATTACCTAATTCACTTAAAACTGAGTTAGTAATGACTGGTTTTATAAGTGATTGGGAGCATTTCTTTAAGTTAAGAGATGCAGGCAATGCTCATCCTCAAGCAAGAGAACTGGCACATCCATTACACATGGAGTTTTTGAGAAGAAATTATTTGGTGGATTTATATGATGAAGCCAATCCTGATTAATAACTAAAAAAAAACAATGGCATTTGGAAGTAAGAAACAAGCAGTTATTGCGAAGCCTTCATTTAAGGAAAGGCTGACTGGAGTAAAATCAATGTTTAAGAAAGCACATGAAGATGCTTCAAAATTAAATGCAGAAATGCAGGCAGACATTGACAGTAAGAAACAAAAGGTAAAACTCCTTGAGGATGAAATAGGTTTCATCTCTGAAACTCAGAAAGAGACTCAAGAGTTTATGTCAAATCTTGAAAAGTTCATTTAATGAGAACAAATTTAATTAAGACAAAAGAGCTGCCTAAAGTAGTAGAGCCATCTACTACTGATGGTATGCTTGACATGGTGATTGCATTTGATACAACCGGCTCTATGTCAGCTTATATTAATGCAGTTAAGACCCATGTGAAGGAATTGGTTCCCAAACTGTTCAGTTCTAATCCTGACTTAAGGATTGGTATAGTAGCATTTGGTGACTATTGTGATATGAAGAGCAAGGATAACTTTGGTAAGGCTTATCAAGTATTAAATCTTACTAATGATGAAAACAGAATCATCAAGTTTATCAATGAAGCTCAAGACACATATGGTGGAGATGGTGATGAATTCTATGAGTTAGTCATTAAGAAAATCACTGAGGAAACTGCATGGAGAGAAGGTTCTACTAAAGCAGTATTATTGATTGCTGATGCAGAACCTCATAAAGTAGGGTATAGCTACAAAGGAATTGTAAGTAATGCCCAGATTGATTGGAGGGAAGAAGCTAAGAAGGCAAGTGAATTAGGTATCAAATTTGATACTATGACTATTAACCCTATATTTGTTGGATGGTACAAAGAGCTTTCTGCTATGACAAATGGTGTGAGTGTTCCATTTAATAATAGTGGTAAAACTTCTCAAGTGATTGAAGCTGCTGCATTAAGTAGAGGTGGAACAAGGACAAAAGCTATGTATATGGCTACTATGGATTCTGTAAAGGATGATGTAGAATTAAATGCAGTATATACTGCTTATTCAAAAGAAGTAACAGATTAAAATTAAGAACAATGAAAATCAATATTAAAGAGATAGTAGTAGGTGATGTATTCTCAGAAGAGTCACATTACATTGTTGAAGAGATTGATAAAGATACAATTAAATTCAAACACACAGAGAGTGGAAAGTCAGTGACATTAGGTTATGGTTATGTCCAAGACCTGCTTAATACTTCTGACCAATATGACAAAGAAGTAAAAGTGACTAAGGAAGATAAGAAAGATGGTACTCCGGGTATAAGGACAATCTTTGAGGGTATTAAATCTTCTGAGGTATTTACTGTTGTGTTCCAAAAGCAGGATAAAGCTAAGACCAAGAAGCAATATGAAGCTGAAAGGGAAGCACAAAGACAAGAAGCTGTAGCTTTGATTGACAAGGCTAAGAAAGCTAAGAAGTCAATGGCTGTAGCTTATAAAGAAGCTCTGGAACACATTCAGAATAATCCTATTAAGGACTTCATTGAAGGAGAATATAGGATACTAAGAGGCTACAAGATGCAGTTTGTATCAAGGGATGGTAAGTACAAATGTATGGATATGGATGTTGTAAGAGGTCCAAAAGAAACTGGTGAAAGACTGGTTAATATCAATACAATATCTCAATTGGTGTACAATGGTGTTAAGTATGTAGTTGAATAACAGTTAGGGGAGCTAAGTCTCCCCTTTCTTATTTTTAAAGAGTTTGGTTTACCTCTCAAAAAGAAAACCCTTAATAACTTGCATATTAAGAAAACAACCTTTATATTTGCACATAAATTTAATTATAAATCTATAACAAGATGAGTAAAAGATGTATCACAACTAATTCTACAATAGAAGAATTGGCTGCTAAATTACAGGGTGAAACTATAGAATCAGTCAAGGGACTTGTTGAGCTATGGCAAGACAAGAATAATAAGGACTGGGACACTTATCCTACTGCTTCTGAACTAAATAATTTTAGGGCAGAACTAAGGAAAGGTAAGGATGAAATGATAGAGGCTTTAGATAAAGCACTTTCACCTTCATTTGAAGCTCCAAGAATTTCCACTGTGGAAGAACAAGCTAAAGTAGATTTGGACTTTGATCCAAGAACAAGAAGAGACAGGGTTAGTCTGATTGCAAGATTCTTTAGCAATGAAATAGATACAGCACTGCAAGAACACAATGATACTCTTAATAAGAGAATTGCTGATGCTGAAAAAGAAGGTGATGTACTTGCTGTGAATGAATTGAAAGAAGAGTTAGGAACTCTTGATAGGTTCAAGATAATCAAGTTATATACACCTGCTGGCTTATTTAGTAGAGTAAGGGATTATTTCAATAACTATATACTTGACTCTGAGGAGAATAGGATACAATCAGAGCTGAATACAATCAATAGTATGAAGGGTTCTGAGAGGTATAGTAATGAACAGAAGTATGAAGCTGCAAAGAAGAAGGCATTATATAAAACCAATGCTTATCAGAAGGTAGTAGATAACTTCAAGCCCTTGGCTGAGGAAGCAAGTACTATACTAATAGCCACTGAGGGGATTAGGATTGACCCTAATTATATTGCCCCTAAAGATGCCAACCTTAATAATGATACTCCTGAGGGAGATAGTGCAGTAGATACACAGGCTGATGATTTTGTAAAGGATGAGGCTTTTAAGGATGGATGGATGACTAATTATAGGGAAGTAAGTTCTCATGAGTCTTTAAGTCAGGAAGTTAGAAAGGTAATCAGAGAGATACCCCAACTTGACTACAGAGGAAAGTATGATAAGGATGATTTAGGAAATCTTAGATTTCTTGATGCAGACTATGTTCATGCAACCCTTATAGATAAGCTCAGAGATATGATTACATCTGATGATATGTTACCACTTCTGGAGACTCTGGGTAATACCAAGCCTTGGACTAAGCAAATAGTCAAGAAACTACAGGCTGAGCCTAAACTATTCAGTCAGTTCTATCAGGATTTCAGAAAAGACTTTATGCCTTACTGGATTCAGAAGAAGAAACTACAGGCTGATGGTACTTTCAAAATGGAAACTATTGCTATCAATAAGCCTGAGGGTGTATATTATCTACTTGATGAATGGAGGGATAACTATGAGAATGGTAATCTTCTTGATGATGATAGTATCTATGATAAGAATGGAGACTTGAATCTTGAGAATGCAGAGAATGGTCTTAAATGGACTGAGGCTCTCAATAACAGGTTTACCAATCTCAGTACAGAACAAAGGTTGGAACTTCTGCAAGATGAAAAGGTATGGAAGACATTGAATAAGCTCCTTAATATGATTGGTATCAATGCTAATCAAGGTGTATTATTAGATGCTCTGACCAATATAAAGCAATATGAAGGGGGTACTGCAACAGACCCAATTATGTTGCTTCTTCCTCAATTAAACATTATATTCAGTGGTGTAAAGAAAGGTGAAGTTAAATCTGAGACTCTTGAAGATGGAACTGAAAAGAGAGGGGATTTGATAAATACCTTTGGTTCTGCTTACAACAGTATAGCTATGATGCTTGCAGAAGTAACAGAAGATGCCATTGAAAGTAGTGTGAGGGAAAATGATAAGTCATACTATAGCCATGTTACTCCTAACTATCTTGGTAAGTTGATTAAACAGCTTAAGAATGTTATGGGTAATGAAGCAAGGTTCAAAGAGTTTGTTGAAAATGAATTTGGACAATATGAATGGTTCTATAAGGATGGCAGATGGAGAAATGACTGGATTGAGCAACTGGTAAATAACCCTGAAATGAGAAGAGGATTGAGCCATAAGGTTCTACTTAACTCAGATAAGGTTGCATATCAGAACTGGGATGATTTAGATTATACCTTAGTATTACTGACAGAGTACTTTGGAGACCCAGATAACAGTAAATCTGATGTTCAATGGGCTAATTACCATGTGCCAATTCTTTCAGATAGTCCTTCTGCTGAGTTCATTAGATTCAGGAAGTATGACAATCATAGCATCATTGGAGAAGATGGTGAGTATATGAAGTATGATGATATTATCCTTGATAGAATGGTTGACTTGGTTAATCAAGAGGTAGATAGAATAGCTCTTGTAAACCAAAGGGATGTTGAATATCAAAAGGGTAATCCCAACATTGCTCCTATTGCAAACTATGATATAGTAAGGAAGAAAGATGGTACTATCAAGAGTATTGGTGGTGCTGAGTTTAAGTTCCTTACAGCTCTGAATGATGTAAGATATGACAATGGTGAAACTTTCCTTGATAGGTTCCAGAGAATCCAGAATGAAGGAACTGGTGCTGAATTAAGAGAGTTCATCAGAGAGTCAGTGAGAGAAGCTCTTGATAATGAGTTTGAACAGACTTATAGAGAGTGGGCTAAAGCTGGTTTACTTGAAGAACTTCCTAATGGTAAGTACAAATATCTTGGAGTAATTGGGGTAAATGCTGGTCAAAGTTCTTATAATAGAAACACAGCAACTTCTTTGAACAATGCAAAGAAGGCTCTTGAAGGAATGTGGACTACAGAAATGGATATTCTTTTAAGGGATTACAACAATAATAATCCAGTAGATGATAGAAGGGCAACTACTCTTTTTGAAAGTATTAGGGACTTGTTGAGAGAGAAGATGGTGAGAGGTGAGATTACTCCCAAAGAAGTAGATAGCATCAACAGAAACTTGGTTATTAGAAATAATGCCAAAGCTAAGTTGAGAGAATACTTCTGGAATAGTAAGTTTGCTACATCACAAATCATTGAACTCACTACAACTGACCTTGCTTTCTACAAGAATATAGAGGACTTCCAAAAGAGATATAAGGAAGTTCATGCTCCTGCTCTTAGACTTAATACCAATTCTAAATATGGTAGAAAGGAAGAGAGAACTATCTATCTAAAGGATGATGAGATTGTATCTTCTGCACTTGATGATATTGCAACTGTACTTGATGAAAGAGTCAAGAAAGGTGAGATGTCAAAGAGAGATAGGGATTTAATCTTGAATAAGTTCAGAGAGGTAAATGTGGCAGATGCTCAGGCTTATAGGTCATTAAGTTCTTACAGAGCTATACTTGATATGTCTGGTCAGTGGACAGATGATATGCAGAGAGCCTTTGATAACTTCCAAAATGGTAAGTGGGATATGGCTGATTTCAATATTATCTGGCAGACTAAGAAACCTTATGTGTACACTCAGGTGAATAATATGAGTGGAGTTCAAGGTCATACAGGCATTAAGACACCAGTTCAGCATAAGAACTCTGAGTTCCTTCTTATGGCTATGCACCAGTTAGTTTCAGGTCCACTTGGTAAATCAGGTAAACTTGTAGCTATCAATGAGTTCATGGAAGAGAATGGAATTGATGTAGTTCAATTTGAATCAACTACTAAGGTTGGGAAACAAGGTGTTATTGATTTGAATAGTGTCAATACTAAGGAAGATGTGAAGTCTGTACTTAAGAATGCCACTACTCAGAATGGTGTTGAGAATCCTAATGTGGTTCATAAAGTAAGCTATGAAGACTATGGTATTCAGACTGCAACTCCAGAACATGCTATTGATGCAGTTCAGTTAGTTGGTACTCAGATTAGAAAGCTGATTACAGCAGATATTAGTCCAGATGTTAAGATTGATGTAAATGGCAGGGAAATGTCTAAGCAGGAATGGTTAGATATGTACAATGCTATTAACACTGAGAATATCATTCAGGCTTTTGCTGATGTAAATGAAATCTTCAAGGATGCCAGACAGGTTGAGAAGATTCTTCTTGAGGAATTGAGAGGTAATCAAAGATATGGAATTGATATGATTAGAGCCTGTACTCTTAATGAGAAAGGACAATTCAATATTCCATTATTTGACCCTGTACAATCTCAGAGGGTACAAACATTACTGAACAGCATTATCAAGAGTAGAATTACTAAGCAGAAGATTAGAGGAGGAGCACTTATTCAGGTATCTGACTATGGTCTTACTGATGAATTGAAGATTGTTTTTGAAGGTGAAGGAGAGAACAAGAGAATTAAATATCTCGAAGTTTATATGCCAGCATATAGTAGGAAGTTCTATGAACCTCTTATGAAGGCAGGTACTCATGAACTGGATGTAAATAAATTACCAGACAGCTTGAGAAAGTTGATTGGTTATAGAGTTCCAACAGAGGACAAATACTCAATGGCTCCTCTTTATATCAAAGGTTTCTTGCCTCAGCAAAATGGTAGCTCAATCATGCTTCCATCAGAGATTACTACCTTGAGTGGTTCTGACTTTGATGTGGATAAATTGTATATCATGTTACCTGAGTTCAAGATAACTCCTAAGTATAATAGAAGACAGTTTGTTGATGATTTGGTTGCTCAATTGACACAAGGAAAAGCTGTATCTCCTGAAATGTTGAAGGAATATAGACAGAGTGTAAACAGAGCCATAGATGATGGTAGGAAAGCTCCTAAGGATAGTCAGGAATATAATCTCTGGAAGACATATAAAGCTAATAGAGAGAAGTATAGAGTATCTTCTGAGGATAAGATTGAGAAGATTGAATATGACTTTAGCAAGTCTCCACAAGAGAATAGTCTTGAAGCCAGAAACAATCTATTGATTGATATGATGTGGGGTGTTCTGACTAATGCTGACACTGCTTCAAAGATGCTTAACCCCGGTGGTTTTGATTATCAGAAGAAGTCTGCAAGAATGATTAATATCCTTCAATCAAGTAGAGAGTCTGAACTAAGGAAGGAACTGAATATCCCTGAGAATCAAAGTACTCTTAATAAGTTAAGTAGTATGGATTTGGAACAACTTGATAAATTGGCAGAGAAGTTCAAGAAGAAACTTGACCCTCTTAATCCAAGGACTCAGGTTCAACTTCATCAGCAGAATATGACTGGTGCAGCATTGATTGGTATTTATGCCAACCATAATGCAAACCATGCTTTGATGCAACATACTGAATTAGGTCTTGACACTGAGAATGGTTCTTTCTTACTTAATGGTAAGAGACTAACTTCTCTTCACGGTCTGATGAATGACAATAAAGAGTATATCTCAAGGAATAATGCAGGTTTCCTTGCTGCATCTGTGGATAATGTGAAAGACCCTGTGCTTGCTTCATTGAATCAAAATACATTCACTGCTGATGCCTCAATGCTTTTAAGTAGGCTTGGTTATAATCCTATTGAGATTGGTTTGATTATGTCACAACCAATTGTAATGGATATTACTAATACCTATTTCAGAGAAAGTAGAGAAGGCAAAGGAAAGGACACAATTATTGATGAAGTCATTGAGAACTACAAGAAAAGGGCTGCAATGATGGAAGATGTAACCTATGACAATTATAAATCTAATAAGTTCATGGCAGATGAATTGGCAGACAATATTATTCTCCAGAAGGAAGTAGAGGAATTAAGTGATAGGAATCAGACATCTGACTACAGAAAGGTTGAGTTCTATAAGAAGCAGGTGGCTGCTGGTTATTTATTTAAGAGAATAATGGGCACAGCAGATGCTTTAGGACAGTTGGTTCAAGCTACAAGAGCAGATACTCAAGGTGGTGCAGCAGGTCCTACTATTGCAGATACACAGATTAAGATACAGAAGGTTGATGATTTCCTGACTAATGTAGTGCTAAATGAAAACTCCCCTTTAACTGGTGCAGATGTTATCATGCCTTTCAGTATGAAAGGTATGGATATTGACCAGATAAGAGAGAAGTTATTAAGCTCCCCATTACCTTATTTACAGGCATTCTTTAGTCTTGGTATTGACCAGACACAAGAAATGTTCAGTAGATATTTCCCTCAATTCACTGACTCTTTCAGAGAAGTAATTGATGGTAAAGAGGGATTGAGAGGCTTAAGACAGTACACTAAGACAGGCAAGTTAAATGCAAAGACACTCAATAATATCTACAATGATTTGTTAGCCTATATTATGTCCAAGACATCATTCTTTGGGCAAGAAGCTAACCTCAGAGCAGATGATAAGGTTACAACAGCCAGTGATAAGAGAAGGGATTTCATCAATAATTTCCCTGATTATTTCAACAGAACATTGAGTGAACATCCTGAAATAGCTGAACTTGAGTTTGTTAAGAGATTAAGAGTAATAAGGGCTAACCAAAACAATCCTGTAGATACAGTAATATTTAAGAATGTTGGTCAGTTAAGTCCTACTCTGAGAGAAAGATATATGAGAGACTGGCAATCATTGTTATATATGGGACCAGAAGCTCAGGCTTTAGCTCTTAATCTATTCAGATACAGTTATTACAGAAATGGGTTTGCATTTGGACCTTCTACTTTCATTCATTTAGCACCAACTGCTATCAGACAATCTGTTCCAGAGTATATTGATACCCTGAGAGGATTGTTGGAAAGTGAGGATGATTACAGTCAGTTTATTGACCAGTATATCTATAATCACTTAGATAATAGACAGTTGGTTCCTGAGATTCCCACAGAGGCTTCTACTTCTTTCACTAATGAACAAGGTGATGCTTTGGATATGGTTAAAATAACCATTGATACTGAATCTAACAACAGTGATAAGAAGGTAATAAGGAAGAGAGAGGGAATAGGAGAGGAAACAACCTATGACTTCTTTAATTACATAGCAAGAAGATACAAGGGAGGTACAATATATTACAGGCTTACACAAGCTGATAATGTACAACCTAATGTAGCTGTGTATGAAAGGATAGACCCACTTGGATTCAAGAACAGTTTCATTGAGTATGAATATGGTAAGGATGTTACTGAAATGAAGTCAGTCATTGATAAGAATGATAGGGATTATACTCCTAATATAAATCAGGATATAACAGCCTATCAGGAAGAGAATATTGATTATGACTCCATGCCAGAATATCTTAACTATGATTTCTCAAGTCTGACTCAAGATATTGCAAGTGAGGCTTTCAGTCAGGTGTATGGTGCTCCACTTGAAGTGAATGAAGGGAAAGCAGATGATATTAATTCTATCAATCCAAATACTGAGTATGAGGATGCAAACAATGATAAAATCTGTGGTGCAAATACATTATATGAATTATAGATATGGCTAAGAAATGTGCAATAATTCCTCAAGTGAGGAACAGTAAAAATGAGGTAGTAAGCAGCAGGTTATTTAAAGACCTGCTGGCTTATGCCCCTAATAGACAGGAGGCAACAAGAATATACCTCATTACAAAGAGTAGTGACTTTATTACTAATTGGAATCCAAGGTTACAGATGGATGAGAATGGTGAACCTACTCTAAGCAGTCTCTTAAAGAAAACTAATCTAAGAAGTATTATTGATGAGCAGAAGATTCTAAAGAACCTTAATGAAGAGATTGGTCATTACCACAAGACAGGCAGAGCCAAGTTATATCTGAACAATGATGAGAACTATAGAATGTTAGTCCAAAAGGCTATTCAATTCAATACTCAATCAGAGTTTAGAGAGGACTATGTTGCATCTGTTGAAAAGGTATGGGACAATGAAAGTAATAGGGTTTATATCAGTCCTTTTGTCAGAGTAAGAAATAAGATGAACAGTCTTGAAGCTAATAGTATGCAGTATAATTACACTCTTAATAATAGATTGAGGGAGATATTAGCTGCTAATGGCATTGGGATAGGTGCTCTTACAGACTTAGAACAGAGAAGAGGAGTGGCAGGAGTAACAGACTTTAGTCAAGCCAGAGATGCTGCAACAGGTATAATTGAATTGATTAGACTTGCTGATGGTATTAAAGGTGAGAGAGCATTACCAGAAGAATTTGCTCACTTTGCTATTGAGGCAATGGGTGATAATCCTCTTATCAATAGATTGGTTAATCACTTAGCTAATAATAGCTTGGTAGGTGAGATATTAGGTGATGATTATGCTACTTATGATAGTCTATATAAAGGTGATGAATCAAAGTTAGCCAGAGAAGCTGCTGGTAAACTACTTGCTAAACACTTATTACAGTCTGAACCCATCCCTTCTTCATCTTATAAATCCCTTCTGGAGAGGTTTATCAATGCTGTAAAAAATTTCTTTAGAGGATTAGGGGCTTCACAGTTCCAAAAAGCAATGCTTGAGGCAGAGAGTAGCTTTAGTAAGCTGGCTGGTGATATTCTTACTGGACAGATGGATGAAGCTATTAGTGTTGAGAATATAGCTACTTCTGAGGCATTCTATTCTACTACTGAAAGGGTGGATAGAGATAAAACTCTCTTGAAGAAGATTATAGATAATGAGTTGAAGAGGCTCAAGATTTATGAAAAGAGAAATCCTAACAGTCAATTTAGTGCCAATCAGAGGTTATTAATAGACAGGTTAGAGCTTGAATTAGCTGATAATAGTGAGATTGAAGGTATCTATATGTTCCTTGATAATGCACTTGAAGAACTAAGGAAAGTAAGCAGTAGACTTGAGGTATTGAGAAATACTCCTGCAACCAATCTTAATGAAAGGGCTGGAGTACTCAGGGACATCAGGAACTACATGTACAGTTATAAGAGGATAGCTGATTCAGTAAGAGAAGCTCTAAGAGAGGAAGAGAAGTCCACAGACAATAGATATGGTCAAAGGGTAAGGGTTGCATTAGATAATGTCACTACCATGCTTAATGACCTTGCAGTGGACTATAATACAATCTCCATGCCTCTATTTGTTGATTTCATTAAACCTTTTGTAGGGGATAACCTTGTGGTTCCATTTGGCAAATATAAAGGAAAGACTCTAAATGCAGAAGAGTTGGTTAAAATAGCTGATGAGGATATTTCTTTCTTTGATAGATGGCTGGATAGTATGGCTGATTCATCTGATTACATGTTGAAGATTATGGACCAAGCTGTTAAAAAGAGCAAGGAACAAGCCAGATTGAAGACTATTGATATTCAGAAAGAACTGCAAGCTGCCACTATTAAACTTGAACAGGCTGGTGTGAAAGACACTGAGTGGATGTTTGAGAGAGATAGTAAAGGCAATCTAAGTGGTAATTATATCAGTGAGATAAATCATGCTCTATTTAGAGAGAGAATGAGGACTATGTTCCAAAGTCTCAATGAAAAATATGGCAGAAATCCTGTAGGAGAGAATGCTGATAAATACAATGAAGAGAGACAGAATTGGTTCAATGCCAATATGGAGACTGTAGATGGAGTTAGACAACCTAAGAAATCCATTTATGAAAGTATGGAGTTCAGAAGGCTAAACAAAGCCCAGAGGGATTATTATACTACTGTAATGGATATTAAGGCTAAACTTGATGCTCTTCTTCCTGATAAATATACTAAGCTGAATAGTGCTGTAAAGATTAGGAAAGATTTGGTTGAGAGGGTTAAAAGCTCTGAAAGTGTGAAGGCTGGTACTCAACAAGTTTGGGAAAGTATCAAAGATATGTTTGTTAGGAGAACTGATGATACAGACTTTGGAGACAAGGCAACTGTAAAAGACTTTGAGGATAGAGAGGTACAAATGCTACCTATCTACTTTACAAAGCTCAAGAAGGGAGAAAGTGCTAATGACTTATCTACTGATATAGTAGGCACTATGACTGCTTATGCAGCAATGGCTAATGACTTTGATGAAATGAATAAGGTCATTGATGTTCTTGAAGTAGGTAGAGATATGCTGAGAGAAAGACAGGTTACTCAGACAGAAGGTGGTAAACCTATGGTTGAGAAGTTTAAGGCAGTAGGCAGAAAGGTTGAGAGTAAATTAACTAAGACAGGAGACAAGTCAAGGTTTATGGAAAGACTGAATGACTTCTTTGAAATGCAGGTATATGGAAAATATATGGCAGATGAAGGAACATTTGGTAAGACTAATATTGACAAGGGAAAGGTAGCCAACTTTATTAATAGAATGACTTCTATGAATAACTTGGCATTGAATGTCCTTTCAGGTGTTTCCAATATAGCTACTGGTAAGGTGATGATGAGGATTGAGTCTTTCTCAGGAGAGTTCTTCAATGAAAAGAATACCCTAAGAGCTGATAGAACTTATGGTAAGGAATTACCATCATTCTTAGCTCAATTAGGTGATAGGGTAAAGACTAATAAGTTAGCTTTATGGGATGAATTATTCAATGTAATGCAGGAATATGAACAAGATACAAGAGAAGTCAACTTTGATAGGAAGACTTGGTTCAGTAGAATGTTTGGTACATCTGCTTTATTCTTCATGAATAATGCTGGTGAACACTGGATGCAGAATAGAACCAGCTTAGCTCTGGCTGATGCTTATAAAATGAAGGCTCCTAATGGTAAGTTAGTAAGTCTATGGGATGCTTTTGAGGTTGTACCATTAGATAGTAGTAACAAGAAGTTAGGTGCTAAATTACAGCTAAAACAAGGCTATACTAAGGCTGATGGCTCAGCTTTTACTCAAGAAGATATAATTAAGTTCAGCAGAAAGAGTGCAGCTATTAACCAAAGAATGCACGGTATTTATAATAAAGCTGATAGAAGTGCAGTACAAAGATTGGCTATTGGTAGATTGGGTATGATGTTCAGGAAATGGATTAAACCATCACTGAATAGAAGATTCAAATCAGCTACATATAACTATGACCTTGAAGCATGGACAGAAGGTTATTACCTTACTACTGGCAGATTTATGAATGCCCTATTCCAAGACCTAAGGAAAGCTCAGTTTGATATTGCAAGTAAGTGGAATGAAATGACTCCCACAGAACAGGCAAATGTCAAGAGAGCATTAACTGAGGTAGCCCACTTCCTTGCAGTAGCAGCAGCTATTGGATTGATAGAATGGAGTGATGATAGGGACAGACCTTGGTTAGTCAAAATGATTGAGTATCAACTAAGGAGGTTATATACTGAATTAGGTGCTCTTACTCCTACTCCAGAAATGGTTGGTGAAGGATTGAGGATATTAAAGTCTCCTGCTGCTGGTGTAAATACAGTAGAAAAGACTCTTAATCTAATCAATCTGATGAATCCAATGAACTATGAAACATTCAATGGAGAAGATGCAATACTTAAGTCTGGACCTTACAAAGATAAGTCTAAAGCTCAACAGAGTTTACTTAAGTCTCCTCTTGCTCCTATGTATAATACAATTATGAGAGGTGTTTATATTGAAGACCAAATACCATTCTTTAAACAATAATTTTAAATAAAAAAAAAAAGTTATGAGTGATTTTAAAACAAGATTAGTAGAAGAACAAGTTCAACTTGAAGAAAAGCTTAATAAGTTAAGTAGTTTTATCCTTAGTGATAATTTTAACAAGATTGATGATGTTCAAAAAGCATTACTACAAGTTCAAGCAACTGCTATGAATACCTATAATCAATGCTTGAAAGAAAGGTTAGAAAGGCTATGAAAGAAGAAAGGGGAAGTAGATTATTCTACCTCCCCTTTTTATTTACACCTTAATAAAAAATTTCAGCCTAATGCTTAAGAGTTACATCTTAATGCTTGCTCTCTTTCTTCTTGGGATACTTCATTCCACTTTTCTTCACTCCATTTCTCTTTCATACTATCTGAAAGACTACTATAATCAAGTTCTCTTCTCTTACTTCCTAAAGGTTCAACTCTATATTCAGCATTACTATATCTTCCATTATTAATGTCATGATATAATGCTGTCAGAGATGGACTGTAGTAGTTCCAGAATCTGACTTTATATATTAATGATTTGAAGAAATCAATGATATGATTAAGTAATGACTTATCATTTGAATGTTTACTCTTGTATTCATCCAGAGCCTTTTGAGACTCTACATCATCACCAAACATATATTCAGCAGCAAGTTCCATACTATCCTTGATTCTTGTTACAACAGAAGGACTATTCACATTACTTGCCATGACAAATCTTCTAAATCCTTCTGCCATATTTTCCTCAAGGTCTCTCTCACTAATATTACCATACAAGGCTTTAGCTTCTTCAAATAGTCTTGCTCTATTTTCCTCAGAAGTCATTAGCTGGAATACAACATGGAATGCTTCATGGTATGTAGTACCTTCTGCTGCAATATCAGAAAGAGTTACTACTCCTTCTTTAAATTGACCCCATGCTATAGCTCCTTTACCAGCAACTTCAATAAGACCATTACTTATTTGGATTCTTCCATCCTCACTCAATTGAGGTAGAACCTTATTAAGCCAAGATAGTTCTTTCTCTTTATTCCATACAGGTCTATCAAGTTTATCTACTTGTCTTAATTCAAATTCTACATCAAACTCTTCATCAGTCTGATTAATAGCTTGCTCTTTAGCTACTGTAGCCTGAGCACCACTTGCATCTGACTGATTAATAGTAGCAGGGATAATAGGCTTCTCAATCTTAACTGGTTCAGTAGAAGGAGTATAAAGTATAGTACTTTCCTGAGACATATCTACAACTCTCTGAGGATTACCTTCCAGTATCTTCTTTATATTGTTCTTAGCCTCAGTCTCACTATATGACAGTACAGCATTCTTTACTAAAGCAATAGTATTACCATTAGGAAATACTGCATAGAAATCATTAGATGCAACATGTGCAGGTTGGTCTCCAAATCCTTTAGTGATATTAGGAACCTTAGTCATATATACCTCAACTCCATTCACCTTTCCAATAGGACTTAGATAACCTGTATGCAACTTTCCATCTCTCAAGAAGTAACCTACTTTACTATCTGACATACTATAGTCTGGTAGAACATTATTTATAGGTTCTCTTGTTTCCCATGTACTGTTGAATATAGGTAAGCTACTATCAGTATTACTCACTTCTGGAGTAGCTACACTACCAACTAAAGGAACATTCACAGATGAATCATAGTTAAGAAGAATACCTTTCTCCTTATTTACTCTACTAACATTATCCTTGTTGTACTCAAGTACAAAGGGTAATATAGCTAAAGTAGTGATAGGAGTATGATATTGGGATTCAAATAAGTTCTTGTAAGCACTTAATTGTTTAGTATAATACTGCTCCTGACTCATTGTTTGGGTATTAGATTTATTCTTGAAGTAATTAACCTTTCTACCATTCCTATCAACAAAGTCATAGAAACTGTATCTACTTGTCTTAACATCATATATCTTGAAGTTTCCATTAGCATCTACAGAGAGAATATCAACCTCACCAGCTACCCTGTTTCCATTCTCATACTTATTGAAAAGTACTATATTATTAGTAAGGAATGTCTCACCCCTTGCTTCAATATTACTCTTAATTTCAGTAAGAGAAGTAACCAAATCATTGAATGCCTGTTCAGACATATTACTTGGTTTAACTGGCATTTCACTTGATGTGAAGAAGTTTCTGATTACACTATCTACAGAAGTACCTGCTTCTAATGCTCTTTGTGAATTAGTTCCAGACATCTTATCTCTTACTATATTCACAATAGTATCTCTACTTCTTACATCTATCTTACCCTCAAAAGCTGTAAGGTCTACACCATAATGGTTACTTAAGTTCTTAAGGTAGTTATTGAACTGTGTTATATTATCTGCATTCTTTGAGAGATTAACTCTTAAATCCTGTAGAGCTTTAGTTTGCTTAGGAGACTCAATCCAATTACTTCCTAATACTGAATGTACCCTCTTATATTCATGGTATTCACCATCATCCTCAAGGATATAATAGAACTCACTATCAGTTCTTGTCTTATCAACCTTAGCTTGGTTCTCTGCAATCTGGTCTATAACCTTCTTAGAGTCAGCTACAGTCTTCTTTCTATCAGCTAATTTCTGTTTGAATTTATCTGATGCAGCACCAGTTACATACTGACCTGTATTTCTGTTCAGAACCTTACCATTAGGAAGAAGGGTGATACCCCCCATCATCATAGAACCATTCTGAGCATCCCCATAGTTTTCTTGTATATAAGCCATATCAAGAATAGACTCTGGGAAAGAGTTAAGAGTTCTGCCATTATTATCCCTTACAGTATTTGAAGTCAAATCTACATGGTATGTAGTATTATCAAATGAAACTGTAGTTCCTGCAATAGCCCCCTCTGTACCTCCTACAGGAGTTTGTATCTTTCTACCTTCCTCAGCCTTAACTGATGCAGGGTTTAGAGCTTGCTGTAAGTTGCCTTGTATATCAAAGTAATCTGTTGTAAACCAATTACTTTTTACACTGGCATCTATTATATTAGATGTCATTACTCCAGAAGAGAGTAACATGTTATTGTAGCCTCCCTTATTAAGCATACCTAAATTCACCTGTAATGGAAGATTGAATGCCATTAAAATGTTTTGTATTTCACTGGCTACTTCCTGTGAATCTCTTGTATCAGGTTGAGTTTTAACACCCTCTCCACCTAATTCATAGAGAACATTAGGGTCCCATCTTTCAGTTAAGAATACAGTTCTTGCATCTTCTCTTCTGACTCTCTTACCATCTACTTCATCATAGATTTCATTCTTATTAGCATCTCTCTGAACCTTAGTAAACCTGATACCATTACCATTCTTACCTTGTATATAGTCAATATGGACATCCCCAATATATAGACTTCTTGCCAAGTCTTTTACTGCATTATTAACATCTTCCTCTGTAAAAGCATTAGCTAAAGCATCAATACTCTTCTTTATATTCTTATATAAAGGAGTTGAATTAATAGTAACATCTTCTGGATTATATTCACTTTCATTGAAGTGCTTAACCCTTACAGCAGCAGGACTATATTTACCAGCAGCATTAGGAATAAGGATATACATCCTACCTTCCTTTTGGCTCATATCCATTGGCTTGGTAATTAAATCATCACTGATTCTACCATTAGTAGATAGGACACCATTCTTTACAATACCAAAGATAGAATTTGAAGATACATTAGGTATTTCTCCTATGTTTCTTTCTTCTGTACCATAAGGTATTCTACCAACCATTATCTGAGATACTCTTGTAGTAGGAGTAGCTATAAACTTCTTATCCTTTCCAGTCTGATTGAACTCTTCTTTTACTCTTTCAATAAGACCTGATAACCCTTCATATCTATCTACTACATACTGACTTTCATCTAATGAACCAACTATTTGGTTATTTCTCTTATCTACAATAAAGATTGTATGGTCATTGAATTCAGGGTCAATCATAAAGCCAAGTTCATCACCTACCTTTAGATTACCTTCATTTACATAACTGAAAGCTCTATTATCTCTAAGATAGTTATAAAGTTCATCAAAGTTCAAGTTCTCTTTCTCTGCAACTACTACATTGAAAGGTCTGAAATCTCCATCCTTACTTGCATTAATATGCAATTCAGGAATAGTAGGTCTATAATACTGCCTCTTACCCTTTGCATCCTTATCCAATGATTGAGGAGTAGGAGCATTTTCATTGGCTTTCTTATTTTCCTCAGCTACCATTTGAGGGGTAATATTACCTACAGGAGGTTCATAAGTATCAACTGGTCCAGCATTAACTGGTGGAACTGTTGTTGTACCACTATCTCCAGTTGTATCTTTTGATGTGGTTCCTTTTGTACCATCTGTTCTCTCAACTGGCTTTAGATATTCAGAAGGGAACCTTGCTTTGAATCTTTGGTCATTATTAACCTCACTCATTGCAGATAGAAGACCATATTGAGCCTCAGCAAAATTCATCATATTCAAATCATCTGGTAGATTTTCATCATACAGACTCTCTGGATTATTAATGAATACTGAGTTAGGATTAGCCATTTCCTCAAGATTATTAGCATTTTCATGTTGAGTCCTAAGTAGTTCTTGTGCATTAGCTTTAGCCTCAGGAGAGATAGGTTGTCTATCTATTGCCCTGCTTACTTCACTATTATACATTTGAACTTCCTTATAGTCCTTAGCCATCTTATTACCTTCATTCTCAAGTTCATCGAGAATCTGTTGTCTTTTAGATGAATCAGGCTCATTATTCAATGCTTCTCTGAACTCATTAAGGTTAGTAGCAGCTAATGCTGCATCCTTAGTCTTAGCTATCTCTTGTCTTTCATTTTCTCTTATAATATTCTCTCTTTGTCTCTCTTGTTTTTGTGCAAGAGCTTGAGGATTTCTAAGATAAGTATCATACTTGTCAATGAAATCAAGTCTTCTTTCAGCTATCTTATGAAGGTCATTAACCTCATCAATTATATCCTGTTTATTAGGGTCAGTCTGTAATGCCTTATCTAATAAAGAGATATAAGATTGAGCTTCCTTTGAATCAGCAAGTTCATTAATTAGTCTTACAGGAGAAAAGTTTAAGAAGTCTGATAACCTATTAATCTTATTTTCATCACTGTCACTAATAAACTCCCTATCCATAGAGGCATCTAATACTCCTTGAAGTCTATCCTTTATATCTTCATGTACTGATTTAAACCTATTTTCAAGATTATCAATATTTGAGAAGTAATAAGTCATTTCTTCAAGACCATCCTCATCAAAGTAATCTCCAATCTTAACTTGTAAGTCCTGACTAATCTTTCTATAGTTATCTACAGCTTCCTTAGTTTCCTGAGTTTGCTTTTGAATCTGTTCAATTACTTCTGCATCAGTCATATTATCATATACTGATGTACCAGTTTCCTGATTAGTAGTAAGTTGTCTTATTTGTTCAACATCTTCTTCTTTTATATTACCAGCTTCCTCAATTATATCATATAGGTCATTGATTCTTCCTGCCTTATCAAACATGATAACATCACTAATAAGCTGGTTATGTTCAGCATTCTTAAACTCAAAGTTATCATTGTTATCAGCAGCTTCATCCATTTGTTTTTGGTAAGCATTATGTCTGATAGCTGATTGATAGTAATTAAGGAACTCAGGTGATTGTACTCTATTATTAAGTTGGGCTACAATGGCATCATCCTTTTCACTTCTTTCTCTTATCTCTTGTATATCCTCCTTAATACCTCCTTGAAGATATACTGGGGATTGGAAGCCACCTTCACTATTTCTTGTACTTCTAAAGCCCGGAATACCAACTAAACCAGTTAAACCACCAATGAAACCTTCTTCCCACCCTTCAACAGTACCATAGGTTTGCTGAATAGCTTTTGCAGTAGCTTGTAACCAATCAATAGTCTCACTCTCTGCATCTGGGTCTATCTTGGCTCCATAGAAGTCATTAAGTTCAGAAGCATATTTATATCCTGCAACTTTACCTGCAACAGCCTGTCCCATTTCTTCATAAGGACCTTCTGCAACACCTTTACTTGCAATCTTTAAAGCATTTCTAAGTACAGAAGGTTTAGCTGCACTATAACTTACAGTACCATCTTCTGCAACTGTCCTTAGTATCTGACTACCTTTCTTAGCTGTATTATATCCACCTGCATAGAACTTACCAAACTGCCAAGCATCTGATACAGTAAGTAGTGGAATATTCAGAGCAAAGTCTATATTACCCATCTTAGCCCTATCTTCTGATAGTTTCTGTAGCCCACTATTGTAATCAAACTTAGCATCTACTCTTGCCTGTAACATAGCTTGTCCTTCTGGAGTGAGAACTTGCTCAAAAGACTTTCCATCAGGAGAAATCTGATACTGTGCAAATTGAGGGAACTCTCTAAGCATAGCTTCTTGCTCTTGTGCTGCTACTTTAGCTTGTGCATCATCAAGTTGTTGTTTATGAAGCTCAAACCAGTCTTTACTATTCTGAATAGCTTCAATTCTTGCTTCACCTAATGCACCTGAGAAAGCACCAGTAAGTTTAAGAGTAGGCTCAGCCATCTTAAGTTTCTTGGCATCCCTTGCTAATTCCTCAGTAAGCCTTACACCATCAAGGAATAAATCTCCTTCCCTATAAGCCTGTAAAGCTGCATTAGGATTAAGAGCTTCACCTGAGGCTGTAACTGCACCTTTGAATGCTTGTCTTGCTTTATTAAGACCAAGTAACTTTGAGGTTGCACCAGCACTAATCTTACCAGAGTAGGCAGCACCAACAGCAAAACCTAAGTTCTTAAGGAACTTATCCCCAATAAAGTTAGCTGAGAATATATTCTCATACCAAGGGTCATTCTGCTCTGCATCAGTATAGTAATTAGGTAGAACTGACTCTGACCATTCATTTACTTGCTGCATTGCATTTGAGAAAGGATTATCCCAGAAGCCTGAGAATGTTCCTGTAGCTGCTGCATTACCTAAACCTACTATAGTACCAAGGATACCATCAGCAAAGGTAGTACCTGCAAGAACAGCTCCCTTAGCTAACCCAGCACCTATCTGAGCATACCAAGGTTGCATCTCCCCCCTTGTATTGGCTAAGTTATCAAGTTGGGTCATAGATGTAATGTCTTCATCATACATACTATCATTTACTCCAACAAAGCCTACCTCTTGAGGTACAGCTCTTTGTAAGGCACTGTTAGAGACTTGCTTATAATCCTCTATATTATCAATATGAGGAACATCTCTAAGAAGTCCTTCTTGCTTTAGTGCATCTATACTTTTAAGTCCCCTTAACCCACCTACTCCTTGTGTAGATGGGTCTTGGATTTGTTGATTATTTGCCATATTCTTCTACTCTAATTTAGAATCTGTATTACTTTGTCTCTTAGCAAGTGTATTGAACTTACCATAGATATAATTCATCATTGTATTGATGTATCTTTGAGCTTCTACATCATAGCCATTCTCAAGAAGTACATTAATATTATTCATATATCCTGCCACACTTCTATCTGCATCATCTATTAGCTCAGGGTCAATAACTGCTGATTTAGTTTTACCATCCTTAGTGGCATTGATTATAAGTCCAACCTCTGGGTCATAACTTATATCATTGTCACCAGTGAAGTAATCTGAGATATTCTTTAACTTAATAGGGTCTCCCTTCCTATTATCATCAAGTTCATAAAGACCAGTTGATTCTGTAGCTGCACCTAAGGTTCTTGCATTCTCCTTTATAACTTGAGAAATTAAGTCACTCTGAGTTATATTAGGTTTATATATAAAGTCTCTTACAGCACTGCTTCTAATATCAGCTTGTAACTTCTGTTCAAGTTGGTCCATATTACCATCCTTCATATCATACTTCTTGATTATCTGTTGAAGTCTTTCTGCATGAGGTTTAACCTTATATATTCCACCACCAACATTCACACCATATTGAGTTGGATAACCCGGATTAACTCTCTCAACTTCTTCATTAATCATAGAAGGATTAGCTCTTAACTGTTGTATGAACTGTAGTTCATCATTAAGTTCAGTAGTCTTCTTGTCTCCATCTACTTTAGTCTTAGGTACTGACCTAAATACAGCAGAGGGGGTTCCTTCTGTCTTACCTTTCTTAGCAGCAGCTAACCTTTCCTGCATTGCATAATCATAAGCCTTATTAGAAAGAGTTTGATATTGAGTTTCACCCACTGCATTCCACAAACCTTGTCTTGCATAATCATAGGCTCTATTAAGGATATTCTCATCATTCCAGTTCCTAATACCAGAACTTCCTACTGCATCTTCCACAATACCTTGAAGTATAGGAGAAGCCTCAGGATTATTCTGTACAGCCTGCATAATTTCCTCAGGTCTGAATCCCTTCTGCATGATGGTTTCATAGTATTGATTACCTAAGATTGTTCTCCACTTTCTTGGGTTCTCTCTTACTTCCTTAGCTAAATTCTGTGCAGCAGTACCCACTTGTTTGGATAATAGTGCTCCAGAATAGGATTGTGGTGATAGAGCTGGGTTAGATATTAGTTCATCTAAGGAAAGTGTAGAAGCAGGTCTATCAAATAACAGTGTACTATCCTGAGCCTGTAATTTCCTTTGTTCATCTACTAACTCTTGTCTTCTCTTATAAGCCTGTTCTATAGGAACAATCTCAGAAGAGTATCTTCTTTTCATATCAATCAATCCCTGTCTACTTGCAGGAGTAAGTCCTTGTTTAGCTAATGACTCAGCTTGTGCAGCCAAGTCATTAGAATATTGTTTGTACATTGCATAAGCCTGTGGGTCTGTCTGTTCATTAGCCATTCTCTCAAAGACATCTGCTTTAGTTCCTAATTCACCCATACCCTCTTGAATAGTATTATATTCTTGAGTGTATGCTTGAAGTGGTTGAAGCATTTCCTGATAAGAGAATGGTCTGAACTTAGCACCACTTACAAAACTGAAATTAGCCATAAGTCAATCCTTTCTTCTTTTTAGTTCTTACTTTACCACCTTTAGCTTTCTTAGTTCCTCCAGTGTATTCTCCTTTGGTATTCATCTTAAGAACACCTGATTTAGCTAATGTATCAAGCCAATTAGCTTGCTCATTTTCCCATCCCATATCACCTAAACCTTGTAAGAAGTTAGTTATATTAGCACTTCTTCTTGCAGCATCTTGGTCTTTAATACCCTGCCTTAATTGAGCTACAGTTGTAGCCTGTCCTAATCTTGCTCTCTTAGCTGCATTTCTTGATTCTGCATTAAACATTGAAGCCTTAAGTCCAGTCTCAGTATTAAACATGTTAGTACCTCTATTGAATGCCTCAACTCTTTCTCTCAACTGTTGGTTATATTCTTCTGCTTGCCTTGCTAAATTACCCATGTTTTGACCATAGTTATAATCAGCAGCAAGTATTCCAGCCTGAGCATTAAGCCTGTTACCACCTGAGGTATTCATTAAACCCCTTCTTGTAGCAGCAGCCTGTTGATTCATCTTGTTGATATAGAAGTCCCTATCTAAAGGTCTATAAGATAGATAGTTTCCAATAGGAGCATATCCTACTGCCTCAGCACCTAAATCTACTCCACTGATTAAATCAGCACTATCATAGTCTGGTTTACTGAATAAATCTGATAGACTTGCTAAACCAGAGCCTATAATTGGTGCATATCTTGTCCATGTCTGTCTATTACCATTATTACCTTCTGGAGCTATTTCACCAGTTTCTCCTGATTGAACCATAAGAGCTTCAAGCTCTTCAACACTCATTGGGTCTTCCAAAGCTAAGCCATAAGGATTTGTATCACCTCCATAAGCAAACATACTTGGATATTCATTTCCTTCCCTATGGGCTTCCTTTCTTTGCCTTGCTTCCTCTTGTGCAGTAGCTATTCTTTCCATAGCAGCTTGTAATCCCTTAGTACTTAGAGGGTCATTAGGTCTTTCTTCACTTTCCCTTTGTGCAGATTTAGCAGCCTTAGCAAAGGTTTTACCTCTTAACTTGTATTCCTTTCTTATATCATCAGGTATCTCCATTCTATCAGAGAATACATAATCATCATAAACTACTTCACCTTGCTCAACTAAGTTAGGAGCACCTTCTGGGTCAACTCCTATTTGAATTCCTTGATAAGGATTTTCTTCATGAGAACCCCCTTCATTAATAAATGTAACTCCATTAGTAAAGTCTCCACCTTGTGTATTCAACCATCCTCCAAAAGCATTCCAATTCCTTGCATTCTGTGCAAAAGTAGCTCTCTTTCTTGTAGTAGGATTAGAACTATTCTTTCCTTTCCTAATACATGCTTCTGTTACTTTACCACCACAATATGCAGTAAACTTACCCTTATTTTTCTCCTTAATCTTAATATCTCCACCATCCTTAGCTATATTAGCTGCTTGAACAGTTTGTTCAGGTTCTTGTTGGAACATTCCTTGTATTCCCTGTGTAAAGGATTGATTAAAGTTATTACCTACTACACTGTCAAACAGACTTCCACCAAAAGCCTTTAGTGAAGGATATTTAGCAAGAACCTTCCTTCTTACACTCTCATTACCATGTAATCCAGCTAATCTGAGTGCATCTCTTGCATCAGCTTTAGTTGGTATTGGGTAACTTCTGTGAGGTCCTGCAAAGTCTCCAGAAGGAACAGATGGATAAGGCTTTTTCTTAGAACCATAGTTTTTCTCTCTGGATAAGCCACCACCTTCTGCAAAAGCATTATATGTATTCATCTCTGGTAATGCTTGGAATGAGTTAGGAAGAGAGGTCAATCTTTGTTTAGCAACTGCACTCATCTCTTGATTATTTAAGTACCTATTATCAAACTCATAGCCTATTGCACCACTACCAAATTCAAGTGGACCACCATAAGCAGAGAAGTTTGCTAACATATTAAAGTCATTTTGTGTATCTATGTTATCAGCTCTTGTTTCAAAGGAAGTTAGTGCTCTCTCATTAGCTTCTTTAGCCTCTTTATTTAATTTTTTGGCTTTTCTCTTGGCTTTTCTATTACCACCAAGCCATCCACCAATAGCACTACCAAGACCTACTACACCACCTACAATAGCTCCAATAGGACCACCTACAGATGCTCCAGCAGCAGCCCCCTGACCAGCAGCTCCAATAGTATTAGTAACTCTTTGACCAGTACTTCCACCTCTGACATCTTTCCATGAATAGTCATCTTTCACTTTATTCCATGAACCCCATTCACTCATCAAATCATCATTAGATGAAGCACCTACTACCATATTCTTTTGAGCTTTATTCTGAGCTTCAATTCCACTGGTGTCTGCTATTTGTGCATTAGATATACCAGCTTGTGCTATACCACCAACAGCACCTCCAATACTTCCTATTGAATTGCCAAGATTCTCCCCTTTAAAGGCATTTGAGAATTGTCCTGAGGACTGCTGTCCCCAGCTTTGACCTCCAGTATCAAATATATTAGGAGGCATCTTGCCTCTTCTCTTAATTTTTTTCTTAGCCATAGTATAATTAATTTTGTTGCAAATGTATATAAAGTTATTGAATAAACAAAGCCTTTAATTAAAAAAGAAAGAGTCCACAAACTAAAATGTTTATGGACTCCTATTAATTATGCAAAATAGTGAATAATAGCATCATGGAACTCTGTTCTATATGTATTAGGAGTGTTCATTCCTAACTTAATATAAGCCCAAGTGTTCCTTATCCTATCCCTGTTATTTGCTATTGCTCTTGGTATATTAGCTCTCCATATCCTGAATTTCTTCTTTAATGGGGAAGGATGTCCAAGTAGATTAGTAAGAGGGGTAGTACCATGCTGATATTCATTCCATACATCAAGAGTATCAAAGGTCTTGTTGCTTATCAAGTTATCACTATCCCAACTATCAGCTCTAAACTCTACTGTATTGAATATCTTATCATTTGGTTCCTCAGCATTAGCCACAAAGGTAATACTGAATGGTTTATATTCACCAAAGAACATATTATAGTCTCCAGCAAACTGTTCCCACATCTTACCATCTTTAAAGGCATAAAACTCACTACTTACATTGAACATAGCAGGAACTCCTTCATAGCTCATGAATGAAGTAAACTGGTTAATCAACTCTGAATAACACAGACAATGGTCTTTATAAGTAAAGTACACATCATTATTATTCTTGTCATAGAATGACCTATAGTTATTATAACCAACAGGTTCCCAATTCACATGAACATTGTGAGTACTAATCCACTGTCTGAAACCTAACTTATCAGATAGACTAACTATTTCTCCATTAAACAGATATAATGAATTAGTTTCATTATCTATAAAGTATAGTCCAGAAGGAGATTCTGCAATAGACCATTTATTAGCACAGCCTATAGTATTGCTTATATACCTCTTACCACTTACCTTCAATCCATTAGTAATCTCAATTGGCATACCATCAGAAGTTGGTATCTGTACTCTTGAGTTGAATAATATATTACTCAAACCTCTCCTTTGAAAACAGAATATCTCATTATTATAAGTATTAAGAGAAACTATCTCCCCCTTATCTCCATCTAAGTCAAGAGTTGTAGCTAAAGTGATATTAGTCCAAGTATCTATATCTTCACCTAATGACTTTTCTTTAGTAACAGTAATAGAATTAGGAAAATAGTTTATACTAAATCTTTCATAATCTATAGTTCTAAATGTAAAGAAATTATTCTTCTGTGAATATACTGGATTAAATAGATTAAAGTTAGTGGGACTTACAGCTAAATTATTAACCTGTCCCCTGTTCTTATCATATCTTCCATCAATATTAACTTTAGATTCACACATAAAAGATACTATATCTACAATACTATTTTGGTCTTCATTAGTATAAGCAAATGTTCTAAGACAATCATATCTTTGATAATAGGTATCACCTTCTGTATACTCAATATTTATAGAATCCCCTATTATAACTGAATCTCCTGATGGTAACCAAGTGTTGTTTAATATAGCCTCCTCAGTATCTCCTCCAAATCTATTAACTACACTATCTCTATATAATTCAGCTAACCAAAAGAAGGCTCTATTCTCATTTGTAAAATTAATACTGTCCTGATAAACAGCACCTTCTGGAGCTGTGGGATTCCAAAATGGCTTACTATTTGCTGATGGAGCAAGGTAACCATTATTATTATTCTTCATAGGAAGTATTAATTGTTTACCACTTTCAGTATAATTAAAAGCAAATACTAAATGAGGATTAGATTTATATTTCATACTAACAGGCTCAGTTCCATATTTATCTGTATCAGCTATTCTGGTTAACCAATCTTGTACTTGGTCAACTGATATAGTTTGACTTATAGCATTATTGAACAAGTCAGCAATCTTTCCATCAGTTATCCAATCCTTAGTAGTGTATATCAGATATCCATTTTTGTATATTTCAGAAATCTGTTCACTCCTATTAAATGTAAGAACTTTATCTATATTAGCATAATAATTTAAAGAACCTAAATTAGAATTAGCTTGTGCAGGGATTCTAACTAACCCCTCTGTCCAAGAATTAACAGGTGTTATACCCGTGTGATTTGCATCTCCAGAAATTTCAGCTTCCCACACACTTTGATTAGGTAGATAATTGTTCTGTGAAGCAAATTTAAGATTACTTATAATCTTTCTTTGTAATGCAGCAGCTCTTGTTCCCTCAGTAGGAACACCCATATTCATTAAAGAACCATTTCTATGCCAAGGATATACCATCCATAATCTTTCAAGTTTATCTTGTGGAGAAGGGTCTTGGAACTTAACATTATCTGACCAAAATAATCCAGCAGATAATTGTCTACCACCATAATAAGAGGTAGATATATTCATATTAGCCACCTTCCCCTTATAAAAACCAGTTGCATAATTACCATAAGTAGGAGTGGAAGTAATAACACTTATATCAGATAAAGTATTAGTAAGATGAGTTGTACCAATTATCCTTAGTTTAAATTTCCCATTAGTAATATTCTGTAACCTATCATCAAATTCAACATCTGGAGAGTGCATAGTAACTATATTCTCATCTACTAAAAACTCAGAAGGAGAACCATCCACAAAATCTTTGGCATTAGTAGTACTTGGATTATAATAAGGAACAAGACCTAAAGAAGTTTGTATCTCCCATCTGGTAATTTCTGATAATGAAGCAGAACCTATAGGTTCATTATGTTGAAAGTAGGGAACTTCTCCAAATTCAGACAAGTGATTGGTTCCACTATACTCAGTTTTCCAAGTTTCAGTAGCTTGTTTGGGTCTACTAAACCATGAGGACTGTACAAATGGAGAGTTATCTAACCTATCTTTATAGTTTGCTACAGTAGGACACAATATACCTTGACATAATATGTTTCTATCTTCTAATGTTGGAAACACTACTACACCTCTTGCATTTATATAACCTAAGTTCTTAATAGCTTGTATAGTTGTAGAATTACTTATTACAACCTTAAATCTTGGAATAAGTGTAATCCCATAAGTATCATATTGGGTATATTTGAATCTTTCAGTGCACTCATAGTCTCCTATAAATACTACTTCACTCCATTTACCTTTATTATCCTGAAATTGAATACCCAATCTATAAATTTCTCCCTTTTGGAATCCTTTTATTCTTGAATCATAATTTAAATCATAATTACTATTATACTGAGTATTAACATTCCATTCAGATTCTATAGCATCATCTAATCCCCCTAATATAGTTGTAACAATAGAATCAGATTTAATTTGATTCTTTAACTCAGTGGAAATAAGACTTCTTTTTAATGTATAATTACCTAAGAATAATGTATTATCCTTCTGAGTCATAGTATATGGAGCTATTTCCTCTCCTCCAACATATAGTAGCAAAGTTGGGTCTACTATCTCCCCAGTAGTTCCAGTATCTACATAAAGTTTAGTATCAGTAGCTAAATCAGCTACTTTTCTAACAGTAGGAGTAGCATCTATAGATGTTCTATGTATTGAATATACTCTTATGAAATCATAGGAACTATCAAGTTCTGTAAAGTTAATTTGGAATGAACAACTTACAGTCTCTTCTGGAGAAGCCCCTCTGTCACTATAAGCAATATACAATAAAGGAGAAGTTCTAAATATATTTGTTTCTTTACCATACTTATTATAATAAGTAAAAGCATATTGAATTACTCCTTGACCAAAAGCACCACTTCCATTAACTTTAGAAACTTCTATTTTACTTGAAGTGTGTATAGTTCCTACAAAGTCAAAATCATCAGCATTATTATAATCATCCTTAGTTATATTGATAACTCTGGCTTGATTTAAACCATCTACCCAATAAACTTTCTGAATGTTATTATTCTCATATACACTAATACTCTCAATTGGATAGTCTGTACTAAAGTTCAGATTACCAGAGAATAGAATTAATGTCTCAAAATAAGTACCCTTATTCTCAAGTCTGTAGATATTATCATTTGTACCTTTTGTAAAGAGGGTCACATAATTATTAAGTACATTCTGTCCAAGTAATACCCCATCAATAACTACAGGGTCTCCAGAAGGAGATTGTAATGGTATCTCCTTATTACCCTTTTCATTGGAAACACTTAATAAAGTATCATGTTCCCTTGCAGTTATTCTAATGTTCTGAGCATCAAAGGCATACTCTGGATTGAACTTAGAGACTGATAAGTCTCTCTGCATCCCTTTGAAAAAATGTTGTTCTTTCTTTAGTGCCATATTAATGTACTCTTATATATTCCTTGTCTCCTAAGTTCTTGAATCCTCTTCTGAACTCAGTTACTCTTGGAATAAGTTGATTCCACATATTAGTGATAGCTTCCATTTCTGATACAGAAGGAATCACAAATTCATTATTACATTGACCTGCCTTGAAAGCATACTCTTGTTGAGTATTATTTAGTACAGCAGGACTTATCTTACCCATATCAAAAAGGATAGTAAACCATTCTTTCTTGATGTATAGTTCCAGTGTTTTAAGGAAGATAGGGTTATCTGGAATTAAAGGAAGACCTTCATCATCCAACATAATAGCCTTATAACTAATATCCACCTTTTCATGTTTGATTGAAGTAAATATCACTCTACCTTGTGTCTTGAAAGAAGGCTCTCCTCTCTCATACCAATCTCCTTCCTTATGGTCATGAGTAGGATAGGCATTGAAATTATCAGTCATTGCCCTAAGTGCTATTCCATTCTTATGTAATCTGACCTGATTAATAGAGATTAAATCACAGGGAAGTTCACCTCTGTACTCCTTAATATCTATAGTTTCTATCTTATCAACATAGACATTAGGAAGTCCCATTGCACTAATAAAGTCCAGTGTATATTGAATAGCTGTCTCCAGATTCAAATCTGTAAGAAGGGGATGCCTTAACAGCCTATCTAAGATTACAGGTAATTTTACCCAATTAATATTATTAACCATATCTTAATTTCCTTTCTAAGTAAGGAGCATCTATTAGACCCTCCTTTATTCTTTGTTTAAGTCTTATCTTTAAATCTTTGTTGAATAAGAATTCATAATAAGAATTATTATTGTAGGTAGCTGACTCTCTATTATAATATACCTTAAAGATTTCATTCTCCTCTACTCTAACTAATGTCTTATCTTTGAAAGCCTCTTCATCTTCATACCAGAGTTTAAGTGTCTTATCCCAGTCTATAGGAAGGTTAGTATGAATCTTTCCATCCTTTCCTAACCTTACTCTCCTATCATACTTTCTTATCTCAATAGTACCCATTGATTTAGGAAGTCTGACATCATTACCCATCAATAATTCATCAACCAGAAGTAAGTTTATCTTTCTTATGATAGCAAAGTATTGTGACTCAGTAAGAACATATTCCTTACTATCAGGCTTATTCTTTCTGTAATACTTATATCCATGATACACACCAAGAGAGTTCCTAACCTTATATTGTCTGGGACCATTAACTTTTTTTACTTTCTTCTTAAATTCACTTAAACTTAAGCTCCCACCCCATGACTCTTTTTCTTTTTCCATTTAAACATTCATTTATATGAGAATTTTTATTTAGTCCAATGAATTTCATAAATTTATAAGAGGATTCAAATTCTAAAGTTGTTCCATTTTTAGTAGCTAATACTGGCTTTGGAGTAATTCTTGGGGATTTACTAAAGTTGGAAATCTCAATATCTTTATAATCCTCATATCTGAATTGGTAGTTTCCACAGGTTTTTCTTTTCATAGATGCTGCTGCATTTACATTCTTCTCAGTTAAATTTAAAGAGTATGCAGCTTCTTTAGCTGATGAAAACTCTTTTATAAATTTCCCTTTTAAAGAGTAAACAAAGACTTTCTTACCATTACTGTGGTCTCCACTTCTACCCTCTCCTCCTTCTGATATATTACATAAACATCCATCATTATTTATTATTCTTCCATGTAACTGTATCAGTAACCTTTCTTTTTCTTTAGCTTGGGTCTCCTCTAAATTATTAAATTCTATCTTTACAACTCTATCCTTATATTTACTATAAACTCTCTTCCATAAAAAGTTTCTACTATTAATTTCATAAGCCCTTTTATAAATTTGATAATGAGTATTACCAAACCTTTTTCTCCCTATACCAACATAAAATATTTCTCCTGTAGGTTTATAATGACAATATACAAACCACTTCCCTTTATCTTGCATCTGGTAAGTCATCTTTTGCATTATTATCCTCATCCTTAGGACTATACTCAGGACCCCTTAATTCTTTTACTACTAACTCTATAAGTGGAGGAACTAAAGCATCTTCTATTGGGAACTCCTTATCCTCTAACTTACATATTGTACCATTCTCTTCTGGACAAGCCATTTCTGATGCTTCCTTAGCATCCTCAAAGATTGCATTGAAACTTACCTTTTCAAGATGCAGGAATTGAGGATTCCATGACTTGAAATATAGATAGCCATCAGGAGCTTTTGAACAGTAGATTATATTTCTAAGAAACTTATTATAACCTACATACCTCATTCTATCTCTACTTATATAAGTAATCTCACCTTGATAGAAGTCCATAGGATATACTCTTGGATTACCTATCATCATAGTAGTAGGAACCTTATTCTTACTTCTTAAATAGGAGCTACCTTCACAAGGTTCTCCACTAATAGCTGGAACCTCAATAAGGTCTAAACATATACTCTGATAGTCACTATCTGGTATCTGTTTCTTTATGTCTGAATATCTCTGTTTCAGTAAGAATGACCTATACTTTACAAGCAGAAATATAACATGGTCTGGAGTGTAGTATGAATCATCAGAACTCAACTTAAGTTCATCCAATACCATATAGATTAACTCATTGTATGTCATATTATTAATTATTTAGTTATACTTTAAAACCCTTGCAAATATAGAATAAATTATCTACACTTACAAGGGTTTTACTATTTTTATATTCAGGGTATAAAGATTATGCTTCTACTCTAAAGTTATCATCCTCAGTACTTCTTAATATACTATCCTCTGTTATTCTTGGTACAAATGTTCTATTGTTAGAATGAACCAAAGTATCATAGCTCTCAAACATTGGAAAGTCTATCATACAAGTACTTCCTGCCAGACAGTATAGTGCATTGACTATATTTCTGTAATCATCTTGTGTCACATAATAAGACATTTCTCCTGCTAACATTTCTTCCATGAAGAAGAGAACTATTATCTTATCTACATCACTGTACTTCTTATATCCAAATTGAGATAGAGTAGTAAAGTATCTTGTGATGGCTTCCTCAGATATTTCAAGCATTTTATCCATAGCATCCACAATTAGAGGTTGGAGACTTACAATTATTCTTTATGAAGAACTTATTCCAGTACTTAATAGCCTGTGGATAATTTCCTGTTCTAACACAAAGTTCAATTGCCTTTAACTTAAGTATCATGTCAATGAAACCCTTTGGTATATTACAATCACATTCTACTTCCTTTAGATACTTGAGAGTCTGTTTGTATATAGGTTGCAAGTTAATTACAGTACCTAATATTTGGTCCTTATCAAATCCACATGGAGTATCAGTTGATGGAGTACCTTTAGACTTTACATACACAAAAAACATAGTACTGCAAGGAGAAACCTTTAAGTCTTGAATATTCAATTCAAGTCTTACATTCTTCATTTGTTGTGTACCATAAGTGAAACAGTATGATTCATCTTCCTCAACTCTTACTGGATTGCAATTACATTGCTCAGGAAGAGAATAGGTTAAATCATAGGCATCCTCTACATTATATATATAAAGAGGATTGTCACTTGGTCCATTCATCACAAAAGTATCTTGGGTATCAATGACTATACTATCTAATAGGACATCCTCAAAGTAGTCCTGATTATCTACAGATACATCTATAATAAGAAATCTGTTATCCTGACTAATCCTAAGCTCATTAAAGTGCATCATTATTATTGTCCTCCTTATATTTCCAAGTATATCCTCCTGCTGTTTTATGTTTTCCAGATAAAACAAGGGATATACTCACTTTATTAATATTATTCATTTCTGCTGCTTCCTTTATTGAACTGTATTCAGAGATAAATTCTCCATCTAAGGTATATTGGCAACAGGGTCTTTTATTACAAATTTTTCCTACATGAGAGTCTCTAATTTTATTTTTAGTATCCTCAGAAAGTTTCTTCCCAACTTGCCATTCACTCATCTTCTTTTTAGTATTAGTAGAACATTTATGTCCTACCTTTGATAGTGACATTTTGTATTTTGTTTCTTCACTTAATACAATACCCAAATTACCTTCACCCCCTTCTGTAACATTATAACCTGTAGGAACTTTACTATTATATTTAGTTATATAGTATTGTTCAAGGTTATTAAGAATCTCAGAAAGAGTTTCAGTATTAGAACAAGTAATCTTACACAGAATTGAATATTCAAAAGAATCCATCCCATATTTTCTAATAGCTCTGTGAAATGGTAATTCACTTCCATTAAAAGCTCTACTTACATGTTCATTCTTCCTAAACTTAGGTCTAATAGTTTGCCCTATATAATACTTACCAGAAGGAGATTTATACATATAGATTATTCCATTAAATCTCTTTAGCATAGTTCATATTTTTAATTGATAAAAAAAAAAGGAGCATAGTATCCCTATGCCCCTTTAATGCTATATCCTGTTTATAGGGTAGCAATTGTAAGCCCTGATGCAGTGTTGATAGCACCAATTAGAGCATTCATTGCAGTGTGACTACCATCATCTACAGCAACCAGTGTAATAGTCTTTTCAGACTTTTGAACTGATTCATTGCTTCCTGTGTAGAAATAGTGGATATCCAGTACATCATAAACTGCACCTGGGTCTACCAAGTAAGTAGTCTTAATAATGTTAGGATAACCCATTCCTCTGTAGATGTCACCTCTTGCACCCATACAGAAGTATTCAAGGTCTGCAATAAGATGTCCATCAGGAACAGTCTTAGTAGGTGTAACTACAGTTGCAACACCCCAAAGTCTATCTTCACCATCAACTGTAATAGTTAAGAACTGAGGAGTAAAAGGAATAAATGCCTGAGGCATCATACCAAGAACCCAAGGTTGTTCTGTTTCTTCAATGATGATTTGGTTATAGTCAGTTGCAGTTAAATCTGACTCCTTAGTAGCTGATGTAACTGGAACATCTGTAGAAGCTGCTGCTGCACTGATAAGATAGATATTTACAAGAGGAGTAGATTCTGTCTTATTCTCAAGGTTCTTAGCTAAAGAAATAGCCATCTTCTTGTAGAAATCTGATGCAGTCATTCCACTTCTTGCAATTACTTCACCATACTTGAAGTATTGGTCTTCTTCTGACAAACCAATGTATTGTCTGAAAGCCAATCTCAAGATATAATTCTGACCTGCTACAGGAGTTGCAGATACATCTGCATCAAGAGTAACTGAGTATCTAACCAGCTTATGAGCCAAAGCTTCTGATGGTGTAGCCTTTGCATATAATACATGCTTAAGGTTAATCTTATCACTTGCTACAATCCCAGCAGGAGACATAGACTGAAAATACAGAGTAGTCTTAGCTGTATCTGCCTTTGGTACAATATCACCAGCAGTTGTAAGGGCTGCTGTATTAGCTTTGAGAGCCTTTGCAACATATAGCTGTCTTACTTGATTAATAGAAATTACCATAATCTTTTTTAGTTTAATTAAACATTTATATTTATTCTTTATTTCCTGTCAGTTGAGTTTTACTTATTATGGCAAGCTGTACAGCTCTTTCAAGTATTGCTCTATGTACTACAGGATTTAGTTCACATTCACTTTCAGTACTTACACCATTGATACTTAGTCCATCAGGTAAATCTACCAGTATAATAGGAGTGGGTTGAGAGATATATCTCATTAAATATTTATCCACATTATACTTGCTGATTAACTCAGCTAAGTCACTTTTTATATCAAGTCTTAGTACCCTGTCTTTACTTGGTCCTCTAAATGGATTATCCTTTGCTCTATATAAATCATCCTGTGGTAATGGAACCACACTTGCCTCTATACCATCCAAGCAACCTAATCTACTATCCTTGAGGAATGCCACTTCATAAGTAATGAACCAAGTATCTTGTGGTATCTCAAAGAATACTGAATCTTTTGATAGTCCCAGCTTTCCTGTAACCTTAGTACTTGTTTCATAGGTCTCCACCAAATTGCTCAAATATCTTCTTATTTCTTCTGTCTGTTCAAAGGACTTACCATAAATAATGTTCCTTCCAGAGTAGATGTCAATAATCAGTTGTTCCTGAGCATTAGTGAGAAATGTTGATTTCTCATATTCATCAAGGGTTATATTAGGAGTGATACCAAATGAGTTAAGTAAAGTACTGAATCCATCAGAAAATTCTTTATTAGTCATTATTCACTTCTTTGTCCTAATTCAACACTTGCCTGCAAATCTCCTTGGTAAGCTGCCTTAGCCAATTCAACTGCTCTCTGTAATATCTCACTATGAATAATTGGGTTAAGCTCACATTCTGAAACAGTGCTTACACCATTTATTGTGACATCACCATATTCAGAAGATAGATTAGTAGTGATAATTGGAGCAGGTCTTCTTATATATCTTACCTTATAGTCTGTAATAGTTTCATTACTGTTTACTATTAATTCTACAGAGATATTGTTTATAGAAGTAGTAATTATTCTCCATGCCTGATATTTAACTGGTTCCTTGTAAGGTCTTGACATAAGCCTTGTATAATCAGAATAACTGATTGGAACTATCTGTTTAGTCCCTGCATTAGTATCAACAGCCTCATTTATAACCAAGAATAAGTCAGCAGGTAAATCATATACCTTAGCTCTCTTATCAAAGGTGATAGTAGGAGCACTTGTATTAAGTACTCCTTCCCCTACCTTTATTAATTCTGAAAAATCTATTTGTCTTTTTGGTGAATCATCTAATCCTTTTCCATACTTATTACCTGCTGGTTCAAAATAGTTCTTAACTATCTCTTCCTGAGCCTTAGTAAGCAGTACAGACTTTTCATACTCATTTAACCCCGGAGCAGCATTGCTCATTATGTTGTTATAGAGTACATCAAATTCATTAGAAAATTCATTAACATTCATATCTTTATTCTTTTAGCTTTGCTTCCAGACTGAACTTCAATTCCTGTCTCTTAGGAGCACTTAAGAACTTAGCAGCTACACTCAAAGTAGGTTCTTCATTATCTCCACATAGAGGAGAGCCATCAGATTTCAGGTATAACATACCACCTCTGTTACTAATTAGACCTTCTTCAATAGCCTTCTTAATCAGAACTTTAGTATCAAGATACTGGTCTTCTGCAACTCTTAAGAAAAGTTTTGGGTCAGCTTGAATTAGCTTGTTAATCTTCTCATGTAAGAATTCAATCTTAGTTGTCTTAGCAAGAGGTCTACCATCAATAGTTTCAATGATTACTCTCAGCTTATCAGCATTATCTTGAATTTCACCAAACTTCATGTATGACTGCATTGTAGCATTCATTTCCTTCTTAGCAGTCTTAGCTTCTTCACCTTCCTGTACAATTACAAACTGGTAAGTCATTTTAGGTCTATCTTGCAGCTCTTGAAGAGAAGATGCAATATAGTCCTTGTTTGCTAAAAGGATTTTATATTTGATATAATCATCAGGGTCAGCCAAGTTCAAGAAATTATCTTGCTTAGTCAATCTCACTGTATAATTATCCCAGAAGTTATCTACCTTCTTATAGATAGATAGAGCATTGTATTCAAGACCCATTATCTCTTCAAGATAGGCTTTCTCTTTATCAGTGAGAGCATTTACATACATACCAGAACTTAATCTTGGTAGAGTAAACCATCTTACTGCTGCTTCTGCCATACCTCCATATAGGATATGCTTAGGGTTTGAAACTAAACCAGTTTGCTTGGGAACAAACCTTACTATAACTCTTTCATTTCTTAGGCAGCTAATAGGTTCATCATTGTCCTCTATTACTGCTTGTTTCTTTGTTTTTCTTGTCTTTGGTTCTTCAAAGAGGTTATCCACATCAGGTATAACTGGTGTTTCCTTCATAATCTCTTCATCATCCAAAACCATTTTACTAACTTCTTTTGCCATATTACTTCTCCATTTAATATCTTAAAAAAGAAAAAGGAGAGGGAGAATTTCCCTCCCCTTTTATTTTATGCTTATCCTTGCAGAATTGCAGGGATTAATGACATAGTTCTTGTTGGGTCAAGCACACAAACACCCAAAGTAGCCATTCTGTGAATTACAGCAGAGTCCTCATCAAATGACATATAAGGATTACCCTTTTGTCCAGTGAAAGGATTTCTGATACCCCATTGGTATCCTCTGTACTCATTGTCACCCTTAATCTTACACTTGAAGATATTAGGTTGGTCCATAGTACCAATATACCAGATGTCATATCTGTAAGAGAAAGCTACACCACCCATTGGGTGAAGAATCTTGTTTCTTACTGGGTCATCATAGAATGGGTCAACATCCAATCTTACCCTAACACCATTAGGAGCCTTGTATTCAACAAATTGGAAACCAGCACTAAGTGCATTGCTGTGAAGTCTTGACTGAACTTTTTCAACAACTCTTGTAGAGTTATTATCAAGTACAAATGTAGTCCAACCAGATACAGTCTTCAATACTTCCTTATGGAACTGAATAGCACCCCTTTCACCAGTCTTGATTACAAAGAGTCTATCATCCATTGCAAGTTTAGAAGCTGATAGTTCATACAGTGCATCTTCAAGTAACTTCAAGCTGAATGTATTGTAATACATAGTATTAGCAACCTCTGTTTGTTCAAAGATACCAGCACCAGTCTTAATAGCATTACCTGATTTACCAAAGTTCATGTATTCACCATTCAGATTTCTGTTTGAAGTACCCCATGCCATAGCATTGTTCTTGTACTCATCAAATTGAAGTTCTACTTCCCAATCTACATAGTGCATCCACATGTTTGCAGTGTCCTTCACTTGCTTTCCACTTTCAAGATTTCTAACCATAGGAATACCCATAGCAAGTTTCTTGTTTAGCTTATTACCAGCTACCTTATGTTGGATTCTGATTGTAGTCCACTCATTTCTCATGCTTACAGGAGAAGTGAATCTAACATCACCAACCTTTCTTGAAAGTTCTTTTTCTACAGGAGCAAATTCAATAGAGAATCTTTCTCCTTGTTGCAGTCTTTCAGCAGGAACACCTTGAGTATTACCACCCATAAGTTCTACTTTGTACACTGCATTAGTACCTTCCATTCTTGCATCACCAAGGATTCTAAATGGATATACTTGGTTCAAGTTACCTACAATAACCTCACCATCTGCAAACCAATCTTCTGGGAATACCAGATAGAAAGGAGATGTACCAACTCCCACATTAGCTGCATTAGCAGCAACTACAACACCATTTTCATCTCTTGCTTCTACAAGAGGAATGTTTCTCCTTGAAGAACCAATAACATCCCAATAGTATTCATTATCATCTTCAAACTCTCTTGTAGGGAATGAATTAAGGAATGTATCCAAGCTCTTTCCTCTATAGAAAGCCAACAGTTGCACCATAAGGTTAGTTGCCTTCTGAGGTGCTTGTTGGAAGATAGCTCCAAGGTGGTTGTCACTTGTCAGACCCTTCCAGTGTTGGAAGCCTAACATTTGAAATTTACCTAATTTACCAGCCATAATCTGTTAATTATTTTTGTTAGTTAATATGTTTTTAGACATCAAGGTCCCAGCCCTTTCCAATATAAGACTCAGTATCTTCCTCAACTCCTCCAACATATCTTGGATTACCTGATGAATTTCTTGCAGTACTACTGAGTTTATGTTCTAATTCTCTAAGACTTTGCTTGACTTCTTTCTTTACTTTACCTTTTACAAGACCATCAATATTCTTGAAGCCATCAGTCATAGTGAACAATACAGACAGATACTTTCTGAACTCAACTGGATTATCCATTTCATATTTCTGAATGGCAGTCAAATATTCTCCATCTTCTGTTTTAAAGACAGGCTTAGTAATATTCTCAAATGCTTTTTGTCTTGTAGTCTTATCAAGTGTAATACCTGTAAATACTTCCTTGTCCTCAAGCATTGATTTCTTTAATTGTGCAGCCTCTTCTTTAATTTTCCTTTGTTCTTCTTTTGCCTCTTCTTGAGCTTCCTTGATTAGGTCCTGATATTGAGTGCTAAAGTACTCTCTGTTACTTTCCAATGCCTCTTTTGCATCTTCAATATCTGTGCCAGCATTGAAAGATTTCTCAACCTCTCTCTTAGCTCTGGCTTCACTATAACCTCTGTTCCTAAAGTCCTGATAGATTAAGTTCTTTCTCAATCTCTCACCTTTTTCAGTTTCATCAGTTATATATTCCTCCTTGATTGCATCCAAATTAGCAAGGGTTTGTTCATACCTTCTTACTTCATCTGGTTCTACATCAGCTTGTAATGCAGCATCAATTCTCTTTTGTCTTTCATCCAACCTTGCTTGAACAGTCTTTTCAACTGCTTCTGCAAAATCTTCTGGAGTCTTGATACCATTTAATGTATCATCATCAAGGTCAGGGAAGATACCTTCTTCTTTCAAGGCACTGGCAATGGAAGAGTAGAAGTTAGTTTTGGGAGAAGTACCTTTGTCCTTTTCAGATTGGGTATCTTCCTCTTCTTCTTGATTATCTTTTCCACTACCTACGCTCTCTGGATTATCAAATAAATCATCAGGATTTATCTCTTCTTCCTCAGTAGTTTTTTCAATTTCTTTATCTTCTTTCTCCTTTGGGGCAGGTGGAGTTACCTGTGTTTCTTCTTCACCCCCATCATCAGAAAATAGATTCTCTACATCTATTTCATCCCCTGTCATAATGAGGTCTTCACTTAATTCTCCTATCATATTTCTACTCCTTTAGTTATTAAACTGATGCAAAGATAGTAGGAGTTTATGACTTCTACAACATAGTAAATAAGACTCTTACAACTCTATAAATAAATTACTTATTTACTGCCAAAAGATAAGGGTATAGTAATAATACTACACCCTTCCCATTTCTACTTCTTTGTAGGTTTCTTTCCACCTTTTGGTGGCATCTTTCCACCTGATTTACAAGTCTTTGCCATAATAATCTCTCCTATTCTATTGTTAAACTAAGTTCCTCTCCAAGGAGTTTTGCTTTCAGCATTACTGAATATAACTCCTGAAAGGTAGCTGTGCTATTAATAACTTGTCCTTTTATCTTATTCTCTCCCACAAGGATACAACCTAATGTATCCTCAGCTTTATTACCAACATGGATTAGTACCCCCTCATAACCTTTCACATCTATAAGTCTGGGTAACTTTCCTCCACAGAATTTAGCCCATGACCTATCCTTGAATTTGGGGCTTACAGTGTTCATATCAATCTTGTAAGTTCCATAAGGAATTGCTGTCTGCCCATAGACCTTCTTACTCTGTATCTCCAGAAGAGATTGTGTTTCATGGAGACCTCTGTCAGTATCTTCAAGAGTATCACATTCATAAACTCCATTTACATAGAGTTTACCTATAGTATATTTAGGTCCTTTGAATATTCTTTTTAGTGTTAGTTTCATGATGCTGGATTAGCTACTAATGTTACATCCTTTGATACATCACCGGAGATTACATCACTACCAGACTGAGTTACAAAACCAGTCTTTGATACAGACCAAGTAACTGTATGTCCTTTAGCTGCCCTAATACTCTTAGTAGTTGAACCATTGATAACTACTATAGCATCAGCAGGAGTAGGATTGATAGTATAAGTGTATTTCTCAGTAATAAGAGATACTAATTTACCATCAACTCTCTTTTGAATATCAATTATCTTACCCTCTATAATCTTATCCTTGATTACAAGAATTTCATCATCTGTTATTTCATTAGGGTCTCCTTCAACTATCCTTGAAAGATTACCAAGATTAAGTACTCTTTTCATATTAATCACTTTTTAATTTTAATCACATCCTCATAATTTCCCTTTCTTATCTGACAAGATAGGTCTGTACATATACTTGTCAATAAGCCCATCACCTGTTGTCTCAATTCCTTTACTTCTTTTTCAAGTTCTTCATTCCTTGATAAAGCTCTATCAAGCCTGAGTTTATTATCCTCAGAAAGCCTTGTATAAAATTCAAGAGACTCCTTCATGTTATTTATCAGATTATTGTCAACCTCACTATTATACTTCTTTCTTGCAAAGAACCATGCAGTAAATCCCGAAGTAAATGTGGTGACAATGCCTATTAATGCTGTAATAAGTATTCCACTTTCAATCATAACTATTCAACTATTTGTATAAATCTTTGAGTTTTGTTCTTAACATAAGGGTTCATTTCCCTTACATTCACTTCTACTACTGTATGTTTCTTCTGGAACCACCTAAACAAGAAGAATTTCTTTGGTGGATTCACAGTCTCCCTTTTACCATTTATGAATGTATATCTCTCTAATTCTATCTCAGGACTGAGTGCTATAGTACTTGGGAATTCTAAATGAAGATTAGTCTTAAACCACTTATCTCCCACTATAGTGTCCAGCTTTAACTGAGGATTTACAAATAGAGTATCTGGTAGGATAATAGTGTCAGTTCTTTGTGCATGACTTGCTTCATATTGAAGCTGTTGTAATCTCTTATCCTTTATACCTAATTCCTTCTGGACCACTTTCATCTTCTTAATGATTGAATCATTGAAGTAATTAAGCTGTTCAACTGTTAGTTTTAATACTCTATTATCACCTTCAAGTCCACTCAATTGAGCATCATAGGCTTTAACATTCTCAATGGAAGTTTCATACTTAGTAGTTAATTGTCTATTCTGATATGATAGATAAGCTACAGCTCCAATCAATATTAGAATAAGGATTATTATATACTTCTTCATATCTTCTTCCCTTATATTTTTATGCAAACCTACTAAAAATAAATCACCTATACAACAGCATAAGTGATTTATTTATATTACTTACTATATTGTAGTAAGTATAGGCTCATTAGTAACTCTTCCATATTCTGATTCAAAATAAACCTTTAAATATGTACCCCCATTTACTATAGAATAACCTTGACCATTGCCATAATAATTATAATCAAATTCTATAAAACCTTTCCTCTTATCATCTTCTGTAAGTTCTACTATACATATAGGACCTCCATCCACTTTACATAATCTAATAAATAAAGGTTCTCCATTATGAGAATTAAAGACTATCTTAATTGTACTATCATTTAAAGTATATGAAACTTCTGTATCCAATATTTGGAAATATGTATAGTCAGAGAAAGTAGAGTTATATTTTAGTCTAGCTTTATAATTACCATATTTTAGATTTAATGAAGATAAATCATAATTATGAGAATCAACTAAACTATATGTTCCAATTAATTCATCATTTTTATATAGTTCAATTTGATTCCAATCACTATTAGTATTCTTTAAATTATAATTTATAACTATCTTTTGATTTTCTCTAAATACTGCATAGTCTCCAGCAAATGTACAAATATCATCATTATAAACATAAGAGGAATCCAATATTTCATCTTCTACAGCTACAAAAGGAGACCTTTCATAATAACTATCTTTATATAAGTTATCTCTTCTATAGATTATTCCACCTCTTTCTGCTATTCTATTATTAGCTTGTTCCTCAGAATATCTATTTATTTTAGGAAAATCCATTACTGATTCACCCCAATAAATAATTTTAGAATAACCTGAATCATTCTTTTCTATATTAGTAATTACATTACAATGCCCTGGCTCAACTATAATATCCCCAATGTTTAGGTATTTAGCTTCTTGATACTGTAACTCTTTAAAATATCCTTTCTTTCTTAAAAATTTCCAGTTTCCTGTATCATATGGGATTTTATAAGAAATAGCATTCATACCAAATATATTACATACAATTCCCATATAACCTCCTATAGTACCTCTTCCTGTATTATGATATGTAAATCCATATCCAGATATATTTCTTGATAAATCTTCCGTATATAGTAAACTATATGGGTTATTAGCACAAGTCATAAATGTTCTAAGAGAAACTTCATACCCTACAAATTTATCAACTTCCATACAAGAAGTATATGGTAATCCTACATGATTACCTATTTCTATTCCAGTAGAACTGGAAGTGCTTGCTATAGGTTTTAAAGCTACCCAAGGAATAGTAGCAAATTGGTAAGCCCTTTTCTTAATAGTAGTTTCAACACTATTTTCACTCTCTATAGAAGTACTATTCATTTTAGAAGCCATATAATAACTATAGAAAAGCCCATCTACGAACTTGCCATCTTGGTAATATAACCAGATTACATCATCATCTCCAATATCCTTATAACTATCTACAATCCTTGCTGTATAATTTGCTTTATTATATACTAAATAAGAATTAATAGTAAATACAAAAGTTTTAGGAGTAACAATTCCATTTTCTAATATGAAATGATTATGTATAGTACCATTATCCAAATACCACGCTCCTAATGTAGTAACAGAATTATTTGTATATGAAGTATCATTATTGGGAGAATAGAGCATATAAGTATTCCTTGTCTTATATTTAACTAAATTCTGTACATGATAAGAAAGACAATAGGATAAAGAGTCTCCATTATAAAATATATTATTCCTTACTACAAATACAATAATATCATTAATAACATCAATATCAACACTATTTAGTCTAAATATATATTTAGAGTCCTTTTTATTAAATACTAAAAATCCATTTTTTGATGGTGTAATAGGTGTTGTATCTAAAGGATTTATAGATTGTATATAGTTATTATCATACTGAATATATAAAGGAGAAGGAGTAAAAGTATTTGTATAAATATTTAGTGAATTATTTAGTACCCAGTATTTTCTAACTGAGTCATTATTTATATTAAATTTTTTTATATAATCAGATGCTTGTTCAAAGTTAACTATTAATTTAGAAGTATTATAAGGAACTTTAATATAAGTACTTAGTACTAATCTACTCTCTGCATTTAATATAATTCTATTTGAAGAATCTATAAAACAGAATAGTCTTGATAAATCTCCTCCATTACCACTTATTACAAAATAGTCACCTTCTTTACAGGGTATTATAGCATATCTTGTATTTAAAGATTGATTAACTGTTAAATTAACAATATCTCCAAGGTTTCCATCAGTTTTAATATAACCAGATGTTAATTCTATATTAGAAGAATTACCATCAATAATTAATCTAGTTCTTTCTATTTCTGTAATAAATATAGAATTCTTTAAGAAGGAATTTGTATTTGCAAAATTATTAGTAATAGCATTCTGACTAATAACAGCAGTTTCACTATTACCTAATTCTTGTACTACACTTGCTGGATTTGCAGGATATTCAAGACTATTCCATGCAGTAACACCATCACCTATCTTATATCCTTTAGCCCCATCAGAGACTATACCCAGTTCTCCTTGTGCAAGAACTGGGTTAATTGACTGCCACCTTGCAGCAGTGTCATTTCTTTGTATTACTCTATCTGCCATATATTTATTCTATTAATTGTTAAACAAGAATGGACAATCAAAAGCTATTCTATCATAGATAGCTTGATGTCCTAATGCAGAAGGATGAATACCATCAGATAATACATACCCATCTTTCCATGTTACCCCATTTATTGCTACAGCCATGTTTGCATCAATATAATTATACCCTGAATTTCTAATCCATGTGTTGATTGAAGTCATTTTTGTAATATAACTTTCACTCTGATTAACTTGAGGACAAGTTGTTACAAGTATTGGCACAGTATCACACATCTTACATAGATTAAGCATATAATCTATATATTGATACCATGCTTCAAAGGAAGCATCATTCTGACCAAGTGCTATTATAGCATACTGACTGCTTATTCTATTTATCTGAAACAGTATTCTTGTAGTATCACTCTTAGAAGAAGCACCTCCATGACCATACAATAAACAGTTTTTCTTTCCAAGTTGAGCTTGTAGTAGAGCACTCCATCTTACATTCTTAGTAGTTCTTACTGTATCTCCTTCAACAAAGCTATCTCCATATACTGCTACTGATGGATAAACATTCTTAGGATAATACATAGTGAATCCTGAGAATTCATTTGTATTATTAATATTAACACAAGTTGGATAACCCCAAGCATAAGTAGCATTAGGAGAAGTAGATAAACTTGCTAACAGTTCACCAGTTGTATTATCATAAACCTTAGCTGATAATGTAGAAGCTGCATCAGTAGTTTTACTTAGTTGTAGTACATACCAGTTGCTACCTTGTAAACCCTTTGCAATAGTTTGTCTTAAATTAGTCTGTTCTACATAAGAACCATTTATATTATAATATAGCTTCAAGAATGAACCACTTGCATTACTACATATAGTAACCCAAACACCTACATAATTACCTGCATTAGAACCTTTACCAATACCACATTCAAAATAGCCTGCACTATTTGTTCTTAGCTTACAACTCATAACAAATTCATCCTCAAATGTTTCTGAGAACAATCTTGCAGCAGTAAATCCACCTCCAGTTACTTTAAGGTTCTTACCATTCCTTGACCATGTTCCACTAACTACAAACTCATCAAATCCATTAATAATAAGATTATTCTTGTTTTTAGTAGTCATATTAGCCTTAGAAGTTTCACTTATAAGTTTAATAACCACAGGATTATCGGTTACTAAATAACTAAATCTAATATAAGCTGCTCCTTCTGGAGCTACATAAACCCTTCCTTCATAAGTACTTTCTCCTCTAATTAGATTAATTGGTGTCTTATTCTTATCATATATTCCTATAATAGCTGCACCATTTGTACCATTAAGCCCACTATAGTATATAGTTTCTTTAGGTACTATAGATATAAAAGGAGTAGCTGAATAAGTTGGATTAGGAGATTCCAACCCTGTACTTGGATTAATATATACACCTTCTACAGTGAAGTCAGCATTCATAAGTGTTTTAATACCATTGAATGATTCTTTTGCCAAAGAAGAGTAATCTGCTTTATTATGAATAAAGGTTTGAACTAATCCATTAGCATTATTCAATCTTGTAACTCTAATAAACCTAACAGTACTATCTACTATATACCTTCCTGTATTAGGAGCTGATGCTGATGGGACATTTACTATAACACTCTTATCTATTAGGATATTCTTATTAGCATCAAATGCTGCAACTGCAATATTTGAACTATACCCTGTTAAAGTGTAATCAAATATAAAACCTTCATCAACTGCTATAAAATCTGTAGTTAATCTTGAAGGTTCAAAAGTTTCAATACCTGTTGTTGGATTATAAAATATATTATATAAATAATCAGATGTCTTAAGTTCATCTGCAACAGGAATAACTACAGGGTCTTCTATAATTGCAAAACCAAAACCTGTAACATGGTATGTTCTACCTGAATAACTATAAAGTTTATTAATATAGGGTACTCTACCATAAGAGTAAGGAGTACCATATAGTTCACAATCACTCCAACTACTATAGTAGCTACCATTTACTGAGTAAACAAAGTGTCTGGAAGTATTATTGTAAACAACAGTTCCATCAAGACCTTCATATCTTTCATTTATAACTGAGGAAGTAGGAATATTCACAAATCCTTCAAATAAAACTAATTGTTTCTTAGCTAATTTAGCTATAGTATTTTGTGATATAGCTCCTGTAGTACTATCTCCTAAACCTTGAACAACATTCTCTGCTGCTAAATAGTCTAAGTCATTATAAGGATTAACACCATCCCCAATCTTTCTTAGTCTTGTATCAGTTTCAAAAGCTGGTTCTCCCTCAAGTAATACAGGGTTTAATTCTTTCCATCTTGTTGATGTGTCTCTTCTTAATTGTATTCTATCCATATCTAAAAATAAAAAAAAAAAAAATTATGTTAAAAAAGCATCTGCACCACCACAATTAATAGTTCTTGCTCCTCCATACTTAGTATCAGCTCTACCACCATCAAATATAGATGCCTTGATTTCTAAAGCTGTACCAATATTAACCCAATTGTAAGGAGAACCTCTCCACACATAAGCTTGATAAGGAGTTGCTGTTCCTACTAAGTATAAATCTCCTAATGTATTACCACTTGAAGGAAGATTGCTTGCAGCATCTACAAAGCCTTTTAATTCCCATCCATCTCCTTTTTCACCTTTAGCACCAGTATTACCCATAGGTATGGAGAAATCAAGTACTACTTGGTATTGAGTGCCAGAATTTACTACTTTAACTGTAGAACCAGCAGGAAGTGTAGATACAGAACCTACATTTATAGTATTAGATTTAGGTAAACCAAACTGTAGATTAACATTAAATGGATTACCTATATTATTTACAGTTGGGTTAATTCCGGGTTCTAAAGGTACTGTAGGAGCTATATTAAAAGTAGGAGTAATAAGACTAAGTGGAAAGAGTTCCTCCCATAATACATTGTTATAAGAGTACTCTATCTTAGTATTATCTTCACTTACTCTTACAAGTAACTTATCTCCTTTCTCTCCTCTTGCAGGAATTCCAGTATCAACTCCATTAATAATCCAATTACCACCAGCAGAGATACTAATATCACCTACTAACATATTTGAACCTAATCTCCAGTTATTACCATCCTGCCAAGAAGCATCATCCACAGCATTAATCCCATACCATTCTGTAATAGTATTTCCATCATATAGTACATAGGTTATCCACAATCCTTGTTTCCTAAGTGACATAGGAACTTCAAGTCTTGTAGTTTCCCTACTTCCTGTGTATGAAAGGAAGTACATATTAAAGCTGGAAAGAATGTCTGTTAGAGTAGTCCCACTCTCCTTGTCAATTACTGCATCAAGAAAAGTCTTAGGGAAGATGTCTTCATATCTTCCCTCTTGACTATTCTTCTTAATTAGTTGTTGTATATCTTTCATATATTTAAAATATTAAGCTAAAGGTGTTCCATCCATATTAACCCAAGCTGTTCCATTCCACATAATAATCTTTTTGAGGGTATCATCTCTATATAACCACCCATTATTAGTAGATGTTAATGTAGGTCTATCAATAGTTGTCCCATAAGTTATCCCACTCTTACTGGGAAGCCAATTACTTAACTCAGTACTACTTCCAGTACCTGTAGATATATAGGCATCAACTAAAGTATTATTAAGCATTTCAATCTTATCTCCTACAGGAAATCCTACTCTCCTAATATAAGAACTGTAAGTATCTCTCCAAGTTATAGTAGTATCCTCAAATTTATCTAAGATATTTCCTCCACATAGCCTTATTTGTGGGATAGTAAATTTGTCCCCAGATTTAACTGTAAAATTATAATCAATGCTCGTAGATAAGAATCTTGTGGTAGTCCAATCTCCTGTAGTAGTTTTACTTGAATAAGTAACTTCAAATAATAGTTTGGATTTGTCTATTCCTTCAAAGAATGAAGTATAAGTTCCTCCTGCTGTTTCCCTTAAGAATACAACTCCATCTGCTGGGGCAGTATAAACTACTAAGCCCTGATACTTTTCAGTTGTCTTTTGAACTACTAAATTGTCATATCCATAGATAAATAATTTATTTGCTAAATTACCTCTTAACCTATTCTCTATAACATCATTACTATAGATGTTATAAGTATAGGAGAATGTACCTGTTGTTTGGACTCCCTCTATTAAGCCTATTTTATCTATTAATCTTGTTGCAGATACATAATTAGAAGTAAGTTCTACATCATTAATCCAAACAGTAGAAGTATTATTAGAAGTACCTAAAAGATATATTCCAGTAGTATCTATATAGTTCCATAATACATTATCTGTAATTCTTGAGTATTTAAGAGATGATGCAAAGATTAAACAATCAAAGTCACCATCAAATACTGACTTTTGGAAACTATTATTATGAATAGTTCCTCCTACAGACCATGCTCTTGTGAACATAGTAGCATTGGGAACTTCATCTGGAGTACCCCAATCTATTATTCTTGAAGTAGAAGCACCATTAATTATTATATCAGCATGTAATTTTTTGGGCATTACAGTTGTACCATCACTATATTTAGGAATAAATCCCACCTCTGATACTGCTTCAAAATAATTGTCAGATATATCAAAGTTGTCACCTACACCCACATATATTGCAGCCATGCCAATTCTCTCAAATATGTTTCTCTGTACTGTTACCATATGGCTTGGGTTGAATGCTACCCCCACATACTGTACACTATTAAATTCACATTCAGTAATTGAAACCCCATTAGTGTTCCCAGTTAAATATATACCATTATGACAATATCTAATGTACAATTGTTTAAAATGTACATCATATATCTCATTTACATAAATAGCCCATCTTGAGAAAAAATCAAAGGATATATTTGATATATCAGTGTAGATATAACCATTAGGGAAATATATGCCGTATTTCACAAGACTATCAAAGTTCTGATAATCAGGAACACTTGCTACTTTATTATCCCCCCATAGGTGCAAGTTGTGCATTTCTAATCTTGCATAACTACTACCTGATGAGGTTATCAAATAATCCATTGTATTAAGAGCATAAATATAGGCTTTAATAGTTGACTTTGTTCCTATTAAAGCTGTATATTTGCCTGAACCTACTTGTAGAGTTCTTGAGATAGCATAATATCCAGGGGTGAAATATACAGGCTTGTTGAGATTTTCTCCATTAGTAATAGCTGCTTGAATTGCATTAGTACTGTCATACCCATTTGAAATAATGTCAGAATTTACTATTGCCCCAAAATATTGAGGATATAATGCTCTTATATCCCAACTACCATTTAATGTAATAGTTGTTGCAAATATTTGCCTTAAGCCAGTCCTAATCTTAGTAGCATTCCCTATTATAGTTCCATTAGAGAAACTACCTCCCTGAAAGTCCAAAGTACACCCTGCTGGAATAGTAAGAGTACCCCCATCAAGGTCTATATCCTTAGTTATCTTATAGATAACATTAGGCTTATTAAATTTATCTTGTATTGCCATATATTTATTCTTTTATTGTTTGCAAATATAAGTAAAAGTTCTTATATATGCAAGTAAAAGTAGTACTTGATTTATGTATCAAGTACTACTTTATTTAGTTAGACTATTACTACCTTTCTGGCATCTGTACCTTCTGAATTAGTTAAATTTGTACCATTCCAAAAGTATAACAAATTATCATCCCCATATATTAAAGCCCCTGCATCAAAAGTATTATAAGCAGGTAAAGATTCTAAAGTAGCTCTATAAGGAAATCTGGAGGTAAAATTATAATTGGTATCAACTGTTATCCTATTGCTTAGGGCTTTTATTATCTGCTCTTGTGTAAGAGGATATTGAGTTAAGAAATGATTATTCTCAAATATCATTTTATTACCAAGATTAACTCCAGTAACATCTATAAGTCCTATACTTCCAACATTTATAGACCCCTTAGTACTAAAGGTGTTATTTCTTACAACAAAGAGTATAACATCTTGAGTACTACTTGAATTTAGAAAACTAAATATGTTGGTACTTGAACTTTCTCTTGTCATGGCACAGTAATTATCTGTAAACTCAACTGTTTTATTTGGTTCATTAGCCAAATATATTCTTGTCATATTATAGAATCTACAATTTCTATAAGAGCCTACTTTTGTATTTAGAGAATTTACTGTATTTTTCTGTGAAATATCACAATTTTCAAATAGGATATTATCTCTTATAGAATTCCCACCTATATTGAACAATCCTTGAGTAAGAATTGATGGGTCGTAATCTATTTTGGAATCAAATATATATAAGTTGTTAATTTGGCTATTAGAATCAATTAAAAAAACTGAATTGAAATATGTACTTCCTTCCCATCTTTTTGCTCCTATCACTGAATTACTAATAGTTACATTTGCTCCTATCCCTGATGTATCAGCAGTAAAATAAACTGAATCTACTTCACAGTCCTCTACCCTTATATTACCTCTTGTGATTTGTAGAGAACCTCCTATATTTCCATGCCTTATAAATACATCATCATTGTCAGTTGTTGCACTTCTTTGGGCTATAGTTATAGATATTAATTGGTTTTTAGATGCACAATTATCAATTACAATATTTCTATTATCCCCATAAACCAAAAATCCAGTAGATACATTTGAATCTGCTATACAATTACTTATTGTAACATTACTATTATATAATCCACTTGGTTCTATATCTAATCCAGCTTTTGGACTTGTTCCATTTATTTTACCAGTATTAAAGAAATAACAATTGTTAACAAATACATCAACAGCTCCTGTAATAGATATACCTTGTCTTCTATTATATTCAAATTTACAATTATTTACTTGTATGTTTTGAGATAGTGTCTCCTCTTTTGTATCATCTGATGCCCCAATATATAAGCCATCTCCCCACATATAAGAACTATCAATATTAGTTATTGATACAGTTTTACAACCTGTGAAACTAATACCAAATCCCCATTCTCCAGTATCACCTAAGTGATTTTGCAAATCTCCAATTAATCTTCCCCCTCCACTTATTTTAATATTTTCCTTATCAACTCCTTTTATTATAGAATATGAAGATAGGTTATTAGGAAGCAAGCTAATACTACCATTAAGTACTAAATTGGTATTAGAAGATAAGGACAAAACTATTCCATCTTTAAGAGAACTATAATAGTTCCCTTTAAGAATTACATTATTCTCCAAATCATCTGATTGTAATATGGATATATTATAGAAATTATTGATATTATCAAAATTGGTAGTAGCATTAAAGTCAAACCAATCATCAAATATATCTCTAACTTTCCAAGTACCAGATAATAAGATAGTATTAAATATTCTAATTTGAGGAGCTATTATATTAGTATCTGTGCCCTTTATAGAACCATTACTTATACTCCCTCCTTCAAACTTGAGTACACACCCACTTGGGATAGTGATAGTTTGACCATTCAAGTTATAGCTATATTGCACTATATAGATAGTATTCTCTTTAGAAATCATTGACTGTGTAAGGTAATTCATCTTAACTATATTACCTGTTACAGGGTCTTCAACATTTACAATATTCTTTCTAAGATATACTCTGCCTAAACCTGAGTAGTCAGCTTCATTATAAGTTTTATCTGCAAACTTAAGAGCTACTTGATTTGCACTATTAGTCTCAGTAACAATATCTTCACTATCTGTGATAGTAAGACCTGTCATAAGGTCTATCAAATCAACCCAAAGAGATAAAGTACCCCACTGATTCTTCCTTGTACCTTGGAATTGGAACATAGCCCATTTTCCAGTATCATCCAAGAAAGTAACTACCTGACCAATCTTTCTACTCCTATAAGGAATTAATTCTATAGCTTGAGATAGTGAAATATAACTCTCACCATACTTATCAGTAATGTTCACAAAGTCAGATACACCAAGAAGAAATAGTTGCTCAACTACATCTTTCACTGATGCCTTTACATTCTTACCATTCTGTACAAGAACTACAGTTTCATTTCCTTTAAGAGGAGTTGCAGCTCCAGCAAAATCAGTATCCTTTCTACTGTTTGCAAGGAGCCACTTCTCTATTTTTCTATAATCTTCTTGTGTAAAAAACATAGTATATTAGTTTGCATCTTCAACCATTATATCTGCCACCTTTAATGCAGACAGAATTGCATTTACCTTAGTAACTACTGTTGCTAACTCAGCTCCAGTAGCTAAATTACCTACATTAGTAGCCTTCTTTACACCACCTATTGTACTTGTAGTTGCAGCAGGAAGAACATAAGGTTCTGATTCACCTCCTATAGTCTCCCATTCACCATTATTAAAATACTTCATTGTACCTTTATACAGCCATACTGAGTTAATATCAGGTGCATTAGGGCTTATCTTCAAAGTTCTTAGTGTCTTCATATCTTTTATTTATTAGTTGTACTACTTTTCTTTCTCAGAGCTTGTCTCTTTATGCTTGCATCAGTTTCAGCTTTCTTTTTATCCAGCTTCAATTTGTCCTTATCAAGTTTAAGTTTTTCATCAAACTCTCTTATCTTTTCAGCAAGATTAGCTTTAGCTTCTGGACTATAATCATCAATCATAATTCCATCTTCTTCATCTGGTCCTCCTTCTGATTGTATCTGAGCTATTATTATCTTAGTCTGATTATCTCTTATATTAGCTTCTTCCTTCTGGAGAAGTTCTGCCTCTTTCTGTTGTTGCTGCATAGCAGCTATTTGCTGTTGAGCTTCAAGTTGTTCCTTCTGAGCCTGTGCCTGTCTTTCTCTAATCTGCTTTTCATCTTTCTCAATCAGTCTTTGCTTTTCAGCTAAACTTGAAGATGTATAGAGCTTAGTGATAGTAGAGAATGATAAAGTTTGAGTCTGTAATGCAGCCTGAGCCAAAGTATCTAACTTCTGTTGAAGCTCTTGAGTTCCATTACTATTATCTACAACCAAACCATAGTCAGCCTCAGCAAATTCATCACCATCAATCTCCATTACTCTTGTAGATGTATCTGATAATATATACTGGAACTTCTTGTTTCTTCCCTTCAAAGCTACCTTTGCAGTTTCTAAGAAGCACTCTAAAGCTCTCTTCTTCACATCATCATGAATAGTAAATAACCACTCAGTAATATGACTTGATTGAAGAGTAGCCCTCTCAACTCCACCTACAGTTTCTCTTTGGGATATTTGACCTTCTCTTTGCTTAGATATACCTGCAACATCAGCCATTTCCATCTTAATAAACTCAAGAAGGTTAATCTGTTGCTGAATATAGTTACCTATATTAGTTTCAATCATTCCCTTTCCAGCATTATTAAGAGCACCTGCCAGCTTACCTGTAGAGGCTCCTATAGTACCTTCCTTGAAACTATCTATAACTGCAATATGGTTTACTCTTGCATAGTACATCCACTTACCAACATCCCATCCTTTAGGAACTTTAGATAAGTCAAGCTCTAAGATAGAACCCCAGTTTGAAGCAATAGCTTTATTCAGTCTATCATGAATAGCATCATATAAGTAGTTATATGGCTTCATCATGTCTACTAATGAGAATGGTCTGCTATCATTCAAATTATAGATTGAACCTACAATACCAAAGTGACATCTTGAAGGATTATTCAACCTATTATATTGAATCAATCTTGGTCTCATATTGACAAATATCTCATTGCCAATCATAGTTCCTTCCCATGCTTCATTAACCCAGAATGACTGTACCTCTTCTCCTGCTTCCTTATTTACTACATAATTCTCAGGGTAGAAGTTCCATTCTTCCTCACCAGTTTCAGGGTCATAAGATTTAACCTTAAGTATCTTCCTTTTTGATTTCCAGTATAGTCTCAGTACTCTAAGATTACCTGCCAAGTCATAAGGAAGTAATGAATTTGCTATACCTTCTGTAAATAGATTAGCTGGGTCAAAGAAATAGGTTCCATCTCTGACAGTTATTTCATCACCAATCATATTCTGATTGACAAATCCATATCTTTCATCAATATTATCCATTTGGTCAACAGCTCCCTGACCTATATAATCAGGCATAGTTTCAATATACTTTATGTCCTTTGGAGATAGTACATCATAATATGTATCTATTACTCTACCCGGAGACCAATAATCCTCAAGGATTATCATGTCAGCATCTTCCACCTTATTACTGTACCCAGACTTGAATATCCTAATCTTTAATGGGTTCACTCTCTCAATGACTGGTTCTCCACCTACAATATCACATTGATAGATTTCCTCACCACATGTCATTGCATCCATGAAACCATTATTGAATATAAGAGGAATGTCATATTCCTTTATATAATGGTTAAGCAATTCATTTGCTCTTACCTCTCTTATATCCTGCCATTCATAGGTATAATAGTCATTTAGTTTCTCAAGTTTGATATTGTATTCATCCTCAGATATTGAGGTGTCAGTTATCATTTCTTGAAGCCTTTGTAATAGCTCATTCTTCTTATTATCCTCTATTTCTGAGATAGCATTTGGATTAGTTACTACAACCTTAAAGTCAAATACTCTCTTACTTTCCTCACCCCTAAGTACATTCAACTTACTATTCATGATAGGATAATGTTGTAACCTATCAGGAATGTAAGCTGCTTTTATACCATCTGGGTTGAGTACCAGTTCTAAGTCTGACATGTGTAGCCTACCATTAAGTAAGTCATAGTTTATCTTTTTATGGATTACTGACTTCCTAACCAAGCTATAATTGAAGAATGTCTTCTGATTAGCCCACAACAGACAATCCTTTCTCCATTGCTTAGTCTTCTTAGAGAAAGGAAGCATCTGTCTGGGAAAGTTTAAAAAATCTGCCATAGTCTTCCATCATTTAATTTTGTGACAAAAGTAAGTAAAAAAGTCCATTTAGTCAAGCACATAAGTGATTTGTTTATCTAATTGCATCTTCTGTACTAAATTTACTGGGTTTCTGGAAAGGGGCTTGTACTGCCCTGTAATTCTCAGTAAAGAACTTATCATTCCCTAAATAATCTTTTGGTACTTCTCCTGAGTCTCTTGAAGGGTTTCCTTGATATAGGACCATCTTATCCTCTCTATATAACATAACCATACCTAATGCCCTAATTCTATCCACATTTATCTCTGGGTTAAATGCAATCAACTCTTCAATTAATGCTCTGTTTCTTAAGAAGTTAAGGTTATAAACAGTTACTTCTACATCCTCTCCATCAACATTCTGTATAATAGTTACAGGCTTCATCAGCCAATCTCTTATAAGATTATTGGCATAAGCATTAATAGCTGCTGAGGCATTAACACCTTTAGCATTAGAACCAAATGAACTATACTTAATCAACTGTTTGTCTCTTAAGAACTCTGGAGTATCAGCCAGTAAGTGAGTACAATTCATCTTACTAAAGTAAGCAAATATACCCTTCTTATTTGATTCATACAGGCATTTTGCATTATAGAACAGGCATAGTAATCTTACTATCTCAAAGTTATCATCTGCAAATGATTGCCTACCAGTGTACTCAGCTACAATCTTATCAGTCCATAAGTCAAGAACAAAGGTAGAAGAGAGAGAGGAAGATTCAGCTTGGTCATTATCTACAGGGTCATGACCAATAATATATCTTGTGTGGGGAACCTTTTCATTTCTATCTTTCTCTGGCATTTCAAAGATTTCAATAGCACCCGGAGTATCATTCTCTACTCCAAACTTTCTGATAGGTACATCACTGGTTGGGGTAAACTCAACTCCATTACTATTCTGCACCAACTTACCTACATATACATCATCATAAGCATGTGCATCTTGGTCTAATTGACTTAATCTTTCTGTAAGAGCAGTAATAGGGAAGTATGCTGCCTTAACCTTAATAATAGCTTCTGCTGGTGTAATAGGGTCCTCAGCAATTACTCTCAATACTGATTTAGGGTCAGCACTATATTTAGCCTTATATCTTGCAATAAGAATTTCAATTAAAGCCTTAACCACATCTGATACACCATCCTTATTATAACATCCTGCCCTATTAATATATGAGGGAAAGAAGAAACCAAACTTAGGTTTACCTTGCTTTGGTCTGTCAAATACATTATCTATAGACAATATATTATAACCATCTGGATTATAAAGTAAAGTCTTAGCTGAACTAAAGTCAGACTCACTCTCAGCAGCAGTACCTACAAGGTACATAGTAGCAAAAGTATAGTCACCATCCTCTACAGACTTTCTGGTAATATCATAAAGAGAAAGCAATCCTTTAAAAGAACCCATTTCCTCAAATAGAATCCAACCTCTCTTACCCCTCAACTTCTCACTATCATCCTTTGCAGATACAGCAAGTACTTGATTTAGAGAGCCTTTCTCTACCCCATATTCATCCTTATAACCCATTTGCCAAGACATCTCATTAGGAGAGTTCTTTAGCATAAGATGTGGGAAAGGAGTATTAGCAAAGCTAAAGTTAATTGAAGGCTTGAACTTAGACAGAGTACCATCCTTGTCATCTTTCAGATATTCCTTCTGATAAGCTGTAAGTACTGTAATAACCCTTCTATTTGATTCTTCACTCTCTCCAAGTATAAGATTATGGCTCATAATTGCTGCTAAGCTATAAGACTTAGCACACCCTCTCTTTGCTAATTCAATAGCATGTTTACCACCTTCTCTTGCTTGCCATAGATAATGGAATCTCCAGTATATACCCTCAAAGAAGAATGGAAAAGCCTCAGTTCTGATAGCCTTCTTTCTTCCTTCTATCAGTTTATTAACCATCATAGGACAATAATTCATAAACCAATAGTTAAAGCCTGTAACCCATTCTCCATCTGATTCTCTCACATAACCTTCATAGCATCTTCTCTTTTCTTCATCCCAGTGTCTCCTGAACTCAGAGTTAGGATTACTGTTAGGTTTCAAGAAAGTATAACACCCATATTTCAAGAAATGTAGAGCTGGTTGCCTGAAATAATCAGCATCCTCAATGATGTGAGGATTAGTAATATCTACTATAATCCTACCCTTTTCATCTCTTGGTAAATCTCTTGCATAAGGTCTGTTGGGAGATATAAGCCTCTTGACAAACTCTACTGTAGTAAGAGTCTCAAGTAATTGTTCCTGAACCTCCTGAGGAAGGGTATTCATTAGTTCCTCAGTAAGTTCAGTTTGATACTTGTTCATATTAATTATTGTATTTCCATTTGTACCCATGTGCTATATATCCTTTCCTACAAGATTGATAAATACTACTTCTACTTATATTAAGACTTTCACTTGCCTCAGTTAAAGAATACCACTCCTTAATGAACTCCCCATGAATAGATAATTGAATCACACTTCTTCTATGTGTTAGAGATTTCTTTATTTTAACTTCTTCTTTATTTTGAGCTATAGATAGTTTTTTCCTATGTTCCTCAGAGAATCTTTTACCTATTTTAGCAACAGACATTCTTTCTTTTGTTTCTTTAGAAAGTAAAGGCTGATTACCCCCAGTTTTAAGGTTATACCCATTAGGAATCAAAGTATTAAATTTTTCTATAAATTCCTCCTCTAATCTGTTTAAAGTATCATTAGATAGTTCATTCCTTTCTTCACTATAAAGTATAGTAACTTTCATGTTATCCCAACCATATTTTAGTATTGCATGATATATGTATTGTTGGTCTGAACATAATAAGTTTTTATACTTGTTTAGTCTTTCTTCCAGATTTAAACTCCTCCCTATATAAGACTTTCCTGAGGGTGAGGTAATCATATAGATGCCACATTTATTCATTGGTATCATTGCATAACTCCTTAAAATCTTGTGTATTAATATACTCCAGAAGAGATTTAGTAATAGAAGTGGTTAGGAGGGAAATAGCTTTTGTCTCTTCTGCATCAGTAACAATTCTATTAGAATGCTGAGCACCAAATGCAGGTATCTTTTCACTCTTACTTACAAACCAAACTTGCATTCTATAAGTCTTCTGTGACTTAACTACAGGGTTACTATCTACTATTTTATGTAATACAAAGTATCCCTTCCTCCTGTTAGGAAAACCTTCATAATACACATTAAGTCCTTCTATTATATCATTCATTTCCATAACTATAAGTCTTCATATATTGCTTTTTCCTGTGCTCCTCTTACCTTATCATTCTGTGCCAATTCCTTAGCAATAGCTCTTTCAGCTTCATCTAAGTCCTTAACCATTGATGGTATAAGTTTAATAATAGCACCTAATTCCTTGGTCTCCTTTATATCAAGTTCAGTTAAGTCCATACTCCTTAACTTCATTCTATACTTCTCTACAAGCATCCTTGTATCATCAAGTAATAGCTCAGAAGTAGTCTTAAAACTTGCATAGAGTGCTTGAGCTTCTTTTACAGTAGTATCAGGTTCCCAGTTATCCTTCATACCTTCACCTTGCTTAATAGCTTCTTTTCTCTCCTGTTCATCTATTATATACTTGTAATCACTTCTGGAGTCCTCCATAAAGTAACAATATCCAAGTTCTGTAATAGCTCTCTCCTTTGAGAGAGATTTATCCCTGTTCCATATCTGTCTGAATGCCTTTAAAGCATAAGCCTCATCAGATATAACCAGATTATATCCATCTCTTTTAAATAATCTCATATTGCTTAAAACTAAAAAAGCCTCAAGCCTACTTAGGCTCAAGGCTTATATTTATACTATAAGTTGTGTTCCTGTAACAATAGTAGGATTTTCTTCAAATTCCTCAATCTCTGCTACAAATTTTACATCTCCATCTTGAATCATCATGTGTTCAACTCCATCAATCTCCATGATGTCAAACTTATATCCTACTACAGGATTATCTTTAATAACACCATCTTGAAATGAGCCGGGTTTATGTTGCATTACTGCATATCTTTTTGGATTGATATATACTATATCTCCTACTTCAATACCCCTTACCATTGGTCCAACAGCTACTACTGTCTGATACTCTTTTACTGAACCAGCTCTGGTACTATCTATAATACCACCAGTAGTCTTTAGGTCACTGGGATATTTATTTAAAGTGACTACCATGTTATTAAACATGGGTTTAACTTTCTTGATTGTTGTAATCATCTCTTAACTTCTTTATATGTTCAAATCTCTTCTTAACTCCTATCATCCTATCATAAGTACAAGATAACTTACCTATTGATGGGATATTGAAATTGGTTCTCAACTTATCAAACTCCTCTTTGCTTAGGTCTTCCTTTAGAGGCAAGGCTTTGATGTTATTCCTAATAAAAGTCCAATAGGACTCATAGGCTTCCTTCACCACTTGTGGTGGTAATCCAAGTTCTATGGATACCTGTTTTATTGCTTCTGAGTATATCATGAGAAATCAAATAATAACATCATCTTGAATGAACCATTCTCTTCATCTACTGATGGAATGTATCTTGGGTTTATCTTCCCATCAATGATGACCTTATTCTTTCTTAACTTACCCATGATGACTTGAAAGTGAGGAAGAGATATATCACACTCTTCCCTTACTTTCTTCTTAGTATCTTCACTCATAGTAACCTTATCAAGTATCTCATTATCTTTAATGACCTTGCTGAGTTCATATCTTTGCTTCACAAATGAAGTAATGACATCCATTTCTCTCTCAGTCAAGTTATGAAAAGGTTGTAAGAATTCAAACCAATATCTAAAGAACTTACCATCTACCTTGCAAGGAATCCTAACTATTGAATCCACTTGCTTAGCCATAGTTTATTCTCCTTCCTTTACTTCTTCCTCAGGTTCCTGTTCAGGTTGAGTCATTAGTACTTCAAATTCTGCACCACACTTCTGCTTGAACTCCTCTGAGATATAAGGTGTAGTAGAAGTAATTACTGTCCATAGCCACTTCAATCTTTCATAGAAGTTAGCAAGATTAGCTTCTTGTAAAGCCTGACTTAACTTCTGATTCTGCATATATAACTGTCTGCTTTGTTCAGACAACTGATGTGCAGTATTCTCCAGTTCTTCATAACTTAGCTTTCTCACTTCTGGAGTATCTTTGCCACCCTTTACAACTTTCATTTTATTCTTCTCTTCCATTTTATTTTTCTATTAGATAATTTCCACCATACTTTTGCCCATACATTTTCTCCCATTCATGTATGTGTGCCTCACCAGTCTCAGTTCCACCACATTTGTCACAGTAATCTATGCCATCTAAATTCATTATTGCTAATGAAAGACAATGTTTACAATATACAACTGGTATATTATTATATTCTTCTTTGGGAGTCTCAAGCTCAAACTGCTTGACTTCTGTACTTAAGTTCTCCATAAATCTTCTCTTTAGTAATCTGTAACTCCCTACCAGAGGTCCTCTTTCTATTATTGAAAGGTCTCTTTGGAACTTCCTCTCCCCAAGATGTTACATGACCTTTACTGATAGCTCTTCTAATACTCTTGTATTTACCAACAGCACTATAAATAGCAAGATGTAACATCATCTTAGGTTCATTGTACTGAGGTTCTTTTGTCTTCTTCTCTTCCATAATGCCAGTTATTTTTACTTATAAAATACTAAATAAATCTGTCCTCCTAAAGGAAACATATTTACTATATCTTCTCTTTTAATTTCAAGCTCTTGAGCTTGCTTGATTACTTCTCTAACTGTAGAGCCTATAATACAAGTGATTAATGTCTTCTCCTCTTTCATATTATTCACTTTAATTTAGTTGCGAAGGGAAGACTCGAACTTCCAACACAGTATTACTGCTTCTTGTGGTTATGAGCCACACATGTTGCCATTACACTACCTCGCGATTTATAGAGCAGGTGAAGAGAATCGAACTCTAACCAGAAGATTGGAAATCTCCTATACTAACCTTTATACGACACCTGCATTTCTTTCTTTATAGTGTAAATCTCTATGGCAGTTAGCACATAGGACTATACACTTCTTTAATTCTTCTTGTAATCTCCTTGGAGATTCAATAAGTTTTGCTATTTCCCCTTCTTTCTCCTCAGGATTTATATGATGAAAATCCAAACACCAAGGTCTATTTTCACCACATATTACACACTTTAGGGTGCTTTTAAACTCTTCTAATTCTTTAGTCTTCTTTCTTTTATAGGCTGCTGCCTTTTCTTTATAATACTCTTTATGGAGTCTATAATGTTCATCTCTATACCTCTTTCTACAAGACTTACAATCAGAAGCATGACCATCTTTTCTGGTCTTATTTAAAGCAAATTCACTTAATGGCTTTTCTATTCCACATTTACTACAAACTTTACTTTCCATAGAGTAGATAAACAGATTTGAACTGTCCCCTTGACATTGGCAATGTCATGTGCTAACCACTAACACCATACCTACAAGTTGAGGGAATGCCCAGAATTGAACTGAGAAATCTGCTTTACAAGAGCAGTGTTTTACCATTAAACTACAAACCCATTATGGTAGCTCAAGAGGGGGTCGAACCCTCACTTTTACAGGGCTTAAACCTGTTGTGTCTACCAAGTTGCACCACTGAGCCATTTAATCCATTGCACCTCTTCTACATAAATCAAACAAGTATCTATACTTGTGAAGATTGGTGATGAAGGCTTCACACTCACTTCTAACTCCAGCAAAGTCAGAAGACTGAGGTAACTTAGAATAAAAAGTATCAGTTCTACTTATCAAGTTATCAATTGCTTCATGAGGACAAGTGAAATCAAAGTTAGTTCCTTTAAGGAAGTTTGGTTCAAATTGTCCTTGAATACCTTGAACTTCTTCTGCAAGAATGTCTTGATAATCAGATATTTTATCAATAAGTTCATCAACCCTTACATGGATTGAATTGCTATATGCTGACCAATGAAGATTCTTAAACTTAGTCTTGAATCCTTCAAGTACACAAAGAAAGTCTTTAAATTGATTTCCTTCATGTGAAGGAGATTCATATTCAAAACCTTCTAATAGATTGTCTCCAAATGTATCTATCATGTTGTTTTAATTTGATGTTACAAAGATATGTATTATAATTTATATATGCAAGTAAATCTGCATATTTTTTTTGTACCCCCTAAGAGACTCGAACTCTTACACTACTATTACTTCGCACTGGAGCCTAAATCCAGAGTGTCTACCAAATTCCACCAAAGGGGCATTATAAATTATGGAGACTCTAAGAATTGAACTTAAGCCTATAGTTTTTCAGACTATCGTGCAAATAACCACCTACACCAAATCTCCATTATTTGGAAGCCTGCATGTAACTACAGACTATTACTCTTCCCTGACAAGGAGAAGAAACCAAAGTGGGCACAGAGAGACTCGAACTCCCCTACTCCAAAGTCCATTACATCAATTTGATAAAGGAGGGCAGATTTACAGTCTGCTGATGTTATGTACCCATTATATTTGTTCCCCCATGAGGAATTGAACCTCACCTCATAGATTAAAAGTCTATTGCCTACACCTGTCTGCTATAGGGGAATATGTACCTCCACTAAGAATCGAACTTAGAATCTTCTCCTTAAGAGGGAGCAGCTTTAACCATTCAGCTATAGAGGCATTTAATTGTACTGAGGGTAGGATTTGAACCCACTATCTTATGGATATAAGCCATCTGCATTTACCACTTGTGCTACCTCAGCATATTGGGGTGTTAGATGGGATTTGAACCCATACCCTCCTGATTCACAGTCAGGACTTCTGACCAATTAAAATACTAACACAGTTCTGATAATAGGACTTGAACCTATAACTACTGCCTTATGAGAGCAGCCTTCTACCTATTGAAGTATATCAGAATATAAGTTGGTACACACAGAATTGAACTGTGATTGCATCCTTATCAGAGATGTTTCCTAACCTTTAGAAGATGTACCAATTTAAGCATATCCTAATAGAATCGAACTACTACCTTTGCTTTTGGAGAGCAACATTCTACCATTAAACTAAGGATACATATTAAGTACTATAATGACCTAATGTATCATTACCCATACCCTTGAATAGTACATGAGATTCATAGTTCACTATATCTTTCTCACTTGTTTCAAACTCTAATGTACACAATAAAGTCTTTTCATCAAACTTCTTTTTCTTTTCTGTGAGTTTCTTTTCTAACTCTCTCACAACTTCTCTTGCACTATAGAGTTCCTCTTCAAGAGATAATAATTCATTATAATTATTCTTAATCTCTTCCTGAGCATTCTCACTCATCATTTCAGGATATTTAAAGTGAACTGCTTTCACCTTACTTCTATCCTCAACAATCATTTTACTTCTAATCTCTTTCATGACTTCTACTTTAAATCTGCGGGAAGTATAGGACTCGAACCTATAGCCTCGTGGTTAACAGCCACTTGCTCCACCATTGAGCTAACAACCCATTAGATAGACACCATTCAACCAATATATCTACAGCATATATTGATTTACTGTTAACTGTAGTAGTGTCTAAATGTTGCTCCTATTAGAATCGAACTAATGACCTTCACTGTGTAAAAGTGCTATTCTAAACCACTGAACTAAGGAGCAGTGTAGGGCACTTAAGGTGTGCCCAATACCTGTAAAAAAAAAAACAAACATTATGAAAACATGAAACAGTGGATACATGTGGGACTTGAACCCCAACTTCACAGTGCAAATGTGATGTGTTAGCCAATTACACTACATGACCCATGCTGGAGTTTATTTTTATTTGGTTACAACTCCTTAACTTCCATTCTTAGCTCTCTCTGTGAAAACTAATAGTATAGTAGAGAAGACTCGAACTTCCATCCTCTGCATCCCAAATGCAGTGCCCCACCCATTAGGCTACTACTATATTTTGTACAGCACCATTAGTGTAGAGCCTGCTGTACTATGACTCCCTATAATCATTAACTTAAAAGAGCTTAAGTATTAAGCTATTAATTATAAACTCCATTTGGGCTACCAATGTATGTGTGCTACTTCTACTCAGAGAAGCCATACTCTGGAAGAAGCCTGAGTACTAATGCGGAGGATATAGGATTTGAACCTATACATCCTTTCAGACTACTCACTGTTTAGCAAACAGTTCCCTTACCATTAGGGTTAATCCTCCAATTTAACATATAAACCACAATGGCATTTATCATTTTCCCTATAGTCACTACAGGGACATTTCTTATCCTCTCCTGTATTATGACAGGGACACTCACCATTATTAATCTCACATCTTTTCAAGATAGCATTCACTATCTTATCATTAGGATTAAGAATCCAACCTTGTTTTCTAAATATCTGTACCATAATGCGGAGAAATGAGGTCCCGACCCCCAGCCAAATAAATGACCAATCTGTTTTCAAGACAGTTCCCAGTCCCACTGAGTTATCTCTCCATTTGCCTCTCCAACTCTTTGGCAGAGGACTTAGTTCAGGGCAGTCTATGAGGGAATTGAACCCTGTTCTCTGCATTGACAGTGCAGCACTTTAACCATTAAGCTACATAGACTATTCATACAGTAGGCAGTGGAGTTAACACTCATTTAAGTAATAGTTAAATCTGTTGGATAACTAAGACCCTACTGTAATGTAATGGGTAGGGGATTTGAACCCCTAATGACTGCCTTGAAAGGGCAGTGACTTAACCAATTTGTCCAACCCACCATTTTGACTATCCTATCTTCACAGACCAGATAGTCCACTCTTTAAAAATCATGAAACAAAAAAAAAATCCACCTTCAAAAGTACCCCCTGATAGAATCGAACTATCATTCTAAGTTTAGAAGACTCATGTACTATCCATTGTACTAAGAGGGCATAATAGTTGTTCCAGCAGGAATTGAACCTACATTACTTGAGCCAAAATCAGGTGTAATAACCATTATACTATGGAACAATGTTCTTATCTTCTAATCATGATGCAAAGATAAGTCAAATATTTGAGATATGCAAATCTTTCACTAATTATTTTCAAGATAATATGAAAATACTCCAGAAGTGAATTAGAATAATAAGGTGGAAGAGGGTAATCAATAAAGAATTACCCCACTTTCTCAACCAATTTATCTGCCCATTTCTCTGTGTAGAAGCTATAATAATTAGGTCTATACCCCATCTTTCTTACAATCCCACAATATAAATTATGTAAGACTGAGGGGATAACTATCACTGGAATATACAACCATCCTAATAACTGAGACTGGTATGAGTGACCTAATTCATGCTTCAAAGACTTATCAGTAGAATTAGGAAGAGCAAAGATATAATCACCTAATGAAAAACTTGATGCAATATAATTGCTGTAAATTACATGCCTTCTATAGTATTCCTTGCCATAATAACACAAATATCCTAAGCAACTATAGACCAAGAATGCTATATAATTCTGCGGGAATTGCCACAACCAAAGTAAGAAGTTACTTAACCATTTCATACCTTATATCTCTTTACATCCAACATTCTTGAACTAACTCCTTGTGCATAGTATCTCCTATCATTGTTATTTACTGATACACAGATAGCACCTTCACACTTAACAATGTTTACATTCTTAATAACTTCTTCAATAATTCTTTTCATATATTTGTTCTTTAAAGTGTATAACAATCCCTTAAGCAGATTGGTTCTCTGCCAGAGTAAAGTTTCCAGTACCCCTACCATGACACTTCATTACAGGCGGTTAATCCCCAAGAGCACTTTACCCTCAACCTTTTCTCATATACATAGGTGTGCTACTGTAACTTATAATCAAGGCATTTCTTAGCAGGATTTTCACCTCATCCACAGGCATACCAGCCTTTATATTAAGCTCCCTATTTATGGGAGAAGTGTGGATTACTACCCTGTCAGCTCCAAAGCCTGAACTTCTGTAAGGGACTTCTTTGGAGGAGAAATTAGATGTATAGTTCTAATTCTGGTGCAAACATACAAAAAATAAATGACATATCCAAATCTGGGACTATTATTTATGAAAGTTTAACTATTGACTATATAATATGCTGTTCTTTTAAGGCTTTTAAACATCTTGCAGTCCATTCTACTAATGGTTCATCATTATCACAACTCATATATTGTCCAGTTTGGAATATAGAATGTATTATTTCATGTAGGACAGTAAGTTCAATTTCATCCTTTGAAAGTTTACTACCATCAGGCTTTTTTGTGCTAATAGTTATTACCCTTGAAGGACTCTCTGTTTCTCCAAATACCACCTATCATTTTCACCAACTACTTCATCTACAAACTGTATTCTCCAAGTACTCCCAAATAAATTATAACTCTTCTCTTTCATACCTTTAATTTTTGGTCAAAGATAAGTATATAGTAGATACTATCCAAATAATTTAATTTTTTTTTTTTAATTTTTTTTTTTTGATTCATAGTCATGAGCAGTATATACACCAACCCCACCTCCCCCATCACTTAGCCAGTGGGGTCCTACCCCCTATGGTTAAACAATTTATTCATTAACAATTTAACATTTAAGTATTATGGACAATCAGTTAAAATTCCGTGAGACCCTGACAGTTGAACAGTTTAAAGCAGCTCAACATGTAGACAAGATTCAAGTGAAACAG